TGCATTAATTTTATCCCGCATAAAAAAAAAAAAAGCCCCATAAAGTTAAAGCACCTATATGGGTAACTTTTTACTTCAGATATCACATATAAGAAACAATCTTTTCTTATAGGAGGTAATGAGAGATGAAAGAATTAAACATCGAATTTATTCTAATGAATGACTACAGTGGTAAGGGTTCTACTACTGAAGAAGCTATTGAAGACTACAAAAAAGGTAAGACAGAGTTTCTTGCTTATCATACTGAAGATGGTAAGACTAATTTAGTTATAGCTAATCAATTACAATACTTATTTGTAACTGATCTTACTATCGAAGAAGTTAATAAGCAATTCTCCACGTTATTAAAACTATCAATCAATACTGTATTTGATGAAGTAGTTGAAATCACTTCGCCATACTTTGAGGTGACTAATGATAAGCTAGTAGCATATGTGTATGTAAATGGTAGATTTAGAGTATTGATTCTTGATGCTGCTAATGTAACCAATATCGTAATGGAACCATATGCTGAAAATGCTAACCCTATGGAACTAACAAATCCAAAATTTATTAAGAAAACTATGGTTGAATTAATTGCTGCTACAGATGAGTCTATGACACAAGAAGACTTAGTACAAGGTGTTATGGCTAGAGTTAGATACGGATATAATGGAATCGTATTATTCGGAGACATGTTCTTCAATAATAGATATCAGCTAGTTAGTAAAGAGTTAGTTGATTTATTCAAGAAAGCTCTTATGGATATAGTTAATCCACCAGAAGAAGAACCTATCCAGACTAACAATGATCCAGTAGAAGAGCCTACTGAAGAAAATCATGTACATTGTAGATGGTCCTATGAGGATCCAGAAAGTGAAACAATTAACGCAGAAGATTTAGATAATTCCGAAGACTAATACATTTAATAGCACACTGGGCACTTATGGCTCAGTGTGCTTAATAACCCCCTCAGAAATGATAAATGAACTTAATTTATAGATGTATATTATAGCTGTGATATTGAACAGCTATTCTTTTGGCTGATGTTTTTATTTCCATTAAGAAAGGAGAAAGTCTATGGATAAGTTCAGTATTGATAGTTATTATATGCCCCATGGACAGATGGGAGTACAAACTATCACAAGAGAAGAGTATGAAGCCTCACCTAGCATGGGTGAACAGTTCATATCCATTTCAAAAGTAGAGGGGAACCCTCATGTGTTTAAAGAAACAAAAGGAGAAAGTAAAATGTATTTCGATGCGTTGCGGACACGCAACAGACAACAACAGGCACAACCTATGTCTGTGCAACAAGTACCTACACCAACTGTAGATACAACAAGCTTCCAGTGTGAAGTAATCACCAATAAGATTGAAGCTCTCAAAACAAAGAATAGAGAGCTAATGAAACATGGAGAGAAGTATATACAAACAATCTTTGATAATGCAGACAAGATTGAAGATCTTAAGAAAGAGTTAGCTGCACTCAAAGGGGAAGTATATAAAACAAAATCGATGTTCATCTCATTGGCAGGTGAGGCAAAAGAAGAAGAAGTGGTTATCGAACCACCTAAACCTGTGGAACAACCACAACAACAACAGGTGCAACCTAATATTGCTAACCCAAGCAATTTTACACCTGAAGAGCTAGCATTCATTAACGAGAATGCAGAAGCTTTCAATCAGTTGACTAATCAAATGCTTCAAATGCAAGCTCAAGGTCAACATGTTCCATCTCTAGGAGAGATGATGAATGGTGGTCACCAAGTACAACACCAACACAGTCAAAACTGTGGATGTGGGCATGATCACCACCACCAACCTGTACAACAACCAATGCCACAGCAACAAGCAACTCAACCTCAAGGAAGAATGTCTTGGGCTGATATGGCACAAATGGTAAACCAAGATATAGCAGATAAACAAATGCAATGTCAACAACCACAGCCTGTAATGCAACAAGTTCAAACAGTTCCAGCAGGTGTATGGTATGGTATGCAACAACAAGTGCAACAACCGCAATGGCAACAGCCAATACAACAAATGCAAATGACTCAACCACAAATGCAACACCAACAACCTATGCCACAACAACAAGCACCTCAGCAACAAGGAAGAATGTCTTGGGGTGATATGGCACAAATGGTAAATCAAAGTATAGCAGATAAGCAAATGCAAGATAGAGGCGTTGACCCTAATGTGCATTTTGACTTCCAAGATGCTGTACCACTATACAAAATCTATGAGGCTCAAGCACAACATGATGCTATGATGGCTCAACAAATGCAAATGCAATACCCACAACCTCAACCACAAGTAGCAATGTCTCAAAATATGGCTATGGGTAATGCACCAAGATTTGATTTCGAAACAGCAGTTCCATTGGATTATGGGTTTAATAATCAACCACCGATGAGTGGTATGAATACATTTATCCCACCAACTGCTAGTAGAATGCAACCAGACGCAAGTGGTTGGCATAGACCACTAGGCAACTACAGTAAAAAACAAAAACGTACATTAGCTGAAATTGCAGCAAACCGTGGTGTAACTGAAGAGTCTTTAAAGACTCCTACACAAATGACTTGGCAAGAAGCAGCTCGAGCTGAAGCTATTGCTGCTACACCAATAGTTCTTAATAGACTTCAACAGATAGCACATGAGAAAGGATACAAGGATATTCAGACTCTAATTACTGCTGGTGAAGTTGACTTTGATGCTATACTTGAACAGGTAGCACAAGAAATGACTGACAAGGTGTATAGTGAATTACAATCTACACCTAAAGATGACAGTCTACATTTAGCAGATATGCTCCCTGATGTATATGATGCTAAGAAATGGTTAGGTTTTGCTAACCGCCCAGAAGAAATTGAAAATGATATCCATATCAGAAATATGTATATCAATCGTCTTAATGATATGGTATGTGGTATTCCTCATAACGTACCATGGAAACCAGAAAACACATATGACGATGTATTATCATTTCTGAATGCATATCCAGATCGTGCTGATTTGGAACAAGAATTCGTATTAGAATTATACGAAGACTTGTTATTATCTCGTGGTCAAGACCCTACTGAGGGTGTATTCCCACAACTCCCTAAAGGACAACGTATTATTAGTAGTCCACACCGTACATATTTCCATGGTGCTGGTCTACCTAATATTACATCTAATACTACATCTGCTGCTCAACAGCAACTAGGTATGCAATACCAAGGACAGATGGTAGATGCACAAATGTTGGCATATGAAGACCAACGTCGTAACTGGGAGATGATGACTACAGTTGGTGGTCATCCATTAGCAGGTTATCCTGTAAATCCTAACTGGCAAGTTATGGTAACACCTAAAGACTCCAGTTGTCTTAATATCTTAGTGGATAAATTCTATGTTCCTGTATACGATGTAGGATATATGGAAGCTCCACCTAATGATAAAGCTATTGCTGATATGCTTAATAATCCTAATCTTACTCCAGAGCAACGTGACTCTAAAGTTAAAGAAATCAATGATTATAAAGCAAGATACAGTGAGTGGATTAAACGCTATAACTGGGAACAAAATAAACAAGCTTTGTTTGATAAGTTACAGTTATTAGTAGATAAGAGAGGAATCTATGTTAAGCAAGTAAACAGTGCAAGATATGACCAAGATACTTATAATCTATTAATGGATAGTATCGGATCTTGTGACCGTGGTATTGCTAAGATGCAATCAGAATTACCAACACCAAGGCCAGAAGACCCTGCTTGGTGTGATGAGCAAAACTTATTGTATGCCAACTATTTGATCGAACAATACAACCAACGTCGTGAAGAATTTGAACGTCGTGCATTGCGTAGATCTTGGCAAGCTCGAGGTAATAGATTGGGATGGACATTCCCAATGGACGAAGTTAAAGCACAAGTACAGCAAAATGATATGCTTAAGCATTTCATTCCTAATACTAATGTATTAACTCCAGCAGAAGCATATCTCTTCAATAAAGAATCTGCACGATTCGCTAAAGAAGAGTACGAATCTAAACATGAGAACGCTCGTAAGTTCCATGAAGATAAAATGGCTTGGTGGAAAAGTATGTGGGTAGCATCTTATATGGTAACAAACCAAGTTAATAATGAAGAAGCTTCTAAAGTATATGATGAAGAAGATCCATATGGTTTGATTCATCAATATATCTATGACCCAAGACTCCAAACAGAATCTTCAAGAAAGCTTCGTAAAATGGAAGATTGGGAATATCCTGATTGGGATATGTTAACACAAAAACGTCGTATTGATTTCAATGAAAAAGAGTTACGACTTTATAACTGGCGTATGAAGAACCAACGTTTCCGTGATGCGGTTATTCCTGTACGTCCAGCACCTGAATGGTCTGCATTCCAAGGAAGAAATGGTCAACCTATTATGATGGCTACGAACTTCTATCCATGGGCTACAGCATTCAGTAACTATAAAGCTACAGGAGATAAAGAAGTCGACAATAAGAACTTCGAAGCATGTATAGCTAGAGCAGAAATGCTAGAAAAAGCTCACCGTAGACCAACTGACTTATCTGAAGATGCTGGGTATTATAAACGTGCCCCATTCCAAGAAGCATTAAGCAGTTATAAACACAAGACTCGTATCGGTCAAGTATCTGACTTACTTGAAGAATATGAAGATGATGAGCAATTTAAAGATATGATGAATAATTATATCTACTTAGAAGAAACTGGCAAGCTAGCTGGATATGATTATAATAAAGATAGAGTCAACTTTGAGAACTCTATTCTAGAACAATTCCTAGCTGTTGGTCAAAACTTACCTAAAGGGTCTTGTCTAAAAGATCCTGAATTTGATACTTACAATGGTAAATCTATGGACTCTATTGCTAAGCATCAAGTCGAACTAAATATGCAAGCTAACGATGCAATCAAAGCATATCTATCTCCAGAATTAGGAGGCACATATGATAGTAGCAAGCACATTAGCTGATGATGTAAGACTCAATCTGACAAATAGTAATGTAGACGTAAGAAAAATTCATCTAAATGCCATGTATAGGTCATTAGCTTATACAGTACCATTAGAGAGAGCTTTCGATGATCTACAAGGGCCTATGGTTGAGGACTTATTCGATGCAGAAACTATTAAGTCGATTAAAATGACAGTGACTAATCCTAAGATCAAGTTCTTTAAAGATAAGTTTAGAATCTTAGCAGGAATACTAAACCCACTCGGTTATATACTAGCACATGCTGGTACTAACCGTGTAGTATTCCAACCACAGTTTGATGATTCTTTCGTAGTTAAGATTGGTTTAGATATTGCTGGACGAACTAATAATCCGAATGAGATTGTTAACCAGAAATATCTTAAACCATTCGTATGTAAGTGCTTTGATACCACGGATGATGGTGTTATAGGTACTTTCGAACGTGTAGTTCCTATAGAGAATTTATACCAACTATGGTCAGTACGTGAAGATATCTTTGATATTATGCGTGCAATAACTAAAAGATTTATAATTGACGATTTTGGTACCGAAGCTTTTAAGAACTGGGGAGTTCGTAAAGGTTTTGGTCCAGTATTACTAGACTATGCTGATATGTATATTCTAGATAAAGATACGGCATATTGTCGTAAACCTATAGACTGGCATAGCACTGCAGTGTGTGGTGGAGAGCTAGGCTACACTCCTGGATATAATAAGATTATGTGTAAGAAGTGTGGCGGTATAGGTAAAGCCAAACAATACAAAGGAAAAGAAAAATTATCCGTTTATGTTCCATCTAGGGGGATTGACATGGGAATCAAATGTACTATTAAAGTTGGTGGTAAAACTGTATTCAGTACTGAAGAAGGTTTCACTAACCAAATCAATGAAAGTAAAGAAGAATTCGTAGCTCCACATGAGGTAGTTCTTAATGATTATCGTCAAGCTATTGATGATATGAAAACTGAGACTGAAAAAGTAAGAGAGCATAACGATGAATACTTAAAAGCTCTTCTTAAAGAAAGAGAAGAACGTGAAGCACTTAAAGCTGAAGAAGAAAAGAAAAAGAATGATGCTAAGGTACGCATCATTGTTACAGCTAATGGTGTAAAAGTAATTCGACCAGAAGATAAGAAAGAAGAGCCAGTTATTGAGAAACCAATCAAATTGATTACTCATGATGGTAAACCAGTAAATGTAGTTGATACTACAAATGGTAAAATCTATGACTTTACTGAACCTGTAGAAACTAAACAGGAAGAAAACACTAAAGTAGAGTCTAAAGAGATTGAAAACAAGGAGACTGAAGAAGATATGAATGCTAAAATGCTAATGAATATGCCAGACATCAAATATTTCAAGCAAGTATTACAAGATCGTATTAACGATTTCATGAGTGAAATTGAAACTTATGATGATACAGAACTTAAAGACTTAGTTAAGAAGCTAAATGAAGTCAAAGGTAAGAGTGAGCTAAACAAACCAATGTTGCTTACAGAAATCCTACCTGACTTCTTATGTATTGATCTTGAAAAAGATGGATTTAAAGAATTAGATGGTCCCGTAATGTATACTGTACGTGTAAACTCTTTGAAACTATATGACACAATCAAAGAAGATATTGAACGTTTAATCAAAGACATCGAGGATGTACGTATCGAACGTGAAGCAGAAGCTCAAGAGTCTCGTGTAGTTAGCAATAAGGCTGGTAAACACAAAAAAGTAAAATATAGTAATAAGAAGTTTGATGCAAACTTCTAGTTAGGAGGTTTCAATGAATTATGCACCACAAGCTCCAAGTCCGTTTGTTATAACAAATTCTACTATCATGGTAGATAACTTATTAGCTAGTGGACGTCCCTCAAGGGTTATTGCAATTACAGATGAACCTATGGATGGTGGCGGGATATTAACTATCCCAGCCTATCTTCCACCATTTGAACTGATAGCAGAATACTTAGATGCACAAGAACGTTACAATGGTAATGTAGCAGACCAAGTATTTAGAGACCAATATATGGCATACTTGCAATCTAATAACACTGTCGTTTTGAACAGTGCATTGCTTGTAGCTACAGGTTTACTTACAGGTAAACAAATACTACTATATTTTCCTAAGGACGAATGGGATAGTTTTAATCTAATCCCTGAAGTCTTATTGGCATTCTTCCAAGAGAAGCTCCAAAGTAAAGTTCCGATTGAGAATATGAACTTGGGTTACTCTGATGATGCTTATGCTATTTACCCTGATATGGGTGCTGGTTTTGATGCATTGATTTGGTTACAGCAAAGCAATAATATTTCCTATGAGAACTTTATTGCTTTATTCAATAGAGCCCAAGCATCTCAAGCATTCATTCAAAATGTCTTGTACAACCAACAACCAATGCTTATGGCTAGATATGGTGATAGACTATCTTTCGAAGATGCTAACCGTATTGCTAAAGCCACATATGAAGCATCTCTACGTGGTACAAGACCATCTATGTTTGTAAGGAGTTAAGATTATGAAACTAATCTTTACAGACACAATCACTTCTAGATTATATGAAGATCTCTTTAAGTTAAAAGAAGATATCCATATAACTAGACTAGAGTCTCTTGAAGGTGTAGCTGAGATTATATATGCATTACGTAATTATGATCCAGCTACAAAGGACTATGATTTCATGTTTGGTGATAGTGTAATGAATCAATCTCAAAAAGCTTTTAAAGAGTTATTTGAAATTGCTACATGTGTCATCAATAATAACACAGCTATCATAGTCGTTGATATGTATAACGATTGGTTATACAATATTGCTGAAGTAATAGGAGACTTCTTTAAAGAAGAATGGGGTATTGAACCAATCTATATTCGAGATGTAACAGATCAAAAACTGTTACAAGAATATGACTATTTTGAGTCAGCAGAAAACTTAGACTTCTCAAGCATCAATCAATCGTCTGGTCTATACGCTCAAATATTACAACAAATAGCAGAGCATAAACCTCTAAGAGGTATGCCATCTACATATGGTGTACAAGTAAGGAGTATGTTTACTAATGAGCTTGTATGATGAGGTATTAGCCAGACGAGACTATGTATCAGATATAAGAATGGTAATCGATAGTAATATCGTGGAGTACGATATTGAGAAAGCCAATCTTAATATACTATACAAGTATGGAAAGATTGATGATAAGACATATGATATGGTTTATCATATGGATAGGTACAATAGACAATACTTTATGGGGAATTTCATACGAGATAACCATCTCAGTTCTACCTTAGCTGAGGGGATTAAGAAGGCCAAGTTAGCCTTTCTCGAGAAAAATGAAGTTCCCTTAGTATCCCTACTGGAGATACGTAATGATGCGTTATTTATCATAAATCCTAGTATATTATACCCAGAACTTGATGGCATAACTTTCAAGGCAAAGTCTATATACTATGATTACTTAGAGCTAAATAATATGAGTATCTTCTTCACTAGAGATATGCTTATGACATATTTCGAAGTTAAGGGTATGCCTAATAGGGTTGTGGATTTACACATCCCATATTTATTGAAGTCTTTTGATAATATGATCAATGTTTATAAGAGAGATAAGCGTAATGCTATTAAACAGCTCCATGGATTATATAATGATTATATTGAACGTAAATTGGATATAGGGTATTATAGACCATTCAATATATTCTCTCAGTATGAGTTTAGAACTAGTTGTAGCCAATTCAATCTAAACTATGTACCTGAGCAATATAAGAATGCAATTGATATTTCATTCAATGAAAGAATCTTAAGAGAGTTTCATTCATTACTTCTTCAAGATACATTATAGACAAAAGATATCCCCATATAGGCATTGCCTATATGGGGAATTTTGTTTTTTTTATAGTAAAAGTTAATACTTACGATTGTATACTATAATTGTGTATGGTAGATACAGCCACTCAGAATAGCTGTATCTAAATATAACCATACACTTGTAGACTTATAGTCTACGGGCCGAAAGGAGGTGACTCCCATGAACGGTCGAGGATGCGTAGGTAACTACGCTAATCAACTAGCAGAAAGATCTGCCAATCTAGATTGGCAGATTAGAACTGCGATGAACCTTGTGGCTGATCGTTATGCTGACATAAACAACGTCAGTCATCACGAAGCCATAATGGCTTTTAGATTCCTTAAAACACAAGGAATCAATCCACCTATAACTGAAAATCATTTATAGGTGATTAATATACATGGGTAGGTGTTCGCTCATCTACCCATGTATTATTTTTTTTGTAATAATAACACGGTTGCAGGGAGAGTAGTCTGCAACCGTGTCACTATAAGGAGAGTAATTAGTTGACTACGTAATATCAACTAACCATGAAAGAATTTATAGGATGATTATCCTATGAGTGAATGTAATAGAAGAAGTGGATGGGTTCCATCTTCTATTACAATCTTTGTTATATTAGTTATTAATAATAAATTTGGTAAGTGATATCGATACCTTTGTTGAGTTCGATTAATTGTTCATTAGGGAAGTTCAATTTAGTCAAAGGACGGATATCTTGGTAATGCATTACACCATCGATTTCTTTACGCCAAGCATAGCATAAGGAGATAGTATTGATACGTGCTTCATTAAGACCTACAGTATTAACGAAGAATTCACGGCATTCATCTTCAGTAATTTTAAGATGGATTTCTACTACAGTTTCTACATCTAAGTTTTTATTAGTATTGTAGATCTTAGCATCGATAGGAGTACCATCTTCGAAACGACGAATCAGTACAGGTTCAGTTTCGAATGTTTTGAAGTAATAAGCAACACGGTTACCAATTACTTTACGACCATGGTAAGTCATTTTCTTAGCATCACTGATATCTTCAGTTACTAATGGATAACGGAAAGGAACCAATGCTTCAGGAGTAATCCATTTAGCATAGTTAACTTCACGTACTTGAGAGTTTTCACGACCACAACCATCAGTACCCACACAGAATAACATAACTTTTTCTGCTTCTGCTGGAACTTCGAATACACTGTTTTCTAATCCTAGTTCAGTATTATAGGAAGGAGTGATTTCAGTAGTTGGTGCAAATCCGAAATGTGCTCGAGCTGTGAATTCAGCACCAGGTAAAACAATTTTATTTTTGCCACGGAATAATACTTTATCAGTACCCAAGGCTCTAATTACAATATCAGTATCACGGTATGCATGAGAACGAATAGATGCTTTCTCTTCAGTACCGTTAAACTCGTTAAAAATGAGTTCTTTAGTATTGGACATGTCGACCTCCATAAATATATTTATCGTTATTTAAGCTTAAACTTTATAACTATGTTAAACTAGGCTTTATAGAACGGGTTAAGCCACATATGGTCATGAGCCCTTGCTGTATCTTTAACTTTGAAGTGTACATTGCTTCCCATAGTGTCATAAATGAATAAAGAGTTGATGTGATCATCAAGCATCAATTTGACATCTAGGTTAAGTTTATCGTGTACACCATCTAAACCATCAATCTCATCTATCAATGGTTTCAATACAATGTATTTAATGATATCCTTAGGGAGAATATCATACATATCAGCAAGAATAAGAGTCTTATACCACCAGTTACGTAAGTACATCTTATCACAGAAATGTACAGCATCTTTAGCTAAAGACTTGATATGTGTATTTACTATACCATCAACTATATCAATACTGTCATCATCTTTAATCTTACAGATATACCAGATATCATCTATAGCTCTAATAGTTTCAAATAGTCTACTATCAAATTTATAGATGGTATTAATACCCATGACTTCGATCTTATAAGATTTAAAGAAGTTAATGACTTTAGCTACGTATTGTTTAATAAAGTCTAAGCCAACACCAGGGAATGAGTTAAATAAGTATTGGTACTCATTACTATTAAAGTATCGCTCTACATACTTGGTTATATCAATACAAGTATTGATGATACGTTTTCTTTTTTCTGTAAGATCACCTATATTACGGATACTATCAATAAGACCAGATAAGTCTCTATCTCTATAAGTCAAGAAATTATAGTAAGACTTATTAGGCTCTTTACCCCTATCGGCTTCAAATGGCATCTTGAAGAAGTCATTATTGTATTTGATTTGCATTAATGCTTCATATGTCTTCTTATATGCATTATACTCACGATAGTTATTTGCATCTTTCATATGAGTAAGAAGACTATTACGTAAAGCCAAGTTATTATTAAAGATTTTTAATAATTGTTTAGCTGAAGTCAATGGAGTCTTATAAGATTCAAACTTATCAGCACCAGTATAATCTAAGTCTTTATAGTATCTGGGACCACGAAGCATCTTTTGTAGTACACCTAGGTCTGCATCGAAGTTAAAGCCCATAATATACATAATCTTTTCAGGGTCTTGCATGATATCATCTTCAAGATTATAGTATTCATACATTAGAGAGAATAGTGTACACATAATATCACTAAGTCTAAACATCTTAAACTCACGGATAGATGGTACTTGTAACATAAGCCTGTCTTCTAGTTTAACTTTATCGAATAATAAGTTAAAGAAGTAAGGCATATCAAATGCAATCTTAGTCATAGACATTACAGAATCGATAGTAATATACTTTGTACGTACATAGTTAAACTCTTTATCAAGAATCTCTCTATATACATCTTCTTTATCCATTTCGCCAGTCCATAACCCATCACCCTCGGTCATTTTATCGTAAGGAATATGGTTATTTTTATCTTTGATATACTTATCACCAGATTCGGTTAATGGAATCTTAACGAATTTCAAATCATAGTTCTTTTCATTATCTTCAACTAGTTTCTTATTAATCTTAGCATTGATATAGTTAAAGATAAACTTGATTTTAGACCCATGTTTTACCATCTTAGCTTTATCAGTTAAGAAGATTTTACCATTAATGATTTCATAGTCATTCTTAACTAGTACATACCCATCATCCATAACCATCATCATACGATTATTATTAGGAGATTCTAAATACCCATCAAATGGGAATGGGATAGTAATACCTGTAGCATCATCCGCTATATCAGCCATTACCATCTCAGATTTGATATACTTATTATACTTCCTGAATATAGTATTGTATACGAAAGTGATATTAAATCCTCTAGTAGCATCAATAACTGTACCATCAGTAAACTCAAAGATATCACCACTGATTCTATAACGTTCTGGAGATACTAGTGTGCTACCAATAGTTACAAATAACCCATTATGAGATTTCATATAGTTAAAGAATGGGAATATAATTTGGAATTTATTAGTGCCCTCAATAGGAGTGGTTATAAATTGGTCTTCTATATTAATAGAAAACTCATTCTCTGGGTAATCGTAATAGTAACATACGACATTATCAGCTATATTCAATAAGAACTTAGTATCAGTAATCTCTATACCAGTATTAGTATATCTAAATCTAGATTCTTCTAGACGTCTACCATTAACTAGTAGAATAATCTTATTCTTCTTAGGTATATATCCATCATACGGATACTCAAGAGACAATACACTTTGTTTATTATTATCAACTGCAACTGTTTTAACTTTCTTATTAGTTACAGTTTGGTCTTCTGGATATGTATATATCACTTCTATAGTAATACCCTTACGCATCAATAAGTTTTGTTTATTAATATGGAGAGTATTCTTAAGAATAGTATACTCAGTAAATGCTAATGGGTCTCCATTTACATATACTTCGATGACATTGTTATTATTTATATATCCAGCAAATGGGAAATTTAGTTCATACTTAGTTTCACCCGGTGTAGTTACAGTAATAGTTTGAGTTTCTGTATGTAATGCTACTGGTCTAGTATTAGAATATATAAAGTTAGTATTGACTACACGGTCTTTAATAAACTTATCATCATTATCTATATTAGTGATATTAAGTTTATTGTCTGCTGTCAATGTAGAGAAGTATCTATCTTTTTGGAGATATACTGACGCAGTATCAGCAAAGTATACACCATGGTCTACATAGTCTATATCTTCTGGGACTTCGGTAATGATGGTATTAGATGTATCTTTGGCTTTAGTTTGAATAGTTTTAAACTTGAACTTATATTTATCAGAATAGATGAATACGGCTATAAGTTCTCTATTGGCATTAGTATCACTAATATTCCAATCAATATCATCAGTAAAGATAATCTTAGTAAAGTCATCATTGAATCTATATCGTGTTGGGTCTATAAATGTAGAACCAACTGACAATCGTAAACCAAATCCCTTTTCAAAGTAAGTATCTTTATCTACAGGAAACTCTATAGGAACTTCTCTTGTTGAGTTATCCACTATAGTGATAAACTTAGACTCTGTTTTGATGGTATAATCATTAATATTAGCTGGAATATCTGGAGTCTTATTGCTTAAGAAGTCAAACTTAAGTGTAGTCTTACCATCAAGATAATGCTCATTTTCAAATACTATCTTATGCTCGATTACATTATACTCGGATGGTGGTATTAGTAAGTCATCAGCATACAGATGTATATAATTCCCTTTATCTAAGAACTCTGTATCGTTATTAGGGTATGGTATAGGGATATTATTCTTATCAGTTATAGGCATAGTGCTTGTGGCGGTATCCATAACTTCTTCAGTATCTAGGTAAGTTTTGTATTTATAGTTAAATACATAGTCACCAGTATCAGGATCAGACTTTCTATCTTTAAGAAGATAATATTTAAAGATTCTAATATCATCAAACCCAAATAATGAGCAGATGTCAACCATACAAGTTGGTGTAGATTTGAATTTCAATAGTTTATTAAGATTCTTAACCATAGCTATTTGATATTTCAAAGGAATCTCATCATAGTATGGTACATCATGCCATTCAAAGATATAACGAATACATCTCTCATCTAATACATCTAGTTTGATAATATGCTCTCCAGTTTCAGAGATAAGATCAATCATAGTTTGTAATAGAATAAAGATAGTAATAAAGTTAGTATAGTAATCACTATCAAATCTATAAGCTTCTGCATATACAGTTGCCATAGTATAAGCACGGTTTACTATATAACGATTCTTAAATTTATCAGATAAAACTTGTTGGTCTATACGTGGTAAGTATAATAACTCAAAGTTATCAGCTTTACGTGCAGCATATGCAGTAATACCAGATGCTATATAGTTTAGATAGGCATATGCTGGTCCAATATACCTAGAACGTAGATCGTCCATTATACCATGATCTTCTAGTATATTTAATTCAAACTCAGACATTTCATGCATAGGCTTACTAAAGTCTACACCAATATTATCTTTACGTAAATCAGCATCTACATATAAGAATGGCATACCTAATGGTGGTTTACCCATAATCATACGATAATACTCATTATATTCTACATAATGATTTACAAAGTATTCAGATGCAAACTTACGACAAGTTTCACGTTTATTTAATGGTATGAGTCGTGGATCTTTCTTAATACCCATCCAATATTCTCTACCTATTTCACAGCGAGATAAGATAAGATCATTGTATTCATAAGCATCATATGGAGCTTTACCTTCGATGGATTGAATATATAGGTCAGCATAATACATAGATGCTTCAGATTCTTTAGAATCAGCTAAGTCTTTATCTTTTACTACTGCACCTAATGCTAAGATTTTACTATAGTATACAGTATTATCTACAAAAGGCTCAGGTGAGATTGCTTTAATAATATGAGAAAGTCTCATTCTTTGTAGTTCCTCCCTTCGGAATGGAATTATTCGATTACTACTATGTACTGACCGTAATAGCCTATTTAGCCCAACATCAAGTTAATCATACCTATTTGAATAACAACAGGAGTGTTTAGAATATGAGTCAACCATTTCCGGACTTAAGCATTATTACAAGTCCAAATAATCCAGTTATAAAATCTCCTTTTGTACCATACCAATTGGAGTTCTATCAAACTAAATATTCCCTAATGGATATTGATAGATATACAAGTTTTGTAAAGAATGCTGTATCTAGATTTAGAGCATCTAGAGCTTATAAGAATTATAAGTTCTTCTTAATGAATCTAGGTATGGATAGATGCCAAATCAATAATAATATCACTATGGATATGGCTACTATTGAGATGCATCATAATATGCTAACTATCTTTGATATTGCTTTTATCATTACAGAGCATATCATTAATACTACAGGGTATATTACTTCATTTGACTTAGTACAGCATTTACGTAAAGTTCATCATGAGCATAAGGTAATGCTTGTAATGTTAAATTTAACAGCTCACCAACTTTATCATAATACAAATAATTTCTTCATTCATCCAGATATGTGTTTTGGTAACTGGGGAGCTTTCTTAGAAGAGTATAAATATGGTATCACTATTGAGATTGCCAATAAAGTTATACGCTACTTAGATGAAGCTATTAAAGTCGGTTCCACACAAGATAATGGATTGATGGAAGTTCGTGATCATTTAGTGAATTGGAGTCGATACAATGAGTACAACCTTGGAAATCAGTCTTACGGTAATACTAACTATTAGTATTATAGCTTTCTTCTTTACAGTTAGTGTAATCATTAACCGTGTTACATATTTCTATGAACAGCAAATGGCTTTCAAACGTTCTCGAATTAAGATCGATGTACGTGAAGTCGATACTATGATTGATAATATGATTCAAGAGGGTATCAATGAATTCTTAGTTATTAATAACTTAGCATTCAATGATGATAACTATATTAGAGAAGATATAGAAAAGCAAATGCGTAAATATGTATCTGATTATATTATAGCTAGAACTACTCCAGTATTCTTGGAGAAAGCTCACTATGTATATAGAAAAGAGTCTTTTACTAATATAGTGGCTAATAAGATCATTATTGGTGTAACCTTGTATGTAGCAAAAAACAATGCTGAAATGAAGAATAGATAGAAAGAACCCCATATAGACATTGTCTATATGGGGATTCATTCTGCTAATTGCTTTATCGAGGTTTACCATTGAACTGTCATCGCAGACCAATGATACTATAGTGTTATATAAAATTAAATATCTAATCTATAATTCTCATTATAGTTCTGTAGTTCTTCCTCTGACATATAGTTCTTAAGTAGCTTATCTAAAGCAAGGTCACCAACCTTGTCTTCGAATAAACCACGTACGTGATTATGGAATGTATTCAAGAAGAAGTATTTCTTATTCTTTATACATCTAATCATGAATGCTTTATATAAATCCAAGATAGCATTTGTAACACCAGTATGCTTATACGCTCGGAATAAGATACCAGTTAAACTAGAGAAAGCAAGTATATCAGAATAATCTAATTCATCAATAGCTGTAAGTATTACACTAGTGATATTATAGTCATTCTTAATATTGAACCAAGCCTGATTACAGGACTCTAGATAGATTAAGATATTAGATGCTTTGTGTTTAACACATAACCCTAATACTGTACCATCTAGCATATCTAAGTATTGCTTAGCATAGAACTTGTATAATGCTAAATCATCATCAGCAATAATAGACTCTAAGATGAGGTCTAGAGAGACCCCATCTTTAGTTAAGTCATGAATATATAATATTCTTTCTGCAGCTGAAAGATTCTTTAGTTTAGCCGAGTATTCCATTTGATTCTCCCCTTAATGTACCTATTATACTTCTACAACATCAGTCAATTTAGCAAACTCTTCTGGGAATAGTTCTGCAAATGTACCAGTATCACCAGTATAGGATGCAACTTCTTCCCAAGTCTTAGTTGTGTAGTTATAACGTTTTGTTTTATCTTTAGTAAATAAAGCTAAACGATAACGGCAAGCATTAGCACTAGTCACTAGAGGATTAGTTTCATCTACTAAGATATGAACGTACTTAGCATTATATTCACCTGTTGCTGGGGTGATGATATGATGTTTACCAGTACGGTCATAATACAAACCACCTTGCCATGCAGATACAGCACAGTTACCATCTAAGATAATTTCCATAGGAGCTTCTGGTACAGCAACTTCATCTGAAGTTACACCAGTAACTTTACCTTGTTTATCTTCTAAACGGAAAGGTACTAATGTAATATCTGTACCTTTGATAGTTTTGATGCTACGGTTATAGAAGTATGGTACGTATTTAGTATATTTACTTGGTTCTCCATATACTGTTTCACCAACAATAACTAAGTTTTCAATATCACTTAAAGAACCATCATGTGTTTTGTGTTTAAGATAAACACGATAGTCTGATTCTAAGTAGTATTGTGCTAAGACATTGTCATAAGTTGTATATGTTTTAGTATCAGCATCATATCCACGATCTGATTCAACTAATAGATGGACATCTGCATTTTGTCTGTCGATAAGATTATTCTTATAGAAATCTACGAGATGGTACATTGATGGTGTATTGATAGGATCAGGAGAGATGTTTAAGCTATAAATGCTTCTACCATCACTTGTAGTATTTTCGCTTGCCCCATCATTAACTTCACTACCATCGAATGGGAAATCTGCATCACAATATACTGCTTTAGTGAAATCCCAAGCGTATTTCTTATTAGGGATAATCATAGTATTTGTTTTATTATGGTATAAACCACTACTATCACCTAAAGCATATACCGTTTGACCATACTCAGTGTTGGCATATTTCAATGCGCTAGCATCAGTAAGTGTAACAGTATAATCTGTAGCTGTTGGGTTATAGTTCTTAAATGTATTTTGTGCTACATCATCGTTAAATTTATAATACTTATAATCTTCTTCCGTAGGAACAAGATAATCGAACCATTGTCGGTACATATAATGGAACTCTTTATCTTTATTTTCAGCCCAAGCTAGGTCACAATAATCGAAGTATTGTGTAAAATCATGGGAGACTACAGATACGCTTAATTTAACTAGATTGTCAGCTTCTTTAATCAAGAATGCTGTCATCTCTTCTGTAGGTTCTACAGCAATAAGTGTATAGTATTGGAAACTTACATCTGCAATAGTAGCATAGTCAGAAATCTTACTAATATTATTCTTAACGTATTCATTATCAGGATTCAAAGTAGAATTGATAAGATTGAATTTAGATTTCCCTTTAGGTACATAGATTTTGAATGCTGATGTTTTATTACCACCATGAATACCAATTATACCAATAGTATTTTGTCTACCATATTGGCCCATGCCAGCACGGTTACGTAGAATAAGTTCTTCGTCCATGATAATAGTATCAGTAACAACTGCTTTTACATTAGGATTACCTGATACAACAAATTGGTCACATTTGATTACTGCAGCATATGGAGACTTGCCATTGATATAGAAATCAGATGTATATTCAGGTAAAGATGCTGTTCCTTTACATTCGAAAACATCACTGGTATCTTCTATTTCAGCAGTGCTTAGCATAGTTAATTCATCTTCAGTAAGATCTGTTTTCTTTTTCAATACGATACTATCATCATTAAGATTTACTCTAAGACTATATGTAGATTCATCATTATATAAATCAGTATACTTAGGCATACGATAACAAGTATTGCATAATTGACCAAAATGACGTTTACCAAAGTTAATAGTAATATTACGTTTATCCGAAGGTGTTTGTTCCATAAAGGATTTTGTTGGCCATTGGATAAGATAGTTCTTATCGTCTGGTACTGTATATGTAGTCAATCCAGGAATAGCACCAATACTATTATGGTCAATCATTTCAGAAGAAGCAGAATACATAAAACCATTACTGATATTTACAGAGCCACCGGCTAAACCAGTAACCACATCAGCAGCTTTAATCTTTTCTTCTACTTTATTGGAGATTTTCTTTACATCATTAGCTAAACCAGCAGTGGTATTAGCAGCTGCTACCCCTGTTTCAGAGATAGCTGCTTTTACATTTTCAAGATCTTTTTTAATTTCTTTAAACCCATTTTCGATATTTTCTAAAATGAGTTCAGTAGTATTTTTTGATTCAGGCATCTAGAACCCTCCTATTAATAATAATCAAAACTATCCCCACCCTCGATATCATACTCGTTGGAGAATGTTTCATAATCTGGGTGGTTTTCTGGTTGGATTTCGTATGGAGCTATATCAGAAGTATTTTCCCAACTCATAGTATTATAGTTCCAATATTTTGATTGATCCATATTATAGAACATCATACCCATTAAACAAGCACGAATGTCTCTTACGATAGGGTCGTTTTCGTTAACTAAGAAGATAACGTATTTAGCATTCTTAAATAAACGAAGATACATACGAGAAACTTTAGAACCACGATATTTATATGGGCCGAATGTTTCTTCACCCATCTTACACCCATCAAGTTTCCAAATCATTGGTGTTACTGGTTCTTCAATTTCTGAATCTGTTTGAGTTTCATCTATATAGAATTTGCCAAATGTTTCTTCTGCTAAGACATAGTCAAATCCTAATTTTACATTAGTAAGACTAACTTCTTTGATATGTCTATTATAGAATGGTGTAATACATGGACCATCCTTATCATATCTAGTTTCACTTATATTGATTCGTTCAATTAATTCACCTTTGGTGTTTAACCATTTAATTTCACCAAATGATGCCATAGTTTGAAGATGCCAACGGTTAAGTTTAGCGTTGTTATCGATAGGTAGAGTGACTTCAATCACTTTATCTCTAAACTCGTTTTGATATTTTGGATAAAATAGATCTAAACTTCTACCAGTAATAGCCTTCTTGTCTAAATTAATCTTATAGATTTCTTTAGATGTAGCCTCGTCAGTATAGGTTGACATATTCATGAGCGTTCTATTTGTCATGTAACTAATAGGCTTATCTATAGTATATGGCTTATCTTTATAGGCAATATACACATATTTTACTAAAGCTTCATTGAAAGTTGCAGTAACGTATCTATTAGATATAGGATAGTCGCCATAGAATATACCTGTACGATTAGCACTTTGTAGATTGAGTTCCATGCTACTACCGAATATGGAGAATTCTTTTTCTTCAAGATAGCTACGTGCGTATATCGATGACTCATTAGCATTATTGCCCCAACCGAATAATGTATTACTAGGGGTTACACCAATTTTATATTGCTCTTTGAATATATCTCTAAAGCAATATTCAAACCAATGTTGAATACTCATATTTGGTGTATATGATTTCCATGTCATAGTATTATAGTCAAAATATTCACTTCTATCATAAGTTAATACGATAGCTTGTAATAATGGAAGCACACTACTGCTATTACGAAGAGATTTCATTGATACTTTAGACTTATCTACAAGAATTCTGAATGTAGCATCAGTATTACTAACCATAGTAGTCGCTTTGAAATTACCAGCCAATACAGGATCTACTGTAAAATTCTCAGATATCCAAATATCACCATCTAGGTATATATCTAGTTTATTAGGGTTAATGGTTGTACGATTGGTTCCATCTTTATCACAAATTAAACTAGCCAAGATAAGATTTCTATTTAGTGATAAACTATTACATACAACTGTCTTAATATTCTTATGCATACAAAGACGGAATTTATTACAGCGTAATAATGATGGACTATCAATAGATTGATTATTGATACTAAAATCACTATGGTAATAAGGTAAGGATACTTCAACATCGTTATTTTTTACCATATTAATGAATCTAGTGTCAGTAGTGATACCAGAGTTTTCTAAATGATATTTATCAATCAATTCCTGAGATACTTTACTGATAGCTAAAGCATCATCAATCAGCTCTACAGATAGTCTATAATTTACATCATTATAGTTTTTAGGCATCTTGTCTACAGGTGAACGAAAGGCTGTCATATATAGACTACTGATATGATATTTATTATCTTTAAAGATAGCTTTAATGATAGGTTTATTACCATCTCTATCTTTATACTTAGCTGCAATTTTAGGATCAGTAGAACGTTTAGCTATATTAATAGCTGAACTGATACTATTCATCTTCTCAATAGTAGGCCAAATAAAACCTAATGGTTTAGTAAATACAAATGTATCTGACATTGGTATTAGTGATGTATTATAATCAGTACAAGTTTCGGGGTTTATAAAATTATTAAATAGCATCCCAACTTCCAGATTAAACTCACCATCAACTAAACCATCAACCGTTTTTTCTTTCTTCAGTTTCTCGATAGTTTTATCTTGAATTTTGTGGACCTCTTCTGGCAAGGTATTAGTTTTACCAGAAGAAGTTACACCTGTAAGCTCAATAGCTTTTTTGGTCTCATTTAAGTCAGTAATAACTGTACTAAACTGAGTAGATATATTATTGAGAAGCTGGTCGGTTAATACTTTATTATCGTCTGCCATTATTCTCCTCCACGAAGATCTTTAACCATCTTTTCTAATCTAGATAAAGATGCATTTAATTCATCTCTAGTAATATAATCACCACTAGGAGCGGCTGTACCAGAGCCACCACTGACTTGTGTCCAACCTGTAGCTGTTTTAGTATAGATTGTATTTGTAGATGTAACTAAGCATACAGACCCATTAGGTGCAGTAGCATCTAGGTCAGATACGTTAGCTACAGGAGCTTTCCAAGTACTAACTGTAGTTACACTAGCACCAGCAGAACCAGATTCGGATAATTCATTAGCAACGAATAAACCATTAGTACCTAATGTAGCTTTAATAGTATCATTATACACGAAGTCTAATGCACCACCAGTACCAGGTTTAATAGTCCAGTTTTCACCAATAGTTGCCTTATTAGTAGCAGCATCGAGTTTAGCTAAGAATTTAAGATCAGCTTCAGCTTTGGTATATGTATCATTCCAACGAGTCTTTTCATCTGTAGTTACAAACTTATGAGTTGCATCTTCAGTAATCATAGTTGCTGGATGTGTAGCAGGATGCTCATAATTAGTAGCACCTTCTTCAATACCATCTAATTTAAGCTTATCTTCCTTAGACATCTTACCATCAATGGTATTAGTAGCCAATGGAATATTTACACTAGAGATAGTATCCCATGTAGTACCATTATAACGATAGATAGAACCAGTACTAGTTACAGGAACTACCATACCTTTCTTAGGTGTAGTGTATGTAGTTGCAATATCACTATAATTAGCAACACCAGGTTTCCAATCCATAGAAGAAGCAACTGCATCAAGTTTAGCAGTCAATTCTGCATTAGATGGTAAATCACTAAGTTTAGATTTTTCATCTGGAGTCATGAATTTACGGTTAGTATCTTCAGTGACAATAGCAGATGGGATTGCTGTTACATTAACTACAGTTTCAGTTTTACCATCAATGATAGATTCAGAAGCAGTGATACCACTGAATTTCATTTTATATGGTGTAGCTAATGCTGCGGCTTTAGCTGCTGTACCAGTGATATTAATATCCATGCTACTAGGGTTAGCACCAGCAATAACATGGCCCTCACGGTCTACTAATACTTGACTAAAACTACCTGCAGTTAGGTCAGTAGAAGTCTTAGGATGTACATACACAGTATCTGTGAATTTAGCATTAGCTGGTACACTAGAACCAATAGTAAACCCACGTACAGTATCAGCATCAATATTACCTAAAGATGATCGATCAATTTGTAAGTTAGTTACATTAAGATTGATATTACCATTAGCATCAGGTCCTGTAGATGCTGCTGTAATTTTACCAGAAGCACTTACAGTCTTTATGCTATTAACTGCATTATTGTTTCTCTTAACCCAATCTTTAATACGTTCAACTTCGATATTAACGAATGATGTATTAGCAATTTTAGAAGAGATATCTCCAGCAGCAGCTGTTGGCACAGTTGGAGTACCAATAAAGTTAGGAGAATCTTTTAATGCAATATCACCAGCATTAAGACCAGCAATAGACTCAGCAGACTTAGCTTTAGCTGCAATACCACTAATATTTATATCATAAGTACCAGCTGATAAGTTTGATGGACCAAATTTACCATTAATAGCACTAGCATCAATAGATGTGACATTTAAAGTTACATTATTAGAACCGTCGAATAAAACAGATGGAGCCGTTACCCCACCTGTAAGTGTAAAGGTTACAGTACCTTTAAGTCTGTCAGCAGTCTTAGCTCTCTCTGGAGTAAGACCATATAGAGCATTGTGCACAAATCTAGTAGTAGCAATAGTATCATTCCGAGTATTCAACTCAGGAGTAGGTGCTGTTGGTCTACCAGTAAATGCTGGATCATTAATAGGTGCTTTGGAATTCCAAAACATTTTTTCGATACCAGTTACATGAACCTCATTATCATTCATATGTCGATTCAAACTCTTTTGGAGATTTTTATCAGAGCTATTAATGAGTTCCCTTAAATCTGGGGATAAATCATTATAGGTTATCAGATCGTATTTTTCATTGAAATCTGGCATTATATAGCCTCCTTTCACCAATTTACTACTATGTTTCAACAGTACTATAATCGTTGACTATAGGAGGTTAATAATAACTATGGCAATTAGAAAAGTATTTTTAAATCCTGGCCATGACCCTAAACTTAATGGAAGTGGCTATGCTATCGACCCAGGTGCTGTAGGCTCTCGTACTACAGAAGCCGAAGTTGTTAAAAAAATTGGTGCATTAGTAAGCCAATATCTTCAAGCTGTAGGTTATGAAACTTACATTATGCAAGATGATGACTTAGACGCAGTATGTGAAGCAGCTAACCAATGGGATGCTGATATCTTTGTATCTATTCATTGTAATAGTGCAGAAAATCCAGCAGCCGAAGGTACTGAAACATTTACTCATACTAGTGCAGGTCCTAACTCCTTATCTACTAAATTGGCTATTAATATCGACAATCAATTAGTTAATTCTTTAGACTTATATGATCGTGGTATTAAATCTGCCAACTTCTGGGTATTGCGTAAAACTGATATGCCAGCGGTATTGGTTGAAACAGCATTCATCAATAACCCAAAAGAAGAAGATAAGCTTATTAATCAAGTAGATGAGTTTGCTAAGGCTATTGCTCGTGGCATCTCTGATACTGCAGCTCAAGTATAATCTATATCATGAATACTGCTGCCGATGTAGAAAAAGCTCTCCAAATAGATACCGTACCGTCATTAAATTCAGAAGAAATTCAATATAATGGTAATATAGTAGCCTATCAAGGAGACTATTATATCTTTATCGACGGTAAATGGTCTAAGTTAGGTAAACAAGTATCATCTAATACTAATAGCCTAACTGAAAATGAAATAGAAGATATGGAGCCTGAAGAAATGGATGATACTGGTAAACCATACTACAAATCTAGAGTATACTTTTACCCTCTAAATATAATTAAGATAGTAACTGTAATATTCTGTGGTATAGCTTTAATGTATTCTTTATTCATTCAATCAGAGACTGTAGCGGCTACACTTGCTGGTGGGTTATTAACCTATTTAAGCCGTGGTAGTTCTGGATCTACTACAAACAATTATCAAAAGAATGATAAGTAAGAAAGATATAAGCCCTAATGGTTATATGCCATTAGGGCCATCTTTTGGCTTACTTGAACATCCCAGTAATTCTAAAATAGGAGGTTAAAACTATGCCAGAGCAAATCAATTATGATTTAGATAGAGACAAGCTTGGTTTAAATGAGCTTAGTCTTAAACTGCGTGATATGGTTACAAAATCATTCAATCATACTAAAGATGATGTAATACATATTACTGCAGAAGAGCGAGCATTATGGAATACTGTAGCAACTATTCCTAATGTAAGCAATAATAATAATGGCTTTATGTCTATAGCTGATAAAGTTAAATTAGATGGAATAGAAGAGCAAGCCAACCATTATGTACACCCTAAGAAACCTAATGCCGTTCCTGGTAACTATATTACAGTAGATATTGATGATGAGGGCCATGTCACTCGTGGATATAACCCTACTAGATTACCTATTACTGTAGATAATGCTGATAGATTAGGTGGGTTAGTACCAGGGGACTTTGCTCCTATAGCTAATCCAATCTTCTTAGGTAAACCACAAGCACCGACTCCGGTAATTAGTGCCGACAGTACCAAGATGGAAATAGTTAATGTGAAATACCTAGAATCTCATATCTTCCCTTACGTAAGATCTCGTGTAGAACCAACTGGTGATGGAGAAAATCTATTCTGGATTGATTCTACAAATATCTTAAGCTCTTATAGTAAAGAGAAGAAATGGCATTCTGTATATACAGAAGCTAGTAAGTATATGCTTGCATTAAATGAGAAGATTGATGTAAATACTCAACCATCTGACTATGCAGCATATCTAAAGTTCTATGGACAAAAGAAATTATCTGCATTAAACTTAGATACTGCTATTACTGGTACTAGAACTGAAGAGTTTGCTACTGTAATGGGTATGAGAGCTGTTGACCAAGATATCTCTCATGAGTTTATCTTTATTGGTAATGACTTATTCATCCGTAGTGGTGCAGATAACTGGGATAGCCTAGTTAAAATCTTTGATAGCAACGATGAAACTGTAGCAAAGACTAAGAAAGCTATGGAATTTGATATAGATAATGGAAGCCTAGTAGTTAATAGTGGTGGTAAGAAATATAAAGTCACCCTAACTGAGGTATAGGAGGTTTATTATGTCATATCATGATAGACAAAGTCTAAATCAAACTATTCCTAGGCATATATCCAAACAGGAACTATCTCCATCATTACGTAATCGTATACAAGATGAGTATGACCATATATATAATCATACTCTACATATTACAGAAGAAGAACGTTACAGATGGAATCAATCAGCTAAACGTGTACTTAAACCAGCTACTGTATATGCTGATGGATTAATGACTAAAGAAGATAAAGCTAAATTAGATGGTATCGAAGCTAAAGCTAATAAATACGTGCACCCATTCTCTAATGTAACACCTGGTAGTTATCTTGAAGTGACTACTGATGGATTAGGGCATGTAATATATGGCAATAACCCAGCTAGACTTAATATTAGAGCTAGAAATGCTACTAAGTTAGGTAATATAAACCCAGATGAATTTGTATCACCTGATAATGCATTCCTAAAGGGTAATGTATCATTTAGGAAGTATCCTAATGATATAGACCATCTTAATTACCCTATAACTAAGAAAGATCTAGTTGACCAATCATTAACTACAAGCTATTATATTAGTGATGGCACTGCGCCTAATCTGAATAAGATTAGAATTAGTCCGACTACAAATGTAGCATCTTACTATGATGCGGATTCTAATAGCTGGGTTAATATAACTCTACCTAATAATATTGCTAGATTAGATTCTAATGGTAAAGTTCCATTGAATCTTATGCCAACACAAGGTCTTCCTATAGGGGCTATTATACCAACATTAAGTGCTAGTATGGAACTTATGAAAGAAGACGGATTCTTACCATTAACTGGTATTGAAGTAGAGAAGAATGAGTACTTAGACCTATATAACTTTGCTAAGACATCTAATATACTTGTACCATATTCTGAATATAGTAAGTTTGAACAATTACCATCTATTGGATTCTTCTTTGATAAGGGTAATACTTTTGTATTGCCTAAACTAAACGATTTCTTATGTGCTACTAATAATATTAGTGATACTGGTAGATATACCCCATCATGTACCCCTAGACAGACTAGTACGTTTAATACTATGGCTAAGAATGACTTCCTAAAAGAGTTTGACTATAATAATAGAAATGCTGTAAATGAAAGACTATCATTCTATACTGGTGCATTTAGAGTAGTAGATCGTTTAGGTCAGGCTACAGGTATGAATAGTATTTATAGAAGATGGGATAATAATACGAATATATTGGTTACAAAGTTCAATTCCAATGAGGGAAATGATAATGACTGTACTATAAATGAACCAGCCCATTTCAATACTATATATATGATTAAAGCTAAATACTAAAGAAAGGAGAAGCTATGTCTAAAGAGCAAGATGTAATAAAGTGGTGGCTATCCTATTCTGAAGAAGAAGCTAAACGTCGTAAAGAAGAATGGCTAGATGAGCACAATAAGTCTAGGCTATATAATGAAGTATTAGATAAGCTAACAGAGAAAGAGTTTAATACTGTATTACATAATACCATCAACGATATAAGATTCCATATGACTGATTCTTTTATGCATATATCTAAAGAAGAACGTGATACTTGGAATAAAGTCACATATGAATCTTTAACTAAGTTAGCATCTACAGAATCTAATGGTCTTATGTCTAAAGAAGATAAGAAGAAGTTAGATGATATACATGAAGGTGCTAATAACTATACTCACCCTAAATATAGACCAGTAACATCTTATAAATTTAAGAAAGTTGATGAGTATGGTCATATCTACGGTTCATCTGAACCAGAAGTATTACCAGTGACTGTAGACTCTGTAGATACATTGAATGGTAAGCCTATTGAATATTTTGCTAAGAATAATAACCAAGTATTCAATAATATAACTGTGCCAGATGTAGATATCTCTACGGCTAAAGATAATACAGCTATTAATTATAAGACAATGAAGTCTTATGTATTAGATGGTGCTATACAAGTCACTAATAGTAATACAAATCTTGATACAAGAAAGCTTTGGTATAATACTAAAGATAATAAAGCATACTATTATCAAAGTAATATATGGAAACCATTCTCTATACCAGATAAACCTGTAACTTATAATGATAATGGGGTTATAGATAGTTCTTTATTACCATTAGTAGGATATCCTATAGGGTCTGTAGTTACGGTATATGGTAATACTATCCCTCGAGGATGTTTATTGTTAGATGGGGCTATTATATCTAAGACAGATTATCCTGAACTATGGCGTAGGGTGTCACGATACTATAAGATAATATCTGATAATGAGTATAATTCTTTACCATATGAGCATGCTACTGCATACTTTTCACTTGTAGCATCAGATTCTGATAAATTTAGATTACCTAACTTATATAATCTACATTTAAGACCTACGAGTGAAACTAATAAGCAAGGTACATTACAGCCTAATGCTAAACGTGCTAATATATATGGTACATTTCCAGTGACTCCGTTTAATGGTTATTCATACCCAGAAGATATTGAGCTTTATAATAAGTATCCTATAGTTAGATGTGAGCAAAGACCATTATCTACGTTTAGCTATAGAATGCCACACTATAATGAATGGGGTTATATGGGTTATGAATATGCTAATAAGAATCGTGAATCATTAGATAATTACTATAAGCCTATAATAAATGAATCTAGTCAAGGTTTCTCTGCTAGATCTGTAACTGTTTTGTATTGTATTAAAGCTAAATAGGAGGTAGCTATGGGTGACTTTAATAATGAACTAGATAAAATTAATAAAACCGAATTAGCTTCTCCGTTAGCTAAGCTAATTAATGATGGTTATGTTCACATGTATAACCAAAATATGCATACATCTGAAAACGAACGTGATGTATGGAATAAAGCAGCTAATACTGTATTATATAAAGCCAATATAGATTTGAACGGTCTTCTATCTAAAGAAGATAAAGAGAAACTAAACTCTATAGAGCCTAGTGCTAATAACTATACTCACCCTAAATATATACAATCTAATGCTGGCACGTATATATCTACAGTATCAGATGATTCTGGTCATGTAATATATGGTAGTAATCCAACGTTCTTAGATTGTACTGTAGAGAATGCAACTAAACTTAAAGATACAATCTTTGGTGAATTTGTAAGAGCGTCTAATCAAGTATTTGGGGATAATGTAACAATAAATCCTAATAGCGATGTATATGATGGAACACCTGTTACGTTTAAAAACTTTAATGATTATAGATTGGATAAAGCATTCAATAAATCCATAGCTATATCTACAGACGATGATTCATTATTTGCTCAAGATGGTACATCTAAGTCTATACATTATGGGCTAAATAATGATATCGTAATATATAAACGTACTGCATCATCTTTGACAAGCTATTCACTAGTTAATTCAGCTAATACTATAAAACTGGTAAATGGAAAAATACCAACTAGATACATTCAAGATGATGGTGTGCCTGTTGGGACTATACTATTCTGGTTAGGCTCTAATATACCTGATGGATATTTGCCTATGAATGGTATGGCTGTACAAAAATCATTAGTACCAGAGCTTATTGAATATGCTAATACTAATGGCCTATTAGAGAATTGGAATAATATGATGGAAAATAAGTACTACAATGCTAAGTTTGTACTAAAAGATGATAAGTTATATATGCCGACTTTTAATAGAGCCATTACCGTATCAGTAAATAATAATAGAATGCTATCTGGTAATGTTTCTGAATGGATTACTAAGTATATCCGTGGTACATTCCAAGTAGCATCTGGTGCTATACAGTGGAATCCTGGTCCTAATGAGTTTAACTCTAAACAGGATACTGGTGAGATTCACGTAAAGAATGATGATGGTAATGATAAATTCTTGATTCCAGATCCATCTACAGATATTGGGCAAACATATTTAACCATGTATGATAGTGGTGCTGTAGTATCAGCTGGTGATGATATGGCACCAGCTATGATGACTGTAAACTATATTATCAAAGCATCATCTACAGGATTAAAACTAAATTACGTTAAACAACTAAGCTACGATTACTATAATATAGATAATGGTAACCAAGTTAGATTTAGCGATGTATTAGACCATATCAAGTGTAATAATCATAGACCTATTGTTGATGTGACTATAAGTAATAGAGGTATAGCTTTTAGTAACTCAGCAGAGATTAATGGAGTCTATGATAAATTACGTTATGAACGTTTAAATCCATATAGACAGTTGATTATTCGAGGTTTGGGCAAATCAATCTACTATCCATATAGTATAGATTTAAACGAAAATAACTTAATTACTATTGCAGAAAACAAGGTTCCTAATAGTACATTTACTATTCAGGTGTCTAAGGCCGATCCATATGATAGAATGGAAAAGTTTGACAGTTTAAAAACTAGACTTGCTAGTTATGGAGTAACGCTAGTAAAAGTATAATTTTTAATCAACCGGAGGGTTAGTGTTTATGAACTATTTAATCAATCAAGTGAAAGCTCACTTGAAGATTATTATTGCTTTTATCGTGATTATCTTAATTTCTTTACTGACTATATTGTATTTTAAGCATGAAGCTAATGTAGAAGCTAATCGTTATAGAGAGATTCTTGATAACGTAACTAAGACTACAGAATACAATAAAGAGTTAGCTAAAGAAAATAAAATAGTAATGGCTGCTATTGATGACTTACGTAATAATAAGCCAGTAAAAGAAACCATTACTAATAATAATACAGATACTATAAGATACATCGAGAAGACTTCACCAGAAGATCCTGATGTCGTAGTCAATAAAGAAAAGACTGCCAGTATTAGATATAATGGAGAAACTTTCAGTACACCCTTACAATCTTCTGCGGCATCTAGTGTAGCCAAGGAAGATGGTACAGTAGAAATTAAACAAAAAGACGAAGTTGTTATTGACGTAACTGATATAGCTAATAGACAAATTGCTGCTCATGATTTAATGAGAGATAAAGTCGAACAAGAGCTACGTGATGACGTCAAGAAACTTAAACATGAAAACAGAAATTACAAGATAGCTGGTGTAGCTTTAGGTACCGCTGGTATAGGGTATGCAATCTATAAGGCAAAGAAATAGGTCAATTAGGTGAAACATAAAAATAAGTCTTTATTTTTATTAAAGGTGGTGATGAAGTGGACTTTGAAGGTGCTACTGGTGTACTTTCTATGGTTAAAGATATAGGTGCTATAGAATTTATTCTAATCTTGCTAGTGGCATATGTAATCTACTCCAACCATACCAATACCCGAGCAATTCTACAATTATCAAGAAGAGAAGAATCAGCTAAGCCTTCTGATAAGTCAGCACAATCTGAAGAAGCTAGAATGATCAATACTATGATTGATGATATGAATCAGCACCCATATACATTAAATAAACTAAATGAGACATATACCAAAACAAATACACTAATCAAACACAGACTCAAAGAGACTGCTGATACACTTGGAGCTGAACGTATTTGCGTGTATATGTTTCATAATGGTGAGCATTCGGTTAATAATATACCTTTCTTAAAGACTACTTGTATTTGTGAATACATAGATAGACATAAAGGGGCAACCAGTCTACTTATGACTCACAAAGGTGTACCTATTAACTTAGCTAGTGACCTATTTAAACGTATCAATAATCATCAGATTACGGTATTGTATCCTGATGATGAAAACGTTATTGATAGAGTCATGGCAAACTTCTTCTATAGAGAGAATGATAATAGAACTACAATAGTAGTTACTATATATGACTCCTCTAACCAACTGGATGAAAAACCAGTTGGTTTTCTAAGTGCAGATTTTGAATTTGACCATAGGTTAAAAAGTGAAGAACTTAAAGACTACTTCACTGAACTTGAAGAGCTAGCAGATTACTTATCAGTATCTGTATTAATTAGCTATCTTTTCTTTCAAACTAAAAAGGAAAAAGAATAAGGAGGAAGTTCTTTCATGTCTAAACCCCAATTACTTAATAGACTGAAAAACAAAACTGATTTAGTTACCTCTGGTAATCTGTTACAGTACTCTGATACTACAGGTAGATTAGTAGAAGATACTGGTTTAAATGCCCAGCAGATTAAAGCAGCAACGCTAAACAATGCCAATATCGTTAGTCACTTAGCTAATGATGGTATCCATGTAACTAGAGAAGAAAAGAAGTTTATTACACAAGATCATACAGATCTTAATAACCACTTAGTAGACGCATCCTCGCATATTAGCCCGACAGATAGGGCTAATTGGGATGCCAAAGAAACCCCTGAAGGTGCACAAGCTAAAGTTAATATGGCAGCAGCATCTTTTAATAGACATATGGCTACTAAATCTATTCACGTTTCTAATAGTGATAGATTGTCTTGGGATGATAAATATACTAAAGCTGAGATTGATAATAAGTTTGTACAGCTAGAATCTAATAATACTTGGAAAGAAGCTGTAGATACTTTTAGTGAGATTGATATTATGTATCCTTCTCCTCAGCGTGGTTGGACTGTATCTGTAAATGATACTAATATTACATTCCGTTATGATGGTGATAACTGGATTCCTATCTCTAGTAATGCTGTACCTATGGCTACAGCTGCAGTAGATGGTCTTATGTCTAAAGAAGATAAAGCTAAATTGGATACAGTAGAAATGGGTGCTAATAACTATGTGCACCCTAATAATCCATCTACAAGACACGTATCTGATAAGGAGAAAGCATTCTGGTCAGCTAAAGCTGAAGACCGTAATGCTACTTATCAATATGCAGGTCTTATGTCTAAAGAAGATAAATATAAATTAGACAATATTGAAACAGGTGCAACTAACTTTAGTATGCCTAGCAAATTAGACCCAACTATCATTGAAACTGATAATGATCATTTATTCGTTACATTGGAAGAAAAGACTAATTGGTCTAATAAAGCAAGCAATAACTTAGTTACACCAAACGTAAATGGTATTATGTCTAAAGAAGATAAGATTAAACTTAACTCTGTAGATATGAATGCCAACTATTATATTCATCCACAAACACATGACCCTTCTATTATCTTAGAAGATGCTAGTCATAGATTTGTAACTGATGAACAAATCTTAGCATGGAATAATAAATTAGATGGTTCTTTAGCTACAGCTACTTCTAATGGTGGTATGTCTAAAGAAGATAAAGCTAAATTAGATTCCATCGAAGAGGGTGCTAATAAATATAAGCTCCCAGCACAATTACCACCAACTATCATTGCTCAAGACCCTAATAATAGATTCTTTACTGACCAAGAAAGACAATCTCTTGCTGATAAGAAAGACTCTAAAGCAATTCTATTAGGTACAGCAGAGTTCAATGGTAGAACTGGTACTATTATCCCACATAGCTTTGAGAATACATCTTTCTCTGTAGCTATTACTCCAACAGCAAACCCTAATGGTTTGATTGGTGAAGTATGGGTTAAGAAAACTAATACAGCATGTATCGTATACTGCTCTGGTGCAGGGGATGCTAAAATCCCATTCGATTATATGCTGATTTATTATAACTAATCAACAAAATAATATAGACTTGGGATGAACACGGATCCTAAGAATATCTCTTTTTACTACAATATTACTAAAACTTTTTTGGATACCCATATAGGCATTGCCTATATGGGTTATCTACTGTCTCAATACAATGAAATATAATTTTGGATATATATTATAACTGTGTAGTAATTATAGTAAATTTGTTTTATAGTTAAGGAGGAACAATTACTATGGAAAAGCAAAAATTTAATTTAAGAGAACTAATTGGTCAATTCAGAACATTTGACTTTGCGTCTTATGATTTGAATTGCAGTTCTAAGAGAACAGCTGTTTACTCAGCTAAGAAAGGTAACACACTTGTTACTGTATGGACTAATGAGTATGAAACTGAAGATGGTTTCATTACACCATTAATCAAAGTTAAAGAAAAAGAGAAAGTAGATGTAACTACAGAAGTCTATAAGAGTACTACATTAGAAGACATCTTAGCTGCAGCTAATACTGGTGAATTTTGCATCAGTCAAGACACAGACCACAAGACACTATTGAAAGTATCTTGCCGTGCATCTGCTAAAGTATTGGCAACGAACTCCAAAGGTAAACCTATGTTTAGATATACAGTTACTTTTGATACATTCGTTCCAGTTAATGGATACTTTAACCCTAAAATCATCATTAGTAAAATTAAACCACGTGGACCAGTCTTCTTTAATTGGAAACATGATGACTTCTCTGATAAAATCACATTAGAGAATGCTGGTTTTGTATTTGTAGATGAAGCAGTCAATGCATTATTAGAATCCGAGGAATGGTAATATGACAGTCAGTATAAAAGATAATAAAGCATTTGTTAAACGTATAGCTGCATCCATAATACCACAAAAACTAGTAACTAGAAAAGAATCTGTATATGTAGGTGATGATGCACTAGTAGTTAACTCATCAATATATATTAATAACAGTACGACTTCTGAATACAGTTCAACTGGTCCAAATATTATTTTGTCTAGTATGATGATAAGACCATTAGAATTATTAGAAATGAATGGTGTTGCTGTAGATGATATTACATCATCTAAAATTCGTATCTATGATGATAAAAAATATGTGATTGTTGATGGACATAACACATCATCTTTTATAGTAGATGATGAATACAAAGATACTTTGTTATTTAGTGATTCATATAACGAGTTTATTAATATGATCCAGATTAAAAATAAAAGAGTGGGATCTATTATAAATACCCTATGTAGCCGTAAGTTACACCATTCTATTGAATATGAAGTAAATAGTAAACTGTATTCTGCTACATTGAAATCAAAAGTCAAAATGGCTAAAGACTTAGACACCTATTCTATGTATATAGAAGATTCTACTAATGTGTATACACATACTTCGGCTAAAGATATTATAGATGAATTATTGGCTTTACCGTATGAGTTTCATGGTACATGTATAAACTATAGTGCTATAGATTGTACTAGAAGCTATGGTAAATTTGTAATTGATAAAATGCGATCTGAAGCCGAAGCTAACCGAATACTATCATACGTAAATAGTAATACAAGTAATATTGCTAGACGTCTTATTTAATCAGGAGGATAACCATGTTTGATTTCAAAGAAAAATTGAGTGAAGTTAAAACTATGATTGTCAATAGTGTGAATATAGAATTCGCACCAGACATCAAAACTATAAACTATCTTTATATCAATAAAGAGAATATGTCTATTGAAGTCAGAACAAAAGAATCTTGTCGAGAAGATTTAATGGATTATTATGATAAAGCCGAGTATGAGTTTATAAATAGAGATGACTTGGCTGAAGACTATGTTAGAGGTCTAGGTGGTGTAAATATCCTAGACGTAGTAGACATATCTAAACATGTAATTGCTACTTATAAAGATAAACCAATCACATTATATGATGCTTTGGATAATCTTACTGCAGGGACTTTAGATATCGTATACGATAGAGAGAATAAAGTCATTAAGTTTGGTCTTAGTCATTGGGATTGTATCACTGATGGTATTGGTGACTATGGTGTCCAAATCAATACAGACTTGCACTATAAGCTACAAGTATTTAGTGATCTAACTAATACTGAAATCTTCAGTAAGTTAGAAAACTATGGTGGTGATACAGCTTTTACTGTAATGCCATATAACGATGACGGTAATATCACATACAGATTTACTGTATATGATGTAGAAGATACTTTCGATATTATTAACGATATCGTGAATTCACTTATTTAAGGAGAGACAGTAATGGCTAGAAAAAGCAAAAGTATTAATAAAGTGCAATCAATTGAAGAGATTGCAGATATTGAAACTCCTAAAGAGGAACCAACTACAGTAGTGGAATCTACAGAAGAAGAAACTGTAGAAGAAGCTACTACACAAGCACCATCATTAGGAGATCTTATTAACGAAGAACCACGTGAAGTATTAACTTTCGACAATCTTTCAAAGTATAACGATAAGTTTCTTCGTGATAAGATGATTGACTTATTAGATGCAACTAATGAAGTTGATTTCCGAATCAATGACAATAATATACCTAATAAGTATTATATCACTAAAGGTAATGCCAGAGTATGCTTCTTCTCTAAAGATATAGAAGTAACTTCGTTAAGTGATACTAGAAAAGCTATTCTTGAAGCTCTGTCTAAAGTAGGCCATGATGATAAGTTGCTTGGCATCACTATAAATACAGATCTTAGTTATAAATACTATGATGATGAATCTATGAAACCAACACTAAGCATTTCACGTTATATTAGCCTTGTAGATACAGACAATAAATTTGTAACCATTGTATCCCAATACGTTATTGAGGCAGAACGTGAGGTAGTTGACATGTTTAAAGCATTATGTCGTGAACTATCTCAACGTAAGTTGAATGATAAAGACGTGTCTATTAATTATGCTAAAGATATTGGCTTAGTTATATTACATGGTGAGTATATCAGTTTTGAAGACGTGATTAATACTTTGGATGATATGTATCGAGGCTAATATGAAATCTGTGTTACATTTTGAGTTAGAGGGTGAGTTAGTCACCCTCACTCGATATGATGATTTCGGGAATACTATTGGTATAGAAGAAGCAATGTATCCCGATATCTGTATGGAAGAAGAGCTTATCTGTTGTATGATGGAGATATTCGATACTGTAGTTAAAGGGTATAATAGTGAGATAGTAAAGCTGACTACGATGTATGATGATAAATTTATCAATGTAGAAATCAATACTAGGAATGACACTATTACATTTGATAACTACTATGACGAATATCAAATGGCTGATATAATGGATACAATCATAGAGTCTAATATGACTATGGATAATTTTAGATTTCTTCGAGGTGAAATGATATGACAGATAGAGAAACATACGATGGTATATATAAAACCGTTGCTGATATAGTATTCGAGAAAGGATTGGCTAGAACACAATCCACTTCAGTATATTTAGATGGTAATGGTCATGTAGGTATCACATATTCCACAGGAGCTATGCATATTACAGATAAAGAATATTGCTTAGGCTCTAATATGGAAATTAATGTATTTGATACTGATCTTAATAAAGATACAGTAGAATCATTAAAAGATATGCTATTGATTTTACACTCAGATGCATATGAAAGATATGGTGATGTAGAAGTCAAAACTAATACATTATGTGCATTGCCTGATACTATTGAGTTTGATGAAATATATGAAACCAATAACCACTATGCACCAACCGCATATCTATTTTATGATGATATAAAAATCTATAGTATAGATTTATCTGGGTTTGTAACACCAGAAGATATCCTCAAGATTAAAGATAGTCTAATTGACTATTTTAAAGGTTTTGAATACGAGTTCTATTAAAATTTACTAACATATTTGTATCTTAATCATATACAAATAGGAGTAAATAGAACGATGGATATTTTTATAATAGGTTTATCGTCTACAGCCTTAGTATCCCTACTGGTATATGTTAGTATTCACTTTGACTGTAGATATAAACATGATTTTTACGAATCTATATATAAGAAATAAGTAAAATCCAGGTATAGGAAATTCCTATACCTGGTATATTTTTTAGGAGGTTAATTATGTTAGATACAGATACATTATTACATGGATATGGTATTGAAAAGTTTAGTGAAAAACTTAATAACTTATTAAATTCTGAAGTTGGTCTTTATAAAGATAAACAAGTTTTTATTAATGAACGTCGTGATGACTTTAACCCAGAAGTATTACTTACTAGAGCCGTTCTTTCAGATAAAACTGACGATGATGAAGAATATAGTGTATCAATAACAGTACGTAGAAGTGCAAAACATTTCTGTCCTAAATTGGACACTATTAATGCATTTCGTGTATTATACGAAACCGATTGGGCTGATGATGATAAAAAACCCTTTAATAAAGAATGTAAATTTAATATAGCTTTATCATATAACTCTGATAATAAAACTCTGACATACACTCAATTATATAATAAATACAAAATGGATCTTTTGGTTCATACTGTATGCTTTAGTGTAACTGAGCATTTGGATTCAGATGCTAATGATTATATAAGTCATTTGTTTAATTTAGCTAGGAAGTATGATGGTATACACAATACTAAATATAAAGTTTTATATACTGTAGATACTATTCATATCTTATCACCATTGGTTAAATATGGTATATCCGAAGCATTAGAATTCTTATACGATGCCATAACTCTAAATAATTAGTAATAAGAAAACCCAGTATAGTCAATGACTATACTGGGTATTATTTTTTTTGTTAAAGTTAATACTTACAATTGCATACTATAATTGTGTATGGTAGATACAGCTAGTCGTATTAGCTGTATCTAAATATAACCATACACTTGTAGGATTATATCCTACAGGCCGAAAGGAGGTGACTCCTATGGCCGGATGTGTTATGAATTACCATAATACATTAGCGGAACGTTCAGCCAATGTTGGCTGGATGATCCGCTATTGCCAAGAAATAATCTATGATTATGTCTATGGCAATAACGGAGTTAGTTTAGCTGAAGCTAAAAAAGCAGAAGCTTATCTACTCCAGCATGGCATTAGTCTTACCGTCGATCTAGACAAAGTCTAATGCTAATTTAAAATACATGGGTGGGTCTCCAACCACCTACCCATGTATTATTTTTTGTGTTATATGTGTATTATTTTAAACCAAACGCTTCCATAGGATCCATTTCCACCATTCTTACCTGACTATCATGGAATGCTTTCATGGCAACGTTCTTAAGTTTAGATGCTATTTGTGGAGCAGCTGCACCAATATTCTTTACTCCTAGACGATAGAAGATATTACCAGCACATGCATTACAAACACCATTCTCAGCCTCGCATAAAGAAGCAAATCTAAACTGTACTGTTTTACCAATATACTGATTCATATTCTCAGAAGTCAACTCTACTAGTTTATTTCCTTCTTTCATAAAACAATAGATGTATTCTTTTATATTGTCTTTATTTAGAGTGATTGTGATAGTACGTTTAGTACCACAGTCACTACCCTTGTCTAATGTCTGAATGTGTTGGCATGCAGGCAATAATAGTTTTTCCCAATAACCACCAACTTCTGTACGGCTAGCACGAGAGTAAGGACCTTCGGCTAGAGAGTTAGCAAAGTCAGCATAGTCTTCTTTAGATATACCTGTCATATAGTTAGACATGATGATATTATAACCCTTAGTCGGATCTGGGTTCTTAGTAATACCACGAACAACAAACATGTTTTTGAAGTGGTTACTCATATTAGATTTAGCGCCGCTATTATAAGTATCCATAGCTGGGTCATCTTTAAGAATCTCTTCAGCCAAATCTAATAATTCTTCTTGAATCTTCAATACTATCTTAGGATCTTTAGCATCTAATTCTTTACGATATTTCTTAATAAGTTCTTCTTTAGCCTTATTGATCTTTGTAGTGATAGTCAATAGCTTCATACTATAACTAGTAGACAATATATTTACATAAGGCATGAACTTTTGACCTTTCATAACAAAGTCTTGCATAACTTTAAGAGTCTTTCTATTCTCTAGAATGGCATATGAGATCTCTTGCATAATATTACCAACCATCTTCTTGGTAATTGGTTTATTGATATACCCAAACATATCAAACAAGTCTTTCTCAATGAATACTCTATTGAATACCCATAACCCTACAGTTGTAACAAAAGCATTCTTATTCTTTTTTCCTTCTGGGCCATATGAGCCAGCTGGAATAGTAACTAAATCATATGTATTGAATCTACGTTTACCATTAAATTCACCAAACATGCCAATTACTGTAGAAGTCTTAGCACCCATATCTTGATCTATAGATAAGATATAATCTATATCTTTAGCATTAGTAATTCTATTAGATGTACGTTTCATATCGTTATTACCTCCTTACGGTTTACTATTATGTAAAGTCAATACTTTATGTCACCAAAAACATCTATGTAATTCTAACTATTCTACCCCAAAATGGGGTTTTTACGGAGGAGAAATAAATGGACTCTAATTTTAATAAAGAAAATAAAGTCTCCTATCAAGAGCTGGCACCTAGTCTACAAGCCATGCTTGATGGTAAAGCTAGTATTACGGTTCTTAATAATCATATTAATGATAATGCACGTCATATCACAAATGATGAACGTGCTAAATGGAATGCTACATTACAAGATGCTAATACATGGGCTAAGAACTATGTAAATGGTCTTTTAGGTGACTTTGGTGGTCAAGGTGTAACTTTGATGGATGTAGTCAAATCTAAATTAGATAAGACTGAATTCGAAAACTTCAAACGTACATTAGCACGTATTGCTTTTACTGGTTCGTATAATGATCTTATTGATAAACCGTCTGGTATCTCTTTCTCTGATACTGCAAATAAAGCTTTGAATGCTGATCGTGCAACTTTAGCAGATAGAGCTACTGTAGCTGATCGTGCAACTAATGCTGACTTAGCAGAAAATGCTAAACGTGTTGGTGGTATTCGTGTAACTATTGATGGTACTGCTCCAGCTAACCCTGAAAATAATAAAGAAATCTGGTTCAATACCACAAACTTGACAGTTTACTTCTACGTAAATAATCAATGGAGAATGACTCGTTGCGCTGTTGCATAAGTCCTTTAGAGGAGACTTTCTACAATCTAACTAACGTGCAACTAATGATGTCAACAGGGTGTAATCTTAGTTGCAGGTACTGCTATCAGGATGATAAGAAGAATAAGAATATGTCTAAAGAAGTTATGGAATCTTTTATAGACTTCTTATGTGATACAAATCCTGATGTCCCAGTTTTGATAGACTTCTTTGGTGGTGAACCATTAGTAAATTGGCCGGTAATGAAATACGGTTTAGAACTAATGGATGATTTAGGTCTAACTAAAAATAAATTATTTTTTATGGTATCCACTAATGGTACACTTATTACAGATGAGATAGCTGAATACTTTAGAAAGTATAATGTCCATATCAATATATCTATAGATGGTACACCAGAGAAACACAATTACGAACGTAATAATTCTTATGATAAAACTATAGAGGGATTACATAAGTTATATGACTATGGTCTTTGTAGAGACATTACTGCTAGACTTACATTCCCAAACAATTATTTTGGTAGTATAGAAGAGCATGTAAGAAGTGTACTAAACTTAGGTATCCCTGAAGTTACATTTGCAGCAGTCTTAGCTGGTGGTATAACTGATGAAGAGTTAGCTACTTATGAGGAATCTATGTATAGAACTGCTATACTTATTCTTAAGTATGTAGAATATGGCTTAGCAGTTATTCCTAAGTATATGAGAAACTTCATAATGATGGAACACATAAACCAAGACTTTAAACCTAGACCACCATGTCATTTTAAAACTAATAGAGGTATTGTAGTAGATACTGATGGGGCATTGTTCGGATGCTCTATTGTCCCAAATTCAGATTTTAAAGAATATTCTTCTAAAGTATATTCAGATACTGTAGTTGGTAATATCAAATACGGTATAGCTTATAATCGAAATATTGGAGACAAATACCCTTGTACTACAGCAAACGCTAAGAATGACTGTATCAATTGTGAAGCCAAGAGTATGTGTTTACCATGTGCTATGGAAAATATGCTATCATCAACAAGAGACTATCATTTAGTAGCTGATGATAAATGTAAATTAATTAAGGCTAGATATAGAGTTGCATTACGTATTCATAATTGGATACTACGTAATAAGTTCGGAAGTGTTGCAATGTCTAGGTTAAAAGAAAATCATCTTCTTGGGGAAGATAAGTATAGTATAGGTTCATTAATAATATAGAGTCAGTAACTTTAAGGGGAATTTTAAGAAAGAAATGTTTTTAGAGTTTAAAGAAATAGGGAATGATGTAAGAGAAATAGTATTCTATCTTACTAATGATAATAATATAGATTGTGACTATCTACCACCTAAGGGTAGACAATATATGTCTACCAGGGTGATAGATGCTATGATAGAGAAGATTACTAAGATCTTTAAGGATTATAGACGTGTATATACCATCACATTCAAAGGTGGAGAACCTTTGATGTGTTGGGATAAGATTGTCTATATTATAGATAAGCTAAAAGCTAATAATGTAATATGTAGATACAAACTATATACGAATCTGACTTTGATGACATTAGCTAAAGCTAAAGTTATTAAAGCTAATGCTATAGATGTAGTAGGTTATCTTGATGGTGAAGAAGACCATAATAGTAAACATCGTACTGGGTATAAAGAAGCTATACGTGGACTAACTTGTTTACGTGAACTTAATATACTTAAGACACATGTAACTATCCATATGACATTGATGGAAGACACTATTAAATACTTTGAAGATAACTTTGATTTTATTAGTAAGCTTGGTGTAAAGAGTATCTTATTTGAACCAGCAGAGTCTATAGATATAACTGGTAAATTTAAGACATCTCTAAAGAAAGCTACTAAGTATGCTTATGAGCAATACTTCAAGTTTACTAAGAATAGATTTGATGCATTATATCTTATATCATATCTAGATTATATAGTTCCAGACTATAAAGATACATCTGCTGATAGTAACTTCTTTACATCTGGTCAACTATATGTATCACCATATGGTAAGTTATATGCTAATAGATTGGCATTGGTTAATGGTATTAGGCATATTGGTAATGTATACAGTAACCAATTAGTATTTCCTGATACTATTGATATCCATAGCCACCCAAAATGTCGTGGATGTGTAGCTAAGAATGTATGTCAATCCTGTAGCGATATTGCTACATTTGATTCTAAATATCCGCATCAAAATATATGTCAACTAAATAGAGCTATTGCTGAAGTCGCAAGAGAGTTTATGGAAGACTGGAAATACAATACTTCTGGAATCTACAATAAGAAGATTAAAAAGAATATTGTAGAGTCTACTAGTATTATGAATAGTCTTTACAATAAGCTTAAAAGAACCTATACTATTACAGACGGAAATAGGCCAACCGTTAAGTCTTTTATGACAGCATATGGTAGAGATTATATTTGTGAACGCAAAGAGCCTCCTGAAAAGTTGAGAAAACTATATGAAAGATTTAGAATGATTCTCGGAGGAAACAATGGAAAACTTTACAACAGTGTACAGCAAACCACAAGCTGTAACAATGCTACTGACTAATGATTGTAACTTAGCATGTAGCTACTGCTTCGAATCTAATAAGGGTAAAGACTATATGCCAAAAGAAATGGCATTAGATATTCTTAAAGCCACATACAACCAAGTAGACCCAATGGTTGGTATATTCACTTTAAACATGTTTGGTGGAGAACCATTAATGAATTGGGAGACATTTAAAGCTGTATGTGATTATGTCTTAGAAAATAACCTTAAGATTCGTATTACTGCAACAACTAACCTGACTTTACTTACTGATGAAATGATTGACTATATAGATGAGTTATCTATCCCTGTATTAGTATCTGTAGATGGTATTAAAGAGGTTCATGATAAGCATAGATGTAATAGTTTCGATAAAGTTATCGAGAATATGAAAAAGCTTATTGATAGAGACCTAGGATATCTTATTGAAGCACGTATGACAGTTGCTCCAGATACAGCTAAGTATATGTATGAATCAGTTAAGATGCTAGTAGACTTAGGTATTAATAATATTGCTAATGTACCAGCATCTGATTTAGAATGGGATGCTCAATCTATTCAAGATTATAAAGATAACTATGAGAAGATTCTTGATATGTATATCAATATCTTGAATGATGAAACCAATAAACGTAATATCTCTCTATATAAAGTAGACCAAGCATTAAACTTAGCATTAGAACCTATCAAGGAAGATACTTCTATGTGTAATATTGGTAATCCTAGATGGGTTATTGTAGACTGGAAAGGTGATATTTGGCCTTGCCCAGATTATCCGACTACAGATAATGTAGATTTGATTGCTGGTAAGATTGGTAACTTCTATACTGGTGTAGATGAAACTAAAGTTGACCCTAAACCTATGGTTGCTACATATGAACTAGAACGTTGTAAGGGATGCGAAGCTATCTCTATTTGTAAGTCTGGTTGTCCTTATGAGAACTATACTAAGAATGGTAAGTTTAATGAACCAACTATTGGTTACTGTACTTTACAGAAAGCCTTTGTGGAGATTATTAAAGCTTATCAAGATAAGCTACTTGAAGCAACCAATATCCGTTCTAGACAACTAAATGTCTTAATTGAAAATCTTAAAGTCAAGAAGTACTATGATGAGAAAGTTAAGACTATTAGTATTACTGATAGAGAATTTGGTGTAAGACTAAATCATTTCGTAGAGAAGTATGAGAATCTAAATAATAAGGGCAATGTATTACCTAGTTTTGATACATATTTTAAACATGAACTAATGACTGTTAATGCTATTATTGCAGCATTGGTTGGTAAAAAAGTTGAGTTTGTGGAGGATTAATTTTACATGCCAACACAAGTAAAAAGAGGGAATACTGTTGAATACAGTATTCCCGATAAAATAGACAGAACCAAAGATAATATAGTAGCTAAAGCACCATTAGTTGCTATAGCTAGTGCAATAGCTGTCAATCTTAAAGAAGCTAAAGCATTAGAACGTGTACGATCTGGTTTTGGTTCTCCGGAGAATCGTATACGACGTGTGGTTGATGCTGGTGATGAAGTACAACGATTTAGTGATAGTATCGTTATAGACGAATCACTTAAAGCATCTAGTATGAATATGCTATTAGGTATGGCATCTGAATTGATAAACAGTACAGTTGGTATTAGTGAGTCAATGGAAGGCTATACTGTAGTTAAATATACCACACCTGGTAGATTTACTTGGAATGCTCCTAGGGGGACTAAGACAGTATTACTAGGTTTATGTGGTGGTGGTGGTTCCATGGGTGCTAGTGGTGAATCCACAAGTTTTAATGAAGCCATTGTTAATGGTGGTAATAATATCTTTATTGATAACTTGCTAGCTGGTGTAACTGGTTACCAAGTATCTTTATTTGAAAGCAGATTTGGTTACTATGGTAGACCAGAATCTTCCACTGATTGGTATACTAATCGTTCTGGTATGCACTGGGGTAGACAAAACTCTGGGTTACCTGGTGATTTTATGACCACAGTTTTAAACGTTAAAGGTGGTTCTGCTCAATCTATTGTAGTTGGTGGTCCTGGTGCACCAAGATGGTATGGTGATGCTAATAGAAAATCTACTCAAGGGTTTGTATACTTAGCATATAAAACAGATGGTGATGATGAACCATATGGTTTAGATAAAGTATATACTGTACCTGGTACTTATGAATATACTGTACCAGCAGGTGTACGTAAAATATCGGTAGTCTTAATTGGTGGTGGTGCATTTACTATTAGTGGTACTGTCGAAAATAAAGTTGAGATTTATGAATATATGGGTCGTTATATCAAACAAGGAGATTTTAGAAATTTCCCAGCTCAAAGTTATAAGCATCTAGATAGAGTTCTTGATGAATTAAACTATACTGGACCATTTACTAGATATGATAATCCACGTCAAGGTAGTTGGCCACAAACTAGATATAGAGCACCACATAATTACCAAGTAGTAGGTTATATTCCATCACACTTACCTGGTGCTAATGGTGAACCATCTAGATTTGGTGATATAGTAGCTAATGGTGGTAATCGAGATAATATCTCATACACCACAGATACTGGTTGGAATTTTAACTTTGATGCACAAACTGGACCAACTGGTCGTGGTATGTTTAAAGATAGCATTAACCAAAAAGTTGGTGGCCCTGGTGAATATAAACGTGTAGTGTTAGACGTATACCCTGGACAAAAGTTTAATGTACATGTAGGACGTGGTGCAAAATACGAATCTGATGGTTCTTTTAAAGCTAGTGATGGTGCTGTTGGTATAATGCACGGTGACTATCGTGAAACGTCTAGTGGGTTATTTAGAGCTATGGCTCCTGGTGACTTATATACTGGTGCGACATTGAATCTTATGATTAGTAACTTACATGTTTTAAATAAAGCATTCAATGACCTAGAAAATAAGTACTGGGAAAATGACTTATGTAAGACATCTTGTCAAGTATCCTGCCAGGCTTCTTGTCAAATTGCATGTCAAAACTGTCAGTATGATACGTGCCACAATCAAAATTGTGGGGGGTGGTCGTAATGAAAATATTTATGACAGATGAGTTATATGATTATATTAAGACTCGCCCAGATTTTAATGAATTCCAAACAGCTTATGATAAACTTACTTATGGTGAGACTATTAGAGAAGAACTAGAAGCACAGTATAATTCTATGACTACAGGGGAATTAGCTGAGTATCTTAATAAAGTCAAATCTGAAGTAGCAGATAGACCAGATTTAGTTAGATATATAAACTATACATCTGATATATCAGTACAGACTCTAATGACTATAGTTAATGATACTAGTCTACCCAAAAAGGATAAGATGTATGCATTACTAAGACTATTCACTTATAGCTATGCTGATGGTATCCATTTTGAATATGTAGTTGATTTTGTCACTATGTACAATGCTATGAGTACTGAAGAATTAGCTACATTACCTAGCTATATTCATGTAAACTATATTGAATTGAATGGCTATTACTTGTATAAGACTATGCAAGATAACCATGAGACATTTGATACAACTGCTTATGATAAACTAGTAGAGCATTATAAAACAGTCAAAGAGAAAGTTAAACCATATTATAGTGATGCTGATGTAATAGACAATATATGGCTTGAAGTCCAAGCTTACTTTATTAGATTATTACATAATGACTTAACTAATACTGCTATAGATATCATATTAGAACGTATTAATCTAGACCATGAAAAGCTAACCAATAAATACAAATATGTATCTTTAGGTGTCATGTGGCTATATGAAATGTATATGGAAACTAGTTTTAATGCTAGTAACTATCATGGGTTTATCTTATGGGCATTTAAACTATTCAGATACATAGATAGTGCATTAGCAGATCATGATAACCTATTCGATGGTTTAAGATTCTATGATAAAGTCAATATTATAGCATTTGCTATTATAGTTAGACGTCTTCTTAATATTAAAGAAGTCTTCGTTTCAATAGTTCAATTACGTTTATTTAACTTAGACTTTACTGATGAATTATTCTTAGCTGGTGAGGGTGTAACTAATGTAAATCTTACATCTAAACCATCTAGAGATGCTATGCTGTCTTTTAAGAATTACGTAGACGTATGGTTCAATAATAATAAACCTAAACTAATTCAACTTAGAGATGACTCAGCAACTATGGAAGACTTCCGTGCTATTATTCGTGATTACTTACATTCAGTCTAGGAGGTGATAGTTAATTATGGCAGATATAGAATTTAATATGAATAACCGCTATAGATGGACTATCCCTGATATTCCATATGTAGTGAAGAAAGATAATAAAACAACAACTGAGATACCTAATAATGTAGATATAGCCTTTGATAGACACTTTGTAGATACTACAGTACGTGGCTTAGTAGAATCTTATCAAACTTGTGTAGCTATATATGCTGAGATGAAACAGTTGTCATACAACCCAACTGTGGATGCTAAGGGTAGAAACTACTGGGAATCTAGTACACCAAAATATCAACAAAATCAAGAAGCTAATATAGATACAGATCACTCTAATAAGATGAACTTTAACAATCCATCTTCTGGAGATCATTTACATCCATCTCGTATTGTAGATCTAAATAATCTATTATCTTCTAGTACACAGGTGGAAAGTAATACATTAGAGAATATATTAGACTTCTATGGTGTATATCATCCAAGTATTGGTGGTGGGTCTACTAATATAACTGAACGTATTGTTTTAAGTAATGATAATGCAGAGCCACCTAAGATGGAACTTGTAGATGCATTTAGAGATGCTAATGGTAATACTAAGTTCCCAGCTAGAACTGATGGTCAAAGTTATAATCAACCAATTAAGTTAGAATGGTTTGCTAGATTGCGTGAAAACCTAATTAATACGTCTAACTTCTTCATTAAGAATAATGGTAAGTTTTATGATGTAAATGGATATTGTGTTGTAGGGTGTCAGGTTAACTGTCAGTCTACATGCCAATTGACTTGTCAACATAGACAGTTAGGTGATGATTTCTTAAATAAAACATTCTTAGAGTGGAACGAAGATTTACAAACCATTTATAAACTCGGTTGGCAAACCTATGATCATCCAGACCATGACCACAATGTATATATCTTCTTCTATGATCCATGGGGTAGACGTTGGATGTATCGTAATACTAGATATTATGGGGACGGGTACTATCTATTACCAGACCAAAACGATATAAGATCTATTAGACCAACTCACCATGCTGATGATAATACTAACTTAGAGTGGTATCCTGGTGCACCATATGATAACCCTAAGCAATATCATTGGGAAATGATGTATAATAGACATACAGGAAAGGATACTTTGGTTAATAAATTAGACCCACATTGGAACGATGATGGTGCTTATTATGTATCGGATGGTTATTGTCATAGCTGTGATAATAGATAGAGGTGATAGTTAATTATGGCAGATATAAAATTTAATATGAACGATCGCTATAAATGGACTATCCCTGATATTCCATATATAGTAAAGAAAGATGGTAAAACTACAACAGAGATTCCGTCTGATGTAGATATAGCTTTTGATAGACATTTCGTAGATACTACAGTACGTGGTCTAGTAGAGTCTTATCAAACTTGTGTAGCTATATATGCAGAGATGTCTCAATTAGTATATAATCCACAAACCAACCGTCAAGGTAACAACTACTGGGAAGGTAATAATAGATTCCGACAAAACCAAGAAAATAATATAGACTTAGACCATGCTAATAAGATGAACTTTGCTAATCCGCATAAAGAACCATATCATTCAGGAACACGTATAGCAAATCTAAATTCTATACTCAATGATCCAGATGGGGTTAGAGAAGATAATCTAGAATCTATATTAGATTATTATAGAACGTATAACTCTGATACTAATGGCGGTATATCTGTAGACCTATCTATGAATATATCCAATAATGGATTAACAGCAGAAGCACCAGCATATATACTAGTAGATGCATTTAGAGATGGTGAAAGTCGTACTAAGTTCCCAGCTAGAACTGATGGTCAAAGTTATAATCAACCTATAAAGTTAGAATGGTTTGCTAGACTAAGAGAAAATCTTATAAATACATCTAACTTTTTCATTAAGAACAATGGTAAGTTTTATGATAATGGCGGTTTCTGTGTTATAGGTTGCCAGGTTAACTGTCAGTCTACATGCCAATTAACTTGTCAGCATAGACAAGTTGGTGAAGATTTCTTCTCCAAATATACTAAGCTTGAACGTTATGAACATGCCGAGATTATTAAGAAATTAGGATGGCCTGATTTCCGTGGTCGTAATGGTAATGAAGTATTAAACTATTATGACCCATGGGGTCGTATTTGGCGTTGGTATGTATTAGCAGAGCCAAATTATGGTGCATATTATTTAGGTCATGAACCAAACGACAACTATTGGTATTTTGAAAAAAATATTGGCTGGTATCCTGGTGCACCATTTGATAGACCAGCTGGTGTAAACCCAGATGGTAGTATACCAGAAACTGTAGACTATTGTAGATATTGCGAAAATAGATAAGAATATATGAATAATGATTATAAAGAAATATACCTGATGCTTACTGAGGCTTGTCCTAACAGATGTGAGTATTGTTATATTAAGGGTAGAGACAATCCTAAGAGTATGACATTTGAACAGATTGAAGAAATAATACGTGTAGAAAATCCTACACGTATTATATTCTTTGGTGGTGAACCATTGCTCAAGATAGATCTAATAGAGCAAGTATTAGAGAAGTATTATGGTAAGATTAAATTCCAAGTAGTCACATCTACTGTAGTTAATTTTAAAGAGTTTATTGAATTAGATAAGAAGTATCCATTTAGTGAGATACAATTATCATGGGATGGGTTCTCTGATAAGAACCGTGTTGATACCTGTGGTAATTCTATATCTAAGACAGTATATGATAATATCCAATATGCTATATCTCAAGGGACTAAGTTTGATGTAAAGTGTGTTATTGGTAATGAGAATATACAAATCTTTGATGAGATACATGAGACTTTCGTAGAATGGAAGAAGAAGTATAACGTCAATGGTGAGTTTGTATTAGCCCATAGACCATACTATGCACCAGAATATTTAGAACTATTCCGTGAGAAGTATAAGAAGACATTCACTCTAGAGAGAATGTATATGGAACACATGAATCGTATTATAGCTATCTTACAAGATGATGATAACTTTGGTTCATGTGATGTCGGTAAGTATAAGGTTATTACACCATATGGTGAAGAATCTTACTGTACTGCACTATCTCAAGAAGAGACTGAGTTTGATAAGGATATCTTACAAGCACCATGTACATCTCCAGACTGTAAGGAATGTAAATACAAATGTATTTGTGATGGTGGGTGTAGATATGAACGCTATGCTCAGTTTGGTGATAAGTGGAGAGAAAACCACTTAGATGCTACATGTCAAATGTCTGAAATCATATACACTACCATTAGAGAGTGGATAGACTCTTTAGATGATGATGACTATGAAAAACTATTAGCTTACGTTAGAAGCTATAAAGATCATTTAGAACGATACCATCAGGAGGTTACTCACGAATGATTGACTTTTTACCTGAGCGTATATATAACGCTATTAAAGAAGACCAAGAATATGAAAATATCTTAATGTATAGAGAGAATGAATTCCGTAAACTAATTACGTTCAAAGAATTCTGTCTATATGATAACGTCTTCATTAAGAATAAAACAAAATGGGAATACTTTACTGGGACTTTACAGAGCCTAGTTAAAAAGTATTGTCCAGACTATTTAACTGAATTAGATATTGCTATCTCTCCTAGAAAAACTAGAGCTGATTATCTCAATATCTATTATAATGATACTAAGATTGACTTTGAAACTAAGCTATTTGTGCTATCTAAAATAGCTGATATGTCTAAGTATAAAGATGATTACTTTAACTATCTTGGTATGTATTGTAACTTATATGAAAATATTGCTAAGTCTGATGCAGAGAAATACTCTGCTATCATTCATTATACATATATCCAATATGCTACATTAGCATATGCTAAGACATTACCTAAAGATTCACAATGTATCTTTAAGATTAAGAAATATCTAGATACATTACGTTTTGGATATGGTAATCTATCTGCTGATGCATTAAACGTTATCTATATCAATACATTTGTACAATGCATTACATTAGTTCTAGAAGAACTTGAGAATGATATGCTGGTTAAAGAGATGCTAGATGATGTACAGTTACCAGAATCACTATTCGAAGTCCAATATGGTAACTATGGTATTACTAGATTAGCATTATGGTATAAACTATTTGAAATCAATTTCTCAGTACGAGACTTTGCTAAATGTAAAGAGCTATTCAATAAGATGGTAGACTTAATTGATGGTAATCTTAAAGAACCACAATTACTATTCCGTGGTTTATACGTATATAACCAAAACAATATTCCATATTTTTATGGTATACTAAGATTCATCTGTCGAATGCTTGGTGCATACGATCCAACTATTACATTAAATAATCTCTCCGAAGAAGATAAACAATTTATCTCTATATATGATTGGGATTCTAGTGACCTATTGATTTCTGATAGACTTACTTCAGAGATATTCTATAACTATGCGTTAAGAACTAATCTATGGTTCTATAATTCTGCTGAAGCACTTAAAGCATATAAGTATTACGTTTATGAACAAGCTGGATTAGAATTACCATCTGAAGATAGAATTCTTAAACCATTAGATGATTTCTTAAGTTCTTTCTTAGATGATGAACCAGCTGAAGAAGTTGTACCAAACCCTAAGGGTGATAAGTAATGTATGATCGTATAGATGCGGTTACATTTAAGATATCTGAATATTGTAATCTAGACTGTGTATACTGTTTTCAGAAATATGATACTAAGACTAGATATGATGGGTTTACTGATTTCGATCAGTTAGTTAAATTCCTAAGAAAGATGCCATTAGGGGATACTTTAGAATTTAAAGTTACTGGTGGAGAATCTAGTCTTCATTGTGATAAGATTAGAAGCGCCTATAGAAAGCTTAAGAAACTAGAGCGTTATAAGAACGTAAACATAGAGTTTACGACCATTTCTAATGGCACCAATATAGATGGGTTGACAGAACTCTGGAATGATGGTATACTAAATCCATGGGGTTGTAAGATATCCTGGGATGGGGTTTATAGTGCATCTAAATCACGTAAAGTAAAAAATAATTCTTATGATGATGAGTATTTTAAAAATATCATTCGTAAACTAGGTAAGTCTGACTATAGAGATAAAGTCTTAGTTAGAACTGCCTTAACACCAGATACTGTAGATGAACTATATCAAGCATATAGATTCGCTATAGATAATGGTTGTACTAAATGGGAATACTATTTACTTAGTGATTGTGATGAATACAAAGATCCAAAGTTCATAGAGAGACTAAGACCACAGCTATATCATATATACAATGATAGTAAAGACTTTCCTGAATCTATTGTAGCTAATCTAGATTCTATGGCTTATGTACATACAGACTTATCTGATGCTACAAAGTTAAGATGTGTTAGTTGTAGACATCTTGGTCATTTCTTGCATATAGATATACATGGTAATATATACCCTTGTGGATACTTCTCTGATGATTCCTATTATGATGACCAAACATTATCTATAGGGGACATTTACTCAGGTTTAGATAAATATAAATTAGAGAAGTTTTGTAGTGAGTATAATAATCTTCCCATGTGTAGCATACAGGATGGTTGTGAGTGTTTACATTGCTTTGAATGTCCAGCTATTAGTCACCTATACTACAATAATATGCAGTATAAGCTAGGACAACAATGCAAGATTAGACACTTAGAATTAGACCTATATAGAGAGCTATTCTCAGACTATACATTCGATATGTCTCGTATACAAAGAAACTTTAATGTATATAATGAACTTGAGTACCACAAGTGTGGATTATGTGAATCCCTTCCATTCAAAGAATAGTATATTTTTATTTCGGAGGGACTTATATGACCAAATTAGATAGAGAACTCAGACGTGCAACAATTAAAGGTAAGATCCTTAGTACGGCTAAAACTATCATTGTCAATCCTAAGTTTTTAAGAATAGTTCCTAAGATAATTTCTGTTATCTTTAGACTACTTAAGGCAAGATTTTTGTAATAAAGAGACGTTATAATCCATGGGTGACCAACCCATGGATTTTTAACACTCTTATAATTTGAACAAATTCTTTCATTGGAGGTAATATAATGGCAAAACTACATGATACCAGTGTAACTGGTAATATTAATGCCTCGGGTACTATATATGCTAATGGTAAGGCAGTTGCACCATTAGATCATACTCATTCAGTACAAGCTATAACTGGTTTAGATAAATCAGTAAAAGATATAGTAAACGCTACACCTGTAGCTAATGCAACAAATGCTACACAATTAGCAGGTAAGACAGCAGATCAATATGCATTAAAGAGTGATTTAACCGCTTTAGGTGAACGCTTAAATCAAATTCAGTATTCTATAACTAAAGTATTTAAGTGTCCTAACTACGTATCTTTTAGTTACGATAATAACTTTGTTAAAATTACATTGAGTGATAGAATGGCTAATATCACAAATAAAGCAATTATTGTCGAAGATGATACTATGAAGTTTGTAATCAATTTATTTAGTCAATCCAATTTTAGTCTCTATAATAAGATAATTATTAAAGATAAGGTTGATGTTGATAAATACTACGACTACAGTGTTACTATGCCTACCATATACAGAGTTTCTGATACTACTTTTATTGTGGGTGGTATTTGTACAACTAACGGTAATTTATTAGCATCCATCACTCTACAAAGTAATGAACCAATCACTGCTGATGATTTTACTATTAGTGCTAGAGATCAAGCATATAATCTAAATAATGCAAGTGCCAAAAAGGTTGTATCTAGTAGAGATCTTATTCCCCACTTTGCCGAAAAGTATATAGATACACAAAAATTTGGTTATCTATATACTATTAAAAAACCAGGCACTTATGATAGACGTTTAGATCTTCATTTAGACTCTACAACTTCTACTGTATATATTTATACTTTAAATCCTATGAGTAATATGGCTTTAGGGGTTAATGGCAATGGTATAGTTTCATATAATGCTGCAAATGTTAGAAATGAACCTAGCGTTGCAATTAGCGGACTAACTGTATATATTGACTTATCCACAATATCAGATGATTTTGTTATTTTGGGTGATTGTACTGCTACTTATAGCACAACAGGTTTGCTCAGCTCTACTCCACCAAAAGATCTACCACAATCTATGGGTAGTGGTATTGATGAAAACCGTGCGTTATCTTTCAATAAAGTCTTAGATTTATTGGGTCGTAGTGTAACCATTAATGGTATGATTTACGATACTAAATATGATATAAATATAAACAGGTTATTGACATTCCCTGAAACGTATATTAATGACCAATCAGTCACTATAGGCAGCATGTATAATACTATTACAGCTAGAGCTAATGGTGGTAATGCTGATACTGTCGGTGGATTATCACCTAACTCTTTTATCACTACTGATAATTTAGCACGTAAATACTACTCTAAAGTTGCAGTATACGACAATGATAATCATCTTATTCACCCAGATGGTACCGAAGAATGGATCGAATATCAAAGACCAGTAGCGTCTGAAGATAATCTTGATCACTTATAATAGGAGACTATTATGGCTAAATTAACTGATATAAAATATGTAATAAGTGCTGGTGGTAGAAGAGAAGAGATCTCACTATACACTACAAAAGAAGAAGCTGGGGATATCTGTAAAGGGTTTAAGTTACCAGATGGCACTAAAGCTTATGCTGCTATTGGTGATACCAAATCTAGACTAGCTACAATGAAGAGATTTAAAATCCAAGGTAAAGTATATGCTGCTTTAACCGAAGCTGAAAAGAAGAAAACTAAAATCAGGAAAGTATATATCTTTAAAGCTGGTAGCCATAGATTTAAAGTACCATTCTGGGCTAAGAAGATACACTATACGCTTTGTGGTGGTGGTAATGGTATCATATCATCTAATGCACCTATATTAGATACTATCGAAAAAGATGGTATTACTGATAATAAAAGCATTATGATGGCTCGTAAGGTTAATGATGTTATGTATGCTACAATACCTTATATGGGTAGAAGTATAATGGGTACACCATCATCTATGTATGTAGAGAAGGAGTTCGAAGGCGATCCTGATTCTGGTTATGAAACGTATATTGGTATGGATACGACAAGAAGCATAAATACTGCAAGTAGAGTGTATAATAATTGGCGTGGTGATGAAAGTAGCTGGTTTATGCAGACAACTGATAATAAATCTAAAGGATTTTCTGTATATCAAGCTGATGCATCTGTCTATAATAATATGGGGCAAAATATTGAGACTACGCTAGTTGTAACTAGAAAGAAAGTTGTTATAGCTCCGACTATGATAAATCCTGATATTGTAGATGATACCAATTATGATAACTTAGTTGACAGTATACTTGCAGGATTACCTTTGCCACCACCAATAGGCCCAGTGGAAAACGAGGGTGAATATGTAAGACTAACAGCTATAAAAGATGATGCATCGTTTACTGTATACAATAAAGGGTTTAAAGCACTATATAATGTATACCCTAAATCTGATATGGTAAAGATTACCGATATATCAAAGTTTATCAATGATACAATGGCTAAATATAAAGTCAATCTTGTTGATAAAGATATATATCATGATGAAGACAACTCTCTTATGGTAAATTCATTCATCAATCAAGCATATATCTATAATACATATACACCATTTGATAAATTGTATTCTGCTGGTATAGCTATGTATAATGATGGGTCTACTCCACCATCTAGAACTGATTCTTTGATACAGTCTACATATGATACAGCATTTAATCAATTTAAAGCTAAGTCTACAGAATATAAGCAAAGATATGATAATGTAACTTACTATATGCGTAAACAGTTCTTAAATGGAACTATGTTTGATTATGACTATATGATGCAGCTTAAAGAAGCTGGTACATTAGATAATATGATCAATTCTTCTATGCTATCTAATATGGATTTAGTTGATGGTGCATATGATTTTGCTACAGGACATCATACATCCCCTAAATTGTCAGAAACACGTTTAGGTGCTAAGGAAGTTATATTTGATATACAATGTTTAGACGGTGTGGTTAGACCATTATCGGTTAAATATGGCGGCTCTCTTGTGTTAGGATGGGATAAATACTTTGATGATGCATATTGCTATGATATCGAAGATATAGACATCTATAGAGCAGAAGAGTTTACTAAACTATTTAACCCATTAAGTGGTAATATAGTACCAAACCCACTAGAGGGACAAGAAATAACTGGTACATGGGATGTATCTCCTAATGAGTATATAGTTATTGAAGTCGGTACTCATGGTAAGTTATATACTGAAGATATGGGATTTAAGCTTAATAAGTATTTCCATGACCGTGATGCTGATGGTATTTGTATCTTAGAAGTCGAAGGAGATTTCGAAGATATAGATGGTATTGATAGTTATACAAAAGAAAATCGAACTAAGTTTACACCAGATCAGTATAACCAAATGATTACGTTAGATCCGTTAGTTCGTGACTATTATGGTAGATCGATGTTTATATCACCGAATTTTTCTGGTGATATAGATATGTCATCCCAAGATGTATTTAATACAAATAAATTCTCAAAAGCTGGTTATATCAATACTTTTAAATCTACTGATGATATGGCTAATGGTACAGATATCAATTTATACCTATCTAGTAGATCACATCTAATACAAAATATGCCATCTGATCCAAAATACACACTAAATATTTTCGGGTACGATATTGGGCCATTAGGTGCAACACCAATGTTTCATCAAAATCTTGGTGCATATTTTAATTTAAAAATGAACATTGCAGAAGATCTAATATCTAATCTTACCGAGTATAATGGTAGATCTTCTGATATATATCAAAGTGTAGTACCAGTAAGGTCTTACTATGCTGATAAAGAACGTACATTTATATTTAAGAACGCCAATACAATAAACTACGCATTCAGGTATGATGTACAAGATGGTGGATACACTCCTAGAGTTAAATTAGACTACTCTAAATCTTTAGATGTAAATGGTGCACTAATTTTTACATCAACTAAAGGGATAGATTATCGATGGTATGTGTCATTGGGTATGTATATAAACCCATCTACTGCTAAGAATATTAACGTAAACGAACGTTTATTCATTTCTTATCCAAATGAATCCACCATTAAAAATAAAAAGATTAAAATATTCAAACCATGGGTTACATACGACCAATCTAAAGCTTATATAAAATACGTAGTGCCTAAAGACTATACAACAAAATCTATAATCGGTATAATACCAGCACTAGACCAATCTATAAACAATATATATATTGATATAAGTAATATTAAAGATGAACCATTCACAATATCACCTACAGTAAATACCAATTCTGGTAAAATTCCTAATGTACAAATTATAGATAATTCTGGTATAACTGAACGTAAATTTAATGGGTTATTTACATATGCTGCAAAAAACTATTTAAGTAATATTACCTTAGCCCCTTCAACTATGGCTCAATTTGCTATGGGAGCATCTGCTGATTTGAGTGGTATTACATTAAAAACATCCAGTATTAAAGATTTCTCGTCAGCATTTAACGAATTTAATGGTAAGTATCCAAAAAATATAGATCTATCTAGCTGTACAAATTTCAACTCGTTATTTTATAATATTAATTTGGATACTATAAATATAGATAACTTTGTTGATAGTAGCTTTGTTGCAACAAAAGCAGTTAAGGAGACACTACAGTTTGGCTCTATGTTTACATCATTTACTGGACGTGATATTTCATTCGATGTCTGGGGATTCTTAGTAAAGAAAGTAAAACTACTAGAGTTGCTTAAATCATATTTAAGTGTAAATATGTATGGTATATTAACTTACGTAAGAGGCATCCCGTTCTTTAGTATGTATGAAATATACATGGCAATATCTAATGAAAGATTCTTCAATTTATCATTAAGACGCGACTATAATTCTAATATTAATGGTATAGCTTCGCAAGCTACTTTTAAAGAGCTAGAGGTGCCAATACTTAATAATCTAGATGACCAGTTTAATAATAAATTTTCATTAAACGTTATTGGTACGAATGGTATTGGGAAATTAGTATTCAGGCAACCACCTGATCAAAATATAGTGTCTTTAGATACACTCAAAGTATCAATAACATCTGATACTTATTGTAAGTACTTTATCAATAACATTAGATCTGATAATACATATAAATTGCCTACAGCTATTGTAGTTAGACTTCTTAGAGCCAAGACTTCAATACCAGAAACAACTGAATCTATTGAAACTATTAAGACTTTCTTAAACAATGTATACACTACACCAAAAGCAAATATCTCTGTTATTTTTGAATAAGACATTCCCAGTATAGTCATTGACTATACTGGGATTTCTTTTGTCCAAGGATATTTATAGTTATATACTATAACTGTGTAGTGATAATTGTATCACTCTTATATTATTTATTTTCCACCAAAGGAGGTTAGATACTATGAAGTATTATATTATGCAACAAATGATGTGGGTTGTAAAACCTAATGAAGAAACTGATCCAGATTATTTAAAAGTTTATGATCATGTGTTTATTGGTGAAGACGTAGCTAAGCATTGCTTAAATATGGCAGCTAAAACTAATGAAGAAATCGGTGCTATCGTAAATACAATTAAGAATGCAGATTTGAAAGATAATGTAGCCGATGCATTAAATCAAATCAAAGAAATGTATCCTAATTCTGCTATTACGACAATATTAATATTGGATAATGATAAGTGCGTGATCGTATATGATTTCCTTATCAAGGCAACAGCAATTGATAAAATTACTGAGTGAGGTATAATATCATGGCACGCCTATATAATGTGACTATAAGTTTAATTGTATATGACCCTGATGTACCTGGAAGTGACCGAGAATATTTACATGAAAATATTTCTCGTTATAAATCATTAGAAGAGGCTAATCGTATACTAGATGAAGCTGTCAAAAGATCTATAGAAGATCTTAAGACTGAAGAAGTTGATTGTGATTTAGGGACTGATCTTGTTCTTAATGATCGTAAGAGAGACATATATCAGAAACATACGAGAAAGGCTGAACGTGTAGTAGTTATAGTTCATGGAAATAAAATATACATATGGGAGATATGGAAAGCTCCATATTGTACTACAGATTTCCACTAAGGAGGCATTTATATGCAAAGATATAGAGTCATAACTGACACATACTTATTTAATCATGAAGATGGTTTATTGGACCAGAACCCATTTAGACAAAACTATGTGATAGATGATCTTGATGATATTGATTATGCTATTCAATATGAAAAAGATAAATTGATACACTTTTATGGGGATGAAGAATACCCTAATCCAGATTCCGATCTTAATGATAAGATTGATGAACTTTTAGACCGTATTGAGTCTTTAGATAAACCACATAGTACGACATATATCGGCACAGATCGTGTGGTTCATATATTTATAGCTTTCTAGGAGGTTATATTATGTCAGAATTATACAATGTAGTAAAAGAAGTATTTGCTTATGACCCATCTACACAAGGTATTGATGGATATGTAACTATGGAGTTCATTGGATTCCATTTATCTCTAGAAGAAGCTGAACGCCTATTAGGTACATCTTCTAGAGCATCTATTGAAAACTATTCAGCTAACTATATTGATGTAGAACCTGAAGTTACTAAGGTTTTAACTGAACGTAAAGAAAAGCTAGAAGTAGAATATGCTAGTGATTGTGGTACATTACCACATCATGAATTCTATATCCAAGGTAATAGACTACACCATTGGTATATTGCTAAATCTAATAAGACTTCTGCAGATATTAATTAAGGAGGTTATCATTATGTCTGATAAATACATCGTTGTAAAAAACACATTCGAATACGATTACAAAGAACAAGTAATCACAACTGATGATTATGAAGCAGAGATCGATAATAAGATCTATAATTTCGATACAGGTAAGAAAGTCATTCAAGAAGAGTATAATGCTTTATATGAGCAAACAGAACTCAAAGATGAACCAGAAACAGAAGAAGACAAAATCCGTACTAAAGAAATGGATGAGTTAGAAGGCATCTTGAATGATGGTGATGACTTACCTGGAAACTTTGTATTCCGTGGCAAAGACAAAATCTATCAATGGTATCTCTTTGAACTAGAAGAAGATACAGACGAAGAAGACCAAACTGATTCTGGTAATAAAGAATAAATATATACATTCTTAATATCAATATCACATGGTATTAAGAATGGTGTAGTATACTGGGGCTTTCCCAGTATACTGCATTTATTTTTTTTAGTATTAATAATTTGAGTTATATACTATAACTGTAGATAGATACGTAGTCTATCAAAGTATATATTATTTTATTAAGGAGGTTTTATTATGGAATATGCTATCGCTAAAGAAGTATATGAGTACAACCCAGAAACAAAAGAATTTGAATTAATCCCTGGTAGCGTTGATAATGTAGTTGCTGATGGATTAACTATGAAAGAAGCAGTAGACTTTATTGAGTCTAATGCTAAACCTGAGCTCTTATCTACAGTAGATATACCTTGTAATGATGATCATGAAAGATTCTTAGGTTTTAAATTAAGTTGTAAGTTAGACAGACTCGGCAACGGTAGATCTATAGCTGAAGGACATCGTGTAGTCCATTGGCGTATTATTCCTTGTCTTACAATGGATATGAATAAAGACCAGTAGGAGGGTACTCATGAATACGAAATATTTGATTATAACCAAAGAGCTACGTTATAATCGTATTAAAATAGGTGTAACTGAGAAGCTCTGTAGTGTTGTTGGGTATGAACCATATGTTTATCCTAACAAAGAATATGCTATTGAGGAGCTAAATACTTTAGACGCAGGTGAGCTTACTGATAATGAATTACCAGTAAAGATTAGTCAAATACGTAAGCATTTAAAAGATGTAGATAAAGATATGCTAGATATCTTTAATGATGCTATACGTATCCCTAAAGACCCAGAAAATAAAGAATTTAAGTTACAAAATGTGGCTATAGATAATACTAGCGGTGCGTTAGTTATTAGATGGTCTGAAATAGCTGAAGTCTTTGAAAAATGATTAGTTAATAAAAATTTTGGTTGTATAATATAACTAGGAATGTGTATTAGCTAAGCACATTCCTTAGTATATTATGCAAATTTACAGTTTAGCTAATTAAATCCAAGGAGGGATATAAAATCCTATAATACGCTCAAAATATTTTAAATTTAGAATTCTATTTTGTAAAGAAAGAGGTTTATTATGAACAAGAAAATTATTTTGACAGCAATGGTTATTGGCTCTTTGAGCCTAAATGTAATGGCAATTGATAACGCTACTGGGTCTGGTAGTGGCATCGCTTATGGTACAGGAAGCAGTGCTAATGGTACACATGATGTATCCATCGGCGTATCTTCTAAAGCCGAAAACTATACAAACCAAAATGGTTCAATAGCTATTGGTCATAAAGCTCATACTGAACTTATGGCTGGTGGTGTTGAAGCAGCATTTGGTTTTGGTCAAACTACATATAGTGGGAGCGAATTTTCATCTGCACGTGTCCCAGCTGACCCATCTAAAGTTATTGGGGCAGTAGCTATTGGTAACAACACATATGCACGTACAGGTTCTACTATGGTTGGTTCTCATAACTACCATGGTGAAATCGGTGATGTAACTATCAATACTGATAAAGATGAAACAGGCACTAGAAGCCAAGCATTAAATGTATATGCAACTAATATTGGTGCAAATAGTTTCAGTAACGGTGCTTTAACTACATCTACTGGTGCTTATAATATTATCTCCAGTAGTTATACTGGCGGTAGATTCTCCACCCCATCTCAAAACTTAGGTGCTACTGTTACAGGTGCTATGAATAGTATTGAATCTAAAACAGCACAAGGCATTGGTTCTGGTTGGTTTGCTGATAGAACTGGTGTTGGTGTAGCTAATACTATTAATGGTTTAGCAAATAGAACTGCTAATACTAATGGTACTATCGTATTTGGTGCTGGTAATGAAGTCACTAATTCTATTGCAGAATTGACTGGTATTCCAAAAAATACTGGTAACTCTGCTAAAGAGTTTGCTGGTAAACTAAGAGATGGTATCTCTAAGTCCAATGGTGGTGGTGCTACTATGGTAATTGGTGGTGGTAATAAAGCCGATTACACATTACGCACTTCTATGATTGGTGTAAATAACACAGTTACTGGTACATCTGGAAATGAAAGCACAGATAACTTTGTAGTTGGTGTAAACAATAATGCATCTAATGTATCTAATGCAATTATTGTTGGTAATAACCATAATGTAGCTAATGCTACACATACAGTTATTATCGGTTCTAGTGATAATGCTACAAGCACAGTAGTAAATGATGCTGTAGCTATTGGTCATAATACAGAAGTATCTTACGCTGGTGGTGTAGCTCTTGGTGCACAATCTAAAGATACAGTAAATTCTGGTGTAGCTGGATATGATGTAGCAACTAAGACACAATCTACAAACAATAGTCCAGTATGGACTTCTACAGCTTCTGCTGTATCCGTTGGTGATGTAGATAATAATGTGACTCGTCAAATCACATCTGTATCCGCAGGTACTAATGATACTGATGCAGTTAACGTTGCACAACTTAAACAATTAGACAGCAAAATCGATACTGGTATGTCTGATGTATTAAATCGTGCAAACAATTATACAGATACTCAAGTATCTAAAGTTGGTGCTAGAGCAGCCGCATTATCTGGGTTACATTATGTAGACTATAACCCTAATGATAAATGGAGCTTCGCTGCATCTTTAGGTGGTTATAAAGGTTCTACTGCTGGAGCTATTGGAGTTGCTTATCAACCAAATGAAAGCACTCTTATCCATGCAGGTGTAACTTTAACAGATAACCCAATGTATAATATTGGTGCATCTTTCAAAGTAGGTAAACAAGATCCTACATTGAAAACTAGCCGTATTGAAATGGCACAACAAATCAAAGATTTACAAGAGCAACTTGCTGAAATCAAAGCAGCTCTTGCAAATAAATAATTCTACCATGTATATGGCATAGTATTGACGGTACTATGCCATACTTTTTTAGCATATAGTTAAAAGGAGACATTCAAATGATGAACAACAAAGTTATTTTAACAGCAGCAATTTTAGGTACTTTAGCATCTGGCTCTGCATTTGCCACAGGATCCAATATTGGATATAATAACGTATCTAATGGCGATTATGGTTTTGTATTTGGTTCTAATAATACTGCTGAAACAGCAGCTACAAGTAGCTTGGCATTCGGTGACGGTAACACTGTTAAACAAGCAAACTCTATGGCTTTTGGCCAAGGTAACTTATCCGACGGCGAAAATAGTTTCGTTGGCGGTGATAAAGCTAAAGCTATTGGTCGTGACGCTTTTGCGTTCGGCTCTTCTGCAGAAGCTCTAACTGAGTATACCATTGCCATTGGTTCTCAAGCTAGAACTATTGGTTATAACACTTTGGCTATTGGTAATGGTGCTACAGTATCTGGCCCATCCTCTATTGCTATTGGTAGAACAAACAATGTTACAGGTGAAAATTCTGTAGCTATTGGTGCTAATAATGGCACTATTAAAGGTGAACAAGCTGTAGTAGTTGGTTATAATAATAAAATGACTACTGCTGATCAAGAGCAATTGATCTTTGGCTCTAATTCTGTCACTAGTGGCCAAGGTTCTATCGTTGTAGGTACTCATGGTCAAGCTACTGCTGTTGATACTGTTGCATTAGGCAATAATACTATTGCTGACGTTCAAAATGGCGTCGCAATTGGTACAAATTCTGTTACAGAATCAGCTGTTGGTACATCCAATATTAAGGATAATACAACAGACATCCGTTTCAGTAATTCCACTTACGCAGGTTCCACACCAGATTCTGTTGTAAGCTTTGGTACTAATGGCCGTGCTGGTGCTGGCGGTGTAACTAGTTACACACGTCAGTTACAAAATGTAGCAGCAGGTCGTGTGTCCTCTACATCTACAGATGCTATTAACGGTAGTCAATTGTACGATGTTGCTCTTGAAGCACAAAAGTACAATACTATGGCTAATGGATCCAATACTACAGTAGTAGCTACTGATAACGCTTACGGCAGAAAAGAGTTCAAAGTAAACGTTAATAAAGATTTGGTAGATATGAACTCTGCTGCATTTGGTAAGAATACAGACGACAAACACACAGTAGTCAATACTGATGGTACTATTGTATTTGATGGCGATAAAGACACTAAATATAGTGCTAATGGTTTAACTATCGAAGACCGTAACAATTTGGATACAGCATCCTATAATATTAATGGCATGACAGCTTCTGATGCTAATGGTACAGTAAGCTTCACTACAACTAATATTGATGCTGGCAATAACCAAATCCATAATGTTAAAGCAGGTACTGCTGGTACAGATGCGGTTAACGTCGACCAAATGAATAAAGCTATCGAAGCCAATAAAGCAGTTGAATCTGTTGTTGCTGACAATCAAGTCGACAATATTGCGGCAGTTCGTGTAACAAATGGCAAATCCACTGGTGATGCAAATGCACAATACGGTGTATATGTATCCCGTTCTACTGTGGATGCTATTGCCAAAGCTTCTAACCGTTTTGCAGGAGATGACGTTATCAATGTTACTCGTTGGGATGCTCCTGCTAATGTGGCAGATCTTACTACATTCAAATACAACGGCGAAAAAGCTGCTACCAAAACTCCATTGACTTACAAAGCTAATGGTAAAGATGCTAAACAAGTTATGCTTGCTGATGGCTTAGACTTCACTAATGGTAAAAATACTACAGTTACTACAGATGCTAATGGTGTAGTTAAATACTCTGTGAATGATAACTTGAATGGTATGAAATCTGTTAACTTCGATGGTGGTACTACAGTGAACAATGATGGCTTAACTATTAACAATGGCCCATCTGTAACTAAAGATGGTATTGATGCTGGTAATAAAACAATTACTAATGTAGCTCCTGGCCGTGTAGAAGCAGGTTCTACTGATGCAATTAACGGTAGCCAATTGAATGACGCAGCTCAACGTATTAGCAACCGTTATGATGCAGCTATTGCTAATAACCAACGTGAAATCAGTAAAGTAGGTGCTCGTGCAGCAGCTATGGCTAACTTACATTACCAAGACTTCAATGCAGATGACAAATGGAGCTTCGCAGCTGGTTATGGTCACTACAAAGGTCAAAACGCTGGTGCATTAGGCGTAGCATATCAACCAAATGAAAACACTATGATTAGTGTATCTTCTACTATTGGTAAAGATGCTATGATTGGTGCTGGTGTATCCATGAAATTTGGTAAAGCATCTAAGATGAATGCTAATAAACAAGTTGCTATGGCTAAAGAAATTCAAGAACTTCGTGCAATCGTAGCAGCTCAAAATGCTAAGATTGATGCATTGGTAGATCATGCTATGGGTCGTAATGAAGCCATTACTGATGTAGTATTCCTAGATGTACCTGAAAATCATTGGGCATATATGATGGTACAAGACCTTGCTTACAAAGGTATTGTAGTTGGCTATCCAGATAATAACTTCTCTGGTGACCGCACTCTAACTCGATATGAATTTGCAGTAGCTTTAGACCGTGCTATTTCTGCTGGTTATATGAATCCAGAATTGGGTCGTGCTATTAAAGAATTCAAACCTGAATTAGATAGCATCTATGCTAATATGCGTTTCCGTGTAGATCGTGAATCTGGTAAAGATGGTAGTGTAAATAAAGTTGAACGTGTACGTGTTAATAAAGACAGTGCTCGTGATAACTATGGCACTATTGTAAAATAATCTAATATAAGAAAAGAAGTTCTACAAGGGTCATTGACCCTTGTAGACTATTTTCTTTTTTTTTGTAAAAATAGAAATTTTAGTTATATATTATAATCGTGACCAATGGTTAGGTTTATTTATAAGGAGGTATTTTATGCTTATACTAACTAAGGTTAAAGCGATTATAATTATATTCGCAACCCTTCAAAATGTAGTATTTGGATTCACATCCCCTACAATCCAAATCTACTTTATGAGTTTGGTAGATGCCAGTACTCTAAGCATTGCCAACCTATTGGATGCTGGGCTGGCAGGCACCATTAATAGTTTCCTGAGTAAAAATTCTTTCAGGAAACTATTTAAGAAGTATGCCCCTATAGTTGGGCTTATCGATGCAGTAGTCTATGCTGCAATCGTGTTATTTTCGGTGGACGATCCTACTATAAGGTTTATAGGGATCGCCATCTGTAATGGCACGTTAAATACTATTTGGGGAGTTATGCTGTTGGATAGTATTAATAATGCTATCCGAGGGGATGACTTAACTTCCTTTAATAGTTTGAATAAGTCTTGTAATCTATTCGGTTCCCTTATCGGATCAGGTATAGGCTTTTTAATTGGTAGCTCGTTGGATATAAATACAGCTATCATTCTACAAGCTATCATTGTCGGAGTTAACTCTGTATCCGAGCTATACGCATTCTATAAATTAGATAAAATTGAAGAATCGTAAAACTCGGACTTTATAGTTGTATACTATAAAGGTAATGATGATAATTATCATCGATTGAAGAATATAGCTATATTCAAGGACCTCTAGGAGTTAGAGTGATAGATACAATAGTATCTTGATCTTTAACTTCTAGGGGTCCTTGAACTATTAGTTTTTCTTTTTCGTTTTTCTATGATACTGAGCAAGGTTTAGGAGGTGATATATGAAAGAAAACCAAATAGTATTTTAGAATTCTACTTTTTATTAATCCAAGGAGGACAGTCGTTATGAAAATCATAAACGATGTCAAGAGGGATCTAAGATTCCTCATCGAATCAAAATTAACTAAGCAATTAGTTATTCAAACGATTTCTGAATTATATAAAAATGAACGTTTGAATCCAGAATCGATTGGTCTGTGGTATGACCAAGTACGTAGAGATATTCCAAGCTATGTACAACGAACCACAACTAATGAACCACAAGTATGTGATATTAAGAAATCCATAGTTGGTGGTAAAACAATCAAAGGGTCTATTATCACCCACGACAGAAAGAAAAGCAGTCGTAAAGATAATACACCATACTACAAACGAGGAGGTGAAAGAAGATGGCATAATATCGTAGTTGGAGGCACTATGATTTCAGCCAGAAGAAACCTAAAAGCAGCAAAAGCCTCAATCTCAGCTACATATAGATTTATGGAGTTGATAGATAGCGATGAGCCTAATCCAGAAAAGGCTATCATCGACATTGTCGATAAAGAATACCGTGAAGGATATTCATTGGACAATAAAAATGATATACTCACTAGATTCGCCAGTGATTATATCGATAATAAGGCAATATTTCTTATGATGCCAAAGATTGGTAAGGAAATTGCCGAAGGGCGAGACATCGAAATGGTTGCACGAAAATATAAGACCACTAAGGATACCATCATAGATATGGTTAAGAAACATAGCTTTGTATTCTTTACGTTCTATGATATGGGTGCTTTGACTTTTATAGAAGGGATGGAGGAGTATGGAAAAACCACTTATCATTCCAAATAGCTATACATACAAACAAATCGCCGATTTTGCTTATATAGCAGAATCAATGAATGGGTTTGATTTTATGTATAAAAATGGAAAATCTAAAGAAAGTTTAGACGCTCTCATTCCTAATAGCTCACAGTTACAGGCTAGGTACAATAGTTTCAAAAGCTACCTGGATAATTTTGGTATCACATTAGACCAATTCAAAAAATTGGATGTAAAAAGCTACTTCAATATAAAAGGTGCTAAAATTATGAGACACACTACGTATCTGAAGAATGTATTCTTTAGGTACTATAACCCAAAGCTCACTGAGAAGCTTTATGAGTTTTATAAACTAGTCGAAGTCAATAAATTATCAAAGACTGGGACTAAGAAATACTTTGGGTATAGGAACTCACAAACTGTAGCAATAGTTCGTGCCTATAGATTTGGTAAACTTTTAAGTTTACCATCAAATGAGGAGTATAATAACGCTCATAATTTTAAAAATAGAGCGGTTAATTATATGCTACTAACTAGCTATATTGATATACCAAATCAAAAGCATCAATTTGATATTAATATTAAAGATTCTATCAATCTTACAATGAAACTGATGCTATTAGTTATAGATGGAAAAGACAGTATATCTTATAGTGAATTTATAGACAGATATAATATTGATAAGAATGATATTTTATCTGAAAGACGTTATACAACTATAATAGATTATTATAGAAGATACAGAGGCCTGATCTCACAATATAAAGAATTAGTAGAAGACATCAATAACGGAGTATCTTGGCATTCTATCTTATATAAATATCAATTAAAGAAGTATAATCTAAAATCAAGAGATAAATTTGTTCTTTGGCTGGATAAAGTTGCTCCAATCAAAGCTTTGATTAAAAAGGAGATATAAAAATGGAAGAGAATTTAAAAAGCAAAATTTTAGAAGATCATGCTAATGGTATGACATTAGCAGATATATCTAGTAAATACGATGTTTCTGCTAATGAACTCGTTAATATGATTCTTGATAATGGGGTACATAATAGTGGTCCCCGAACATTTCAAGAAGGACCTGCATTTGTGGTAAAAGATGATACAACTTCTAACACAGAAGTACAAGAACAAGAACCTAGTGATATCGTTCTATCAATTATACCAACAGAGCAAGAATCTATACCACAGCATTATATGCCAACGCACAATGATGTGTTTATGGACTTAATCATATTTGGGTCGTGTCTTGATGATGTATGCTCTAAGTATGACATCACTAAAGGTGATGTAGGTATTATGCTTGAGGAAATCTATAAGGATTTATCTGATAGAGTTATCCCTATGGATGATATCAAAGAGGCAATTAAAAAGATCTGTGCAGAGGTTTATCTTGCACGTTTCAATTAGGAGGAGTTAAGTATGGAAGAAAGAAAATTAAACATGAATATCCGTCTTCATCATTCACCAAATGAATCATGGAAGACAACTATGGAGATTCTAGACTTAGATAAGCTTCGTATCGAAGGTATATCTAAAGGTAGAGACTTTATCATTTCTGAACCACAAACGGTAAAGAAAGATTTAAAGTCAGATTCTTCCATCTTCTCATCCAAATATGGTGCATCTATATCTGATGATAAAGATGCATATAAGGATAGATATCGTTGTGAATGTGGTCACTATACCGGTAGACTATATAACAATGAAATTTGTCCATATTGTAATACTAAGGTCAAATATGTAGACGATGACCTTAATATTACTGGTTGGGTTGTATTACAAGAGCATGTAATAATCCATCCAAACTTATTTAAGAACCTAGAGAAACTAATCACTCCAGCAGTTCTTAAAGACATCTTGACTCTAGATGTAGAGTTAGATGAAAATGGATTCGAAGTATCTAAAGTTAATGAGAAAGTCAGAAAAGAATCTGGTGAGTATCATGGTATTGGTATGATAGAATTCTGTAAACGGATAGACGAGATTATGGAATACTTTGCTCGTAAGAACAAGTCCAAGAAAGACAAGATAGCTAACTATGAGTTGCTACTAAAGTATAGGGACAGATTACTTACACATTCTATTCCAGTGTACTCTCTATTCTTACGTATGGTTAATCTCCAAGGGGATAAGTTCTCCTTTAAAGGAGCTAATGCTATTTACAATAATATCGCTAAGTATGCAGCATTAGTAAATGGTAACCGTACAGTAATTCAAGCAAGAGACCAATTTAAAGATGAGGCTCTCTTGAATATTCAGTATCTATATGCTGGGTCTAATGATTCTTTGTATGATTCTGTCATTGAAGAATTAGCACATAAGAAAGGTGCTATCCAATCTGCATTAGCTGGACGGTATAACTTTACTGGTCGTAATGTAATCATTCCAGATGCTACATTACGTATTGATGAGATTAAGCTTCCATATAACTCATTACTAGTTCTATTGGAACAGACTATCATCAATATCCTAGCTAGATCTTATAATATCACTTATAGTGATGCACATAAGAAGTGGTGGAAAGCCCAAACTTATGTAGACCCAGTTATCTTAGATATTATTAAGGGTATCATTAAATCCTATCCTAGAGGTATTCCATTCATCATCAATCGTAACCCAACTATTAACTATGGTTCTGTGTTACAAATGTATTGTATTGATGTATTGGTAGATTCATTCACTATGAGAGTTCCATTACAAGTACTTCCAGGTATGAATGCAGACTTTGATGGGGACTGCTTGAACATCACTTATCTTATTAATAAGGAATTCGTAGCTAGATGTGAAGAGTCATTGAATCCTAGAAATACTATGATGATTTCTAAGAACAATGGACGATTCAATTCATTCATGAACTACTTCAAGGATACTATTGTAAACTTGAATAGTTTCTGTAATCTAGGTTTCGATACTTATACTAAAGATGAGATTGATGATATCAAAGCTCTAATGGAGGGTAGATAATGTATACTGGAAATAACTACTTTGCTGCTAGATCTGATGTATTACAATTAGGTGAAGCTGTAGTAGTAAAATCTGAGCTACACGATATTGATATTCCATGTCGTGTAGCTTTAATTGAACCGAATGATCCAATGCAAGGATATAATACATACTATCTTGTATCTGATTATTCGGACTTGAACGATAAATTCGATCCACGCATTGGAAACTTCCATTGTGTGATCATTGATAAATAGGAGGTTTATTATGGGCGCTACTACATACGGTGGCTTCTAATAAATAATATGTATTGGGGTAGTCTTAAGGGCTACCCCAAACATTTATATAATTTTTTGTCATTAAGGAGGTATTATGGCTAAGAAACCTTTTTATGAGTACCGTATAGTCACTCCAGTAGGCCCAGATAATGATGGTAATATACCTCTGATTGAGCTTGATATAAAACGTGATGATGACCCTGGTATTCATACTATATCTGAAATAAAGAAAGATAGAGAACAGTTACCTAGGTCTGATAAAGATACACCATTGACTACTGATGATGTACAGTTAAAAGTAGAGCCTGGTAAAGACTTTGAAGTGGTTAATAGAGATGTGTTGGCTAAGATATATGCAGACCCTGATAAGTTTAAACCAATTGATATAGTAGAACGTATGGAGAAGAAGATATATCGCAATCTCTGTGTTCCATCTCATGTACATGCATATTCAGTATGTGTAGAGTTCTTTAAGAACTATATCTTATCACAGTTTAGTGCATCATTCTTTAAGACAGTCTACATTGAGGGTAAACATCTCTTTGATGATTGGGCTAAACTCAATATCAATGATATGATTAAACGTGGTAAACCTGCTATTGCTATTATTCCTCAGTTAGATACAGACTTTAACCGTGATGGTATAGATGCAAATAACTATGACTTGACATACTATGCTAGAACGTTTAACTATAGAGATACATTCTTTAAAGATAGAGAACGTGATAAGTATATTGCTATAGCATTTGAGCAAATGCTTATGAACTTCCAAGTACGTATTAAAGTCAATACTAAAGCTAAGCAAATAGATATTATGAAATATCTTAAGATGGCTCTTAAAGTCGGTGCTACATCTGGTAAGTATCTTGATATGGATATCCATGTACCACAAGAGATGCTATTAGCACTAGCTCAAGATGTCGGATTTGATGTAGATCTAGAGAAGAAAGAAATCAAAGACCCATTCAAATTCCTAGTATACTTGAATAGTAAGTCCGAAGTCCCATTCATCTATAAGCTAAGGGCTATTAATGGTAGAAATGAGTTCTTTATTAGAGCTAAAGCTATGTATACTCATATAGCTACACCAGATATCAATATAGATGATGGTGAACGTCAAGGACAAGTAAGTTCTAATTACTTTATTGAGTTTACTACAGAGATTAGAATGCCAGCACCTAAAATATATTGCTACTTTACAGCTAAGCATACTAATCTTATTGAGTTTACTGATAACGCTGGTAATATTAAGTCGTATGTAGCTAACTTTGCTAATGTACCAACATTGAATGAACGTGGTTGGGAACAATTCTTCACTTTAGATTATGAAGATAAGAAAGATAAAGTGCTAGAGATTAGTATTAGTGATATCTTTGATGGTGACCCATATATAAATAAATTAATAAAGTACTGTAAGTCTAAATTCATTAGTCCATCTGTATTTATTGACTTTAAGATTGTCAATAATAATAAGATAGTTGATATAGATGTCAACTGGACTGATATGGTTATCAATACAATCAAACCTGTAGACTTTGAGTATTCAGAGATAGTTGTTTATACTGATAAAGCATATATGAATTCTCAATTACTAGCTATGGAACAAGATACAGGCTACAGAGTGGTCTATAATAAAGATCCAGAATCTGAGAACTATCCTATACATGATAATAGAAATTAAAGAGTATACCTGGATGGGCAAATAGCTCATCCAGGGTATTTTTTAATTGTATATTATAACTATAAGTACATCCGTACATAAAGTTTGTAAAAACTCGTTATACGGATATATATGGTTATTATTTATATTAAATTGTGTTAGAATAGGAGATTAAAAATGCAAGAATCAAACAAATTAACTAAAAGTGATGTCATTAGATATCGGGAATTGAAAATAAAATACTTAGATACAAGGGCTCCAAAAGAAGCATATGCTATCCATCTATCTGGTATGACAACTAATCAAAAAATTAAACTATATAGTTATTGGACTAGATATATGAATATGGTTAATACAGTATCTGATAAACCAACGTTCTTAGAAAGAGAACAAGATATGAAAACTTGTGGTATACAAGAATTGACCACTATGTTATTTACAAGAAAAGCTATCTCTTTAAGACGGTCATCTGGTAATCCATTTCTATTATTACTAAGACCAAATATAGCACAAGAGTATGCTGATTGGTTAACGAATATAAGAGAAGAATATGGTGTTCCTAAATCGTTATTAAGACCTGTTCGTGGTAGACGTAAATCCCCATATAGATTGTACATCTATCCTGATTATAGTAAGTACTCTAATATATTTGATGTACCTAAGTCTATTAAAATCTTATATGAATTAGCTAAAGCATATGAGAATGGTGAGATATCTAGTGGACAAGACCTAAGACATAAACTATGTGAATTATGTAAAGAGATGGGTCATATACCATCATTCCAAACAGGTACAATAGTCAAGCTATATGACTCTATTAAAGACTATTATAATCTATACCTTGTCTATGATCAGCTAGGAGATGATTTACTTCTAGGTGAATCTTTTGCTTACTTAAACAAAAGATATAGACTAACTAAAATGGGTATTTATAATATAAAGAGTTTATATGCAGCTATAACAATACATGCATCTATAGTTGCATTATACCTTAGAACCAAAGGTCACTTAATCTCTAGGGTATTTAATACGTACTATACACCGTTCTAAGACAAAAGAAATCCCAGTATAGTCATTGACTATACTGGGTATTATTTTTTTTGTTAAAGTTAATATTTGTGATTGTATACTATAATTGTGTATGGTAGATACAGCTATCGTCAGTAGCTGTATCTAAATATAACCATACACTTGTAGGACATTATCCTACATGCCGAAAGGAGGTGACTCCTATGGCAAACCCAGGTTGCGTAGGAAACTACGCTAATCAGTTAGCAGAAAGATCTACCAATTTAGATTGGCAGATACGTACTGCAATGGACCTAGTAGCCGACAGATATGCTGACATAAACAATGTTAGTCATCATGAGGCTATTATGGCCTTTAGATTCCTTGTATCGCAAGGATTCAAACTACCTATAACTGAAAATCACTTATAGGTAATAAGAGAGAATACGGTGGTGTAGGTGTATGCCACCGTATTACTCCATTGTTATACCTGTTTTATTTTTTATACAGTTTCGAAGATAACAGGGTCAACGAAACCTACATAGGCTTTAGGGTTCTTAGCTTGCATAAATTCAGCTTTACGTAAGAAGTCTAATGTAACATTAAACCCTTTAAAGATATTACGCATACTAGTATTACCAGTAGCTGCTTTTACTATATTAGCTACACGTTCTACTTCTATACCTGTAGGGTTTTGTGCTTGAACTATATTAGCTGAAGAAGATAAGTATTCATTAGACCAAGGCCCCATAACTTGATATCTACTATTAGTGAAGTATACGGCAATCTTTAAGTTATAACCAGGGTTCTTTTGGAACTCTTGTGCTAAGACTTTATTGATACGGGCTATGTATGTATTAATAGGACGTAAAGACGCACGTTTAATAGATACATTAGTACCATTACGGTTATATTGTACCCCAGAATCATTATTAGCTTCAGCATAGTTATTGACTATAAATGCTACAGATTCATTTTCAGCTAGTTTACTATAGTATCTTGTAATGAAGCTAGTAATATAGTTGACATTATTATTCAAGTCATCAATATTATCTAGATAGATTACATATTGTTTATGATTAGTATCAGACTTTCTATTTACGAATAGATTCATAGGAGATTGTCCAATACTAATACTAGTTGGAATAGTAACACTATCATCTAAGAATTGATTATAGAAGTGAAGAATGCCCTTAAAGTGTGGTATAAGTGTAACTTGATTACAATCTGGATATGTATATTGACCCTCACGAAGAGAATGTGCTGCATCGTTAGGATTTAAGAATTTAGTTAACCCATTACGGATACCATCTCTGTAGAATCTAGCATACATAATATCAGAACTATGCATAAAGAAATCATAGACTACACCCTTCTTATAAAGCTTAGTACTAAACTTAGATTTCCAATCGTCAGAACCAGGTTCATTAGTGTAGTCTAAGTTAGGCTTAAACATTTCAGGAACTGCCACATATGTATTTCTACCAATACCTGATATACATTCATCACCATTACCGTTAAATAATAATGGGTTATTATAATGGAAGTATGTATGTAAGAATGTACCAACACCAATCTCTTGGATATTCTTATAGCCTTTATCGTCAGTATAACGCATAGATAGATTATCCATTGCTGGTTCAAACGTATTGATTTGGTTTACACCATAGTTTCTAGCTACACGTATACGGTTATATTCATTAGCATTATTACCTAATGCTACATAATTGCTAGAGCTATTTAATGCTAAAGACTCTTCAGCTAATAAACAGTTTGAGATATTAGCATTGAATACATAATCCCCAGTATGATACATAAATTTACCAGGGCCATTTTTAGGTTCTGCTACATAACTAGCATCAGTATCCCCAGATTGTTTAAATAATACATCTGGTAATACTGCATTACTTGTAATATTATTATTTGTACCAGGTACTGTGTTGCTACCAATGATATAGTTTATAGATGTAGAGTTATTAGGGCTAATAAATCCTTTGGTGTAACTACCATCAGACGAGAATGTGATATTATAGTTAAGTCTTTGAATATCCGTAATTGTATTTATTAATAATGCACCATAGATAGGATATCTAATAGCTGGATTATCAGGGATAAATTTACGTATTTCTATATATAACGTTTGGTTATTCATTGTAGATAATAACCACCCAGAGATATAGTCATATGTAGTTTTATCTATTAATGGAATCCAGAATTTCTCATTATTAGCACCAGTATATTCTATATAGCATATACGATATCTATAGTCACTGCCAGGTCTGGAATTATTGGTTGTTGGAATCTTATAGAACCCAACAGGGTTACCTGTAACTTTAAATATACAATCTGTCGTTATAGGGTCAGTTATAGTTTTATTTATTGAAGAATCAGGTATATTATATATATTAGCTGCTGATGCGGCATTTAATTCACGACCACAAATGAATGTGATATTATCTTCATTCCTAAATAAGTCATTCATAATACCGGCTGGTGCAGTTGTCCATAATGCTAAACCACCGGCAACTTCAGTGAAGTATATATCCTGAGGATATGTACCATTATCTATACCAGTTCGTACTCCTAGACATTCTCTATATATACTTTCTACAGTGTCACGACTGTTTGTCTGGGCAATACCACTATCATCTAGATCTGTATAATCTAATAAGAATAATCCAACGTCCTTAGATCCTGTAGCCATATAGTTAGTCCAAACAGATTTAGTTATATTCGCTAATTCTTGTGGACTTACATTTAATACATTACGTAAATAATCACTATCTACGATATAAACAGCCATGCTTCTATTATCTATATTGATATCACGTAACTTAGCTATAGTATCTTTGAAGTGCTCCATATAAGATTTACCAGCAGGAGCATCAGATCGTCTTAGTATGTACTTAAATGCTGGTGCATTAAATCTGATAGACACATCAGAGCTTATACTTGTAGGTCTAGGTTCTACTGAGTTTGTATATTTTACTGCATTTACGTAGTCATCTATAAGTAAGATATAGCCCCATAGCATATTATCGATCAATGTTTGTCTACGATACATGTAGATACGGCCATAGGTATTATTGATAGCATTAAACAAATTATATTGACCAATACCGTATAAATCATATGGGGCAGCATTACAGTTACTAGCAGATTCAGTTACAACGCATTTAATAACTGGAGAATCTTGGAATAAGTCTAATGCTATACGGTTATGCTCTGTTTTACCAACTACCATTTCACAATGAGATGCATCTAATAATGGTGTAGTGAAATCAGAGAAGTATCTTGATTTCAAGTTTACTATTTTATTAGCAGTATCTATATCTGTTACATTTATAGGATTAGCTTTATAGAAGAACTCATTATTATCTCTTGTAGGATTAGCGTTAGGTATTCGCTTACCAGCTATGATTACATTACCCTTGAGATATCTATATCTAGGTCTATATTCGTTACCATTACAGCCGGCTAAGAATACATTATCTGTAGATATACGTATACGGCTATATTCACTAATAGTTGTATCAACTTCAAAAGCATCTATAGTTATATTAGGATCACTATGATATACTTTATAAGTTACAGGTAACTTACCATCAGTATTACCAGTATTAGCTATAAACTCTTTAACGTTAATAGTCTTTAGATACTCTCTATTAGAGTTGACTATTGGTATAATTCTACCCTTGTATTTGATGGCAACAATAGACATGCCAATATTAGGTCTATTAGATAATATTTGGCTAGTAAAGTATAACTTATATTCGCCATTAGCTTTTAATTCATCTATAGTACCACCGACTTTAGTAACGTCATACATATCAAATAGATTGGACTCGTTATTAAATGTAGTATTAAGACTGACTTTCATCTCATCGTTTTTAAGAACGTAGTCATAGAATATACTTTGTGGCGTAATGCGTTCAAATGGTTTTGTCATAGGATATAACTCTGATTCCCATGTGGTATTACCACTATCAGTATTGATAGCTTCAGTTTCACCATTATCGCCGACTATGATATTACCATGTACAGAATAGTTTCCTATCTCAAGAAGAAGTTTAACTGTGCTTAATGCTGGTACAGATATATTACCATCACCAGTAATACTAATCTTAACTGGCTCATTAGATGCACCAGTTACCACAGATTCGCTTCTTACTAATAGATATGGTTTACTAAATTTCTTTAGTTCATCACCAGGTACAAATATCTTCCATTCAGTGCCACCAGTACTTGCTACATTTACGTTAGTATTAATTACCACACCACTTTGTGGGATAATACGATACATAATTACACCATCAGGAGTAACAGTTTCATTATTTTTTGTAACCGTGTATGTAGTGTCTTTGACTCTAATTGTAGCATCAAATGTAGTATAGTTATTAGCACTATTATTGAAAACAGCAATTACAGTCTTACCAACTAAACCATTTAGTTTTGTAGAACTAGTAATTTCAGTCCAATCTTGTACGTTATCGGCAATATCATTAGCTAAATAGTATTTTACACCCTCTATGGTAGGGCCATTGAATCTTACTGTATATAATGTATCAGCATCTATAATCTTAGACTCTGGTAAATCATATAAGAAATAATGATTAGGTCTAATATCTAAACAGTCTTGAACTAAACCAAAATCATTTAGATTTTTGATATTAGGGAATAGAATATCACTAGTATTAGCTCTAAGTCTATCTAGGACTACAGAAGATTCATTAGCTATAGATGCTGGTAGATATTTGATTAATAGAGACTCTTCTTTGGTTATAGATTCTCTATTATAGATAACGTATTCATCAGCATCATCTAAAGCTGTTTTGATTGTCTCATATGGGACTTTATTATCATTAATAAGTCTGATGATAGAACGGTATTTGTATTTCTTTATATCAGATGCTAGTTTATTAACTATAGCAGCACACTCTTCAGGTGTTTTATTACGAGCTAGTACATTGATAGTCTTATAATTAGAATAGTCTATCTCTTGTTGAGTTATATTCTTTCCGTTATAAGTCATTACTGGTTTAAACTTATATGGTGTACCATTTACAATATTATCCATAATCTTATAGATAGACATAAAGTGTGGCAATAACCATTCAGTGTATCTATTGGCTTTAGAGTTATTGGATTTTGTTTTACGTACATATGCTAAGTCTATATCGTCCATATGTGAACGGTATATTACCCCATATGGGATATCATTGATGTATTTTAATGGGTCTATAATAGACTCACTATTTACATTGATACTAGTAGTGAAATCATATAAGCTAGGTAGACAAGTTAATGTTAAATCACCAGATACAGTTCTAAATAAACCATCATTAGGTTTATTTGGTATACATAGCTCAAAGTCCTTATTGACATTTAGCTTATTGGTATCATCATTAAAGACTAATAGCTTACTAATCTTACTATATGTGGTATTCTTGCTATCTGTCCAGTTCTTACCAAATTTATCAATAAATTTCAACTTACCATTAGCTAGATTGAAATTCCCATGCATATCTGGGGTATTGACATATGATGCTGGTATAGCATATAGTCTATTCTTAACGAATACAGATTTAGTTACATAGTATTTGTATTGGTCGTCTAAACCATTATCAAATGTCGGATAGTCTCTATATCTAGCATGAGATGCTGTACCAGATGGCACACTAATCTCAATACCATCAAGATATTTATTTCCACGGCTAAAGTAAACCTTATACGTACCACTAATAGTAGCATAGTTTACATCAGTACCTGTAGTATTCTTATTGGATATTGCAAATAAAGTCTCTACTGTAATGTAGTTTTTATCTGTATCTAATAATGGAATAACTCTACCATCATACTTAACCATAGCAAAAGTATTTACGTTCAGTAAACGACCATTTATATCGGTTTTAGCTATACGGAAAGTATACTGTGCATTATTAGCCAATGTATTAGCTTGTGTATTCTTTGTTAACCGTTGCTGTTTCTTTATCTCAAATTGAGTGAATAAACAAGGGTACCAGTTATTGGTACCCCGTTCAACTATGGTTAACGTTTTCTTTGTGGCATCTACAGTTTCTTCTTTAACAAATTCACCAGCATAGATTTCTAATCCTTTAGAAGTCCATTCACCAACGTATTTGTTACCGACAGTAAACTGATTGTAGTCTACAGGTAATACAGCACCATTTCTAAACTTAGTTAGAAGAGGTACGGTATTACCATTTATTCTAATAGTATCTCCACCATCAACCCCTTGTTTGAATATAAGATTGATATGGTCTCCAAGTTTAAACTTAGGGTACTTTTTCTTAAATACTATTACAAATTTTCCCATAGTTTATCCTTTCTAATTAACTGAGAATGTACCAGTTAATTTGGTATCATAAGATACACCTTGTTTTTTCTTAGTGTAATAATTTATCAAGTTTCTAATAGCAGGGTATACGTTATATTCAAACGAGCTACCAGATAGAGCCAATATAGCATATTGCTCTACTGTATATTTAGCAAAGTCTGCATAATCTGATACATTACATAATCTGAATGAAATAGCATTACTTGTACCAGTATTATATAGCTTACCATTTCTTAGACAATGTAATGGATATCTATTAGGTCCTTGAGGGAATGCTAATGTTGTATATAGATGCTTATCTCTATCCGTAGTAGGTAATAGCACTCTACATACGTTTTCTGGGATTATAGCATTTATATTAGCATAATCAATATTAGTAGTAGCCATCAATGGTTCATCTATTGCTGGAGGTTTTAGCATATTAGGCCAAGTATCATTATAGTTATAATCATCTCTATAGAATGCTATCTCTCCAGATCTATTAGTTGTCATAGTGTAATTATCTGTATTGAAATAGTTGATTGTATCATATAGAGCAAATCCACTTCTATGAGAGAATACTGTAGACATATCATCTAGTATCATATAATAACCAAAATCAACTGTAGCAGTTTTCATAACCTGTCTAAATCTTAGTTTAAGAGTTTTACCAACTAATGATCTATATGATACATAGCTAAAGTTAGAATCAACTATAGGGTGAGTCCAAGTATTATTTACATTAGCAGTAGACGGCACAAACATCGCAGGACGTTCGCTATCTCTAGATATATTCGCTACATTATCTCTATCTAAGAATGTAACTGTGACTATATCATCATCGTTTACATTACTTAGTTTACGTAAACATTGGAACCCATTAACAAACGTATTGACATTCCAAACAGTGGTATATGTATGATCAGCTGTTGGTGTAGTGTCTTCTAAGGTTTTTGTGCTTGGTGTGATATCATCGTTAAGAATATTATAACGACTATCAAAGAACTCTAGTTTATGAGTAGCATTTACAGTATACACTTTCTTAAGTTCTTTATACTTGGCTTCAAAGTTACTAAAATCATCTAACCCAATTAATACAGTTTCCACTGTAGTTGTATTAGATTCATTTAAGACTTTATCATAGTTAACTTGACCAGATAGTTTAGTACGTAATACATCTAGAGTATTACCCTTGACTAATAATTTCTTTTCAAGCATATGATCTGTCCAAGTATTATCCCAAGGGAATACTGTAATCTTATCTGTATTTGAATTAGATTTGAATACAGATATTTGATTGAATAGTTCAGTAGCATATCTAGATTTAGTTAGACTACGTCCACCATCAATAAGATTAATCTTAAGATGTCCAGTTGTACTATTATTAATATCTCGAATGATATTGATTACAGAGTCATCTGGGGTATTAGCACAGTAGATAGTAACCCCATCTAAAGCATTAATATCTACATCATTAGAAGACTTATACTTATAATTGGACGTACTATGTAATTCAGATTCAGTTGGTTCAATAAGCTCAGTATTATTGACTAAGTGGTTATAGATATTAATGAGAGAATCTAAGTCTGGTAATAACCAGTAATTCTCATTTATACCAATAGCAGAGTCTTCATCGCTAGCTAGATTGATATCATCAAACTTAGCAATCTTATAAGACTTGGCTACACGAGCTATATTGATATCAGTCTTTGTATTATTCTTAGGGTTAATGATTTCACCATTAGTAGATTTATATAAACCTAGTACATGAATCTTAGACCCATTACTATGAGCCATATCATTATACCCATTATCTTTGTCTGTAGAAGATGCTTTGACTATATGAATACTAGTTGGCATCTTACGATCACAGAATCCAGATAATGTATAGATGGTATTATCTTCATCAGCATTAGCTGTACCATGACCCATATAATCATGAGTAATAGTTGTAGTGATATCTTGTGTTACAGCACTACCATAAGTCATGCTTTCAGTACCAGCTAAGTTCTTAGCATAGTTAAATACAAGTTTAGTATTAGCAGTTGGTTCTTTAGCATGAGCTGCACTAGCTACAAATGCTGCTACCATGAAATTATCATGCTTAACGTATTCAGTATACTCTACGGATATATTATTAGTACCATTAGCATAAGTCATTGCTTCAATAACGTCATTAATAGTTAAATACTTACGATCAGTATCTACTAATGGAACTATACGTCTAATACCATTATTACGTACATCATCAAATACAATAGCAGCTATCTTCTTTCTAGCACTTTCATCAATATTATTTAAAGAATCATTACTGAAAGAGATAGTATATGTACTATTAGGGTTAACTATATTATCGTCTTGTGACATATATGGTTTAAGATATATATACTGATAGATAGATGGATAGTCTATCATAGTATTTCTATATAACCACATACTTCGTTTTACTGATGGATCCACAGGACCATCACCTGATGACGGAAAGTCAGATGCGTATAATATGATTTTATTACCTTTAAACTGTCCTACTACGGTTTGGCCAGCCACAATTTCCCCAGCATCTAAGTATCTTAATACAGAATCCTTATATGCTACATACATAGGATAATCATGATTATTGATAGCAGCAGTATCACCACCGCTGCTATCAGTATTAAAAGTAATTTTAATATAATCATCAAAACGCAACTTACAATTCCCTTCTTTGAAAGTTATTGTATGTCTTGCCATATTAGCCTGCCTGTAAAGTGATAAGTTTTTCTTGAATCAAATATTTTATCATTTGTGCATAAGTTTCATCATAAGCAAATTCTATAAGATATTGGTCTATATTTGGATTTTTATATACGAAGAATCCAGTTACATTTCTTAAGAATTTACCTATAGCATTATCCATATTAAATAAATCTACTAGTTTTAAATAATCTTTATTTATACCGGTAGCACTTTTAAAATAAGAGGTATTAATATTAGTTAGTACATCGGTTAAAGATATATAATCAGAAGCAGTACTAGATGGTTTTACTTTACTTAATGGAGAAAATTTAACAAATACAGTTTCTTTATTTAAAACATCTGCTGGTATTTTATCATAATATGTAATATTACAACCAATGCCAATATTACTGCCCAAATAGTACAGGCCACCTACATTAGCATATTGTGTAATATACCCATCCAATCTACTAGCATTTTGTATAATAGGCTGCCCATCGACATATACTTTATTAGTAGACTTGTGTTCTATTTCATCAACGATCATAATTTTATTACTATAACCACTTCTTAGTGTATATGGCTTTAATGTCAAAAACTCTCTATTATTAAACCCAGCATTCAAATCTTGTAAAGTTATAATATTAAAGTTTTTATCCATTAATATTGCATTATTTACAACTGCGGCTATACTAATAGTAGTATCTGCATTATACACATTATTATTAGATAGCTCATTGTTAATCGCTGTAGTTATTTTAAAGTCGTTATCACCTTTATTAAATAACTTCATTTGCTTAGTGAAATCATTTCTAATATATATACCATTTCGTGATATACTAAATTGTATATTAACGTACCCTCTAAGCGTAAAACCACGGTTATTTTTATAAACTCTATTTGAATAAGATGAATCACGGTATAATACTGTAGGATACAAACTATTTTCATAAGTTAAGTTGTCCCCACCAGAGTATTCAATAAATGGACTATCTGGGATATCAATATAGTTACCATCATGAACAGTTTCATCACCAGGATTTACTGTAGCATTACCATCATGGATACGTGGATGACTATTAACAGTAAACCGTAGCTTAAACTGTTTATTAGTCTTATCGAAGATGAATGGCATGATATCACCAGCAGCGATAGCATCTACGATTTGTTCACCATTCTTATCACAAATATTGTATACAGCTTGACCAAACTCAGTATAAGAATCACCAATAGCACCATCAATAAATCTAATATTTAAAGATTCACCATGTTTTAGATCATTAAGAGAATCCATATCCCCTGGTGGGATTAAACGTAATTTCTTAAGATCTGTGGTACTATCATGAACAGCACTGAAGATTCTGCTAGAGAACTCAGGGTTTACATCTGGTGTATCTGGTGTATTATCATTAGCATTCAAGTTATAAGAGTTAGCACCACGAGTACGTACAATACGTCTAGATACCAATTCCAATACTTGACCAGTTTCCATTGTAAAGTCTATAAGATGAATAGCTTTAGCATTTTCATCAATACGATAGTTTACATCTTTAACTAGTTTAAGCCCTTCGAGATATACTTCCATATAATCTACACCAGGAAGATAAGATGCATCACTAAAAGAGATTGTACTAATATTATCAGTTGGTGCAGTATAGACTTTATTGTAAGTATCCATACGGTAAGGCATACCATTAGTGATATAGAAACGATTATGAACCGCATCATATTGTAAGAACAATTCATCGTTTTGAGTAATGTCACCAGCTTCAAGTTTACTTGCTACAGATTTGTATACTGGGATAGTACGATCATTGACTACAAGATCACCATTAGCTGGCATATTGGCACGGAAACGTACAGCAATAATATTACCATCAGCTAATGTATAACCCTCAGGGACTTCGAGAGATAATGCTGATGTAGTTGTAGCAATAGGTTTAGCAATAGCACGAGAGATGATATTCTTTTCATCACATAATGCAACTAGTAAATCAAATAATGTTTTAACTGATGCACTTGTTGCTACAGAGCTAGAGCTATTTAAGAATGGGGAATCACTTACATTAGCCATTCTATCAGTTGGGATAGAACCACGGTTAATAAGAGACCCATCAATATTATTAATCATACCAGCTACAGCAGGTGCTTTAGTATTGTAAATGAATGTATAGTTGATAGAACGATTCATTTCAACTGGTTCATTAAACACAATATCATTACCATCAATACTGTAACGGTTAGGATAAATATAGTTAGTACCAATATGAACTAAGAATGCATTAGGCATATCAAAGTAATTATCAAATGGTACAGGAATAGGGAAACGTTTCTTAGTTTCAGTAACTAAGTGTGTACGGAAAGATGTAGCAATTACACCCATTTGTTTTAACTTAGCTTCAACAGTCTCACCAGATTCTAGGTAAGTATTATTAGCTGTAGTCAATGGTGCAATACGTTTACCATCTTTCATGATAGTAGCTTTAGTAATATCTGTAATAGGACCTACATATTTACTAGCTTCTTTTACAGATAAGAGTTGTTGCCAACCATCATTTGCATCATAAGCATAGAATGTACGAGCATCACGTACACAGTAGATACGTGCTTCAAGAACTGTATTATTATTTACAATTTGAGTACGTTCATTATCATTATTAAGCATAAGAATGAAGTCTGTCAATAGACGCATATCATCAGAAGCATCATAGAAGACTTCTCTAGTATCGGTACAGTAAATAACTGTACCAGCAGAACGGGTAACCTCATGGAGGTTATTCCGTAGGCTTTCTGTATATTTTAAAGCTCCCATTTATATACCTCCTGGAAGTTAAACTGTGCCTTGATCAGCAATACCCATTTCATATTCATAGTTATAGAACCAGCTAATACCAGAATCATAAGACATCATTTTCAAATGAATCTTCTTATTAGTTGGTGGGATATATACATATAGATTATTATTATCTGGCTTAGTAAACTTAAGAATCTTTCTTGTAGTATTACTAGAGTTTGTAAAGTCAATAAATAAGTCAATCCATAATGTAGTATCACGAGTACCACTACGTTGAATCTTGAACTCTACATTAGAATCTTGGCTATCAAAGCTATGAATAGTATAAGGATAAATCTTATTAGCTTCAGGGTCACCAGATGGTAAATGTACTTTCTCTGCAGGCATAGTTACATTCTTAGCAGTAACTTTTTCACGTTCCAATGCAGATACACGAGGAGTTAAGTCTTCTGCTAACATTAAACCACTGACTTGTGTTTTAAGTATATTAACTGAGTTAGTCAATACAGAGTTTTGAGATTCTAAGTTAGTGATATTAGAAGTGAAATTAGGTACAGCTTCTAGTGTAGCAATACGTGTATCATAGTCAGCTTTAAACTTAGCAATGTTTAAGCCTTCTAATGTATTCAATCTACCAGAGATAGCAGATACTTCAGATGTAGTACGATTAGTATTACCTTCGATAGCTGATAGTTTAGATTCTGTATTACTTTTCAACGTTTCAAAAGATGAACTAATAGTATTGACTTTATTAGTCAACTCAGTAACCTTAGGTTCTAAATCAGGCTTAGCTAATAAAGTTTGTACTTTAACTTGAAGATCGGTAATCTTAGTAAAAGCAGCAGACTGTGCTTCAATAGCAGTAATACGTCTATCTAAAGCAGTAAACTTAGGTTCAGTATCTTCTTTGGATTCTAATGTAGTCAATCTATTATTCATAGCTTGTGTATCAGATTTAAGTCCAGAGATATCCGTTTTAATAGGATCAATCTCTGCTGTTTTAAGAATCTTAGTATCCAATACATCTAGACGGTTACGGTTAGAATCAGATAATGTTTTGATTGCTGGTAAGTCTGCATACAAATCAGCAGTAACTTGGATATCAGCAATTTGTTTACGAAGACGTTTAAACTCTTCAGCATCAGGTGGAGCTAATGTTTCCAATCTAGTAACACGTCTAACTACATCTTCATCAATACGTGGTACCCATTTGATTACGTTATTATCTTTAACTGGGTAAGTATTATTACCAGCAACCTTAAAGTTAGAGATACCTACTTCAGTATCTTGTACTGTAATAGAACGGTTATCAAATCTTAATGTCGGAGAAAGATAATGTGCTTCATCATTCTCTTTTAGTGTAATATTATTCTTATAGATTCTATTGATAGCCTTAGTAAGATTAATCTCACCAACACCCTCAATATTAACGATGAAGTTATCAGCAATAGAACCAGAGCTAGTAAATTCATTGATAATATTAGCAGTAATATCTATAATAACTGATTTATCTTCAGCAGATACTACATAGAGCTTACCTTTTTTATAATCAACTAATAGCTCTTTCTTCTGAGCTATAAACCTAGAGTCATAATCTAAGGCTATAACCGGAGCTCTACCACTGTTGTATCTAGTAGTATTAGGCATATAGTAACCTCCTTTTAAAAGTCGTCAAATTATATAAATGTTAAAGTACACCAAAAATTGAGGTAGGAGCTTAAAGGCCCCTACCTCGGTATTTTTAGTATTTAAGTTCCCACCAATTGTTTTCTTTATAAACTTTAGCTTCGGAACCATCATGAGTAAATGTAGTTTGTACTTCTTCAATATTAGTATATTCATCAGCAGAAGCTTCTGGCTTACTACCAATGAATGTAGGACTATTAAAGGAGTTTAATTTATCTTCTTCACTTACAGGAGTAAGCTGTCTATTACGTAAATCATCTAAAACTAATTCATCATTAGTAGCATAGTCTAAGTCAGGATGTGTCATAACTTCACGACTAGCATTAAATGTATCCATAATATACAAGTTAGATTCTCTAGCTGGTACTAAGTTATCATAAGTGATACTTAATGCGCCATTAGAAGTTGCACCTTTACCTACAACTACCATGAATCTTTCACCAGGTTCTACACGCATATCCAAGTAGTTAGATACACCTTCGACACCACGAGATACAGATATAACTACACCCTCGTTTGTTAAACGTGTGAATGCTTTAGCATATTCATCGTTGTTCATATTAGTTGGTGAGTAGTTAGCTAATGTATCTTGGTCAAATGTATTATATGGCGCTTCAGTATAAGTACTCTTACCAAATTTAGTAAAGTCAGACTGCTTATCTAATTCAATACCAGCACTTACAGTATTCTTAGATGCAGTACCATAACGTGAAGTAGAAGCATTATAGTATCTATAGATATCAATACGTTCTACTGTAGCACTATCAGGCAATTCAGGTACACTAAATTTATTAATACCATATCCTACGATTTGGATAGCAGCCATCTTAGATACATGGGTAACGCTATCATTTAATGCAGGAATACCTTCAAAGCCACTACATAATGCAACTGTCATATTAGTTACACCTTCTGGCACTTCAAAGATAGACTCACCTTCGTCCCATGTAAATACATTATCATAGGAAATAGTCTTATCTTCACCAGCAGGGATTTCTTCATACATATTCGTATCAGTATTAAGACGTTTAGGGAACCAACCAGCATTAGCAAACGATTTATAGTCTACTATATATTTAGGACGTTTACCATCATTCTTATTGAACCCAATGCATACAAAACCACCCTTAGGTGCTGTAACTTTGTACTTAATCTTAGGCATAGTCTTAATAGTTTGAATTACTAAGTTACCAGCTAAGATATTAGGGTCAGCAGAAATGCCATATGTACCCTCTTTAGGGTTTAGACCAACAGCCCATCCCTTTTGAGGTACACCATTATTAGATCTAGGTTGACTAATAGAGAAGATACATTTAATCAACTTATTAAAGTCATCAGCTTTTTCTTGAGGAATCAAGTAAGAAGCTTCACCTACTTTAGCATTAGATAATGGATTTGTAGTTCTATTACTGAATACATCTACTTTACTAGAACCAGAGATAGATTGAATGCTTAACTTAGTAATACCCTCAGGTACAGTAAAGCTATAGCTACCTGGTGCAGTAAATCTATGAGTAATTTCTTTAACTTCATTGATTTGTTTATTCTTCAATGTAGATGTGTCATATGTATAGATGAATGGTAATCCTTTGTTTACACCACTAGCAATGTAGTGTTCACGAATAATGTGGTTAACGATAGCTTCTTGACTAATATTAGGAACTTTATGTCCTTCGATATCAGAAACTTTAGTATAGATATCCCACATCTTATCTACATCTTCAAGGTCTACAGAGTTAATGATAGTATCATAATCAGATCTGATATTCTTATAAGGTTCTAAGTCAGCTATTCTTGGTGTATAATCCATAATAACTGCATTGAATCTTGTTTGAGGATCTTCTGTAAGTCTAATAATATTATTAGCAGGAGTCACAATAGTATCAGCAACTACTTTCTTACCATTTACATATAAGAAGAATAGTTTAGAATTCATATTGTGTTTGATCTTCTTCTTATCTAGATAGATATATCCATATTCTGTAAGTTTAGGATGTTGAACTTCTTCTGAAGAGTAAGACTTATTAGTATTATTAGCTACGTATAAGTACATGAATACTACATTCTTATCCTTAGGGAGAGCATCATCAAAATCAACTAAGGATAATCTATTACGTTTCTCATCAATAGTGTATCTAGATGGATCTAAGTATACATTATCGACAAACACTAAGCACTTATTCCCTTGCTCGAAGTAGTTATCGAATGGTAATACAATATCAAAGTCCATTTGGTTTTCCATAGTAGACTTAGTAATACTGATATCCTTTTCGACTACAGCATATTTGGAATCAATCAATGTAAATAAGACTTCTCTACCAGCTACGGTTTTGATATTATCGTTAATAAACTTAATATAACCAGTAGCATTATTGATAGTATAGTTAGAAGAGTCTATAAATGTACTACCAATAGTAACAAAGAAGTTATGATCATATAATAGAGTTTCTTCAAATGGAATCTTAATATCTCTTTGACCATCAGTAGCAATAGTTGTAGCCTTGCTAGTAAAGATACCATACTTAGAAGTGTCTACCATATCACCAATAGAACCTGTTACATCATCAATTGGTTGACAGTATACAAAGATAAAGTCAATTTCACGACCATAAGGAATCTTATCATCATCACCTAAGAATCGTAAGTCATCACCATCAATTACATAACGACGCTTATCTACAAGAGTATCACCAATAACTAAGAAGAACTTATTGTCTCGCTTATTATAGTCATGGAATACTTCAGGTAACTTGAAGACTTGTTGATCATCTTTAGTTGCTCTAATAGTGATAGTATGGTTCTTTACACTAACCTTATTACCAACCATAAAGTTGAATACTAATTCTTGACCAATGTCTAAACCATATGGTGAAGTTAATGTCATAGTATTAGTATCAGGGTCTACGATATAGTCATCAGTATCTAAGAAGATACCATTACGGATAACGAAGAACTCATTACCATCTTTAAAGTAATCACCATAAGGTACTGGTACAGTAAACTTAGTTTGGTTTTCAATATTAGCAGTTACACGTACAGCACTAGCATCTAGAGTATACTTGTTTGTAGGATATACGAATACGAATACCATAGCAGTATTAGGGTCTAGATGTAAGTCATTATTACGGAATCTAATAGTACGACCACCATCTTCAATAGTATATCGAGATGGGTTTACATATAAACCTCTATAGGATACGAAGAAGAAACCATTATAACCCTCATATGGATAAGGGATATCGTAATAGATATCATCTACGGATTCAGCATAAGTGAATCTAGCATCTACAGTTAAGATATCTTCTTCTTTAACACCACCAAATGTATCTACATCTAATGATTTATTAAAGATGAACACAAATGTCAATTCACGTCCTAATGGTAAATAATCACTAGGGTCTTTCATGATAATCTTATCACCAATTACATCATATCTAGATTGCTCTAAGATTACACTACCACGCATTACAAAGAAACTATTCTTATCATTCAAGAAGCTCTTTGTAGGGAATGGAATACTAAAGATAGGTTGATTATCAATAGTAGCTTTTACATGAGTAACTTGTGCTGTATTGTTTGTACCAATATCCACATAGTTCAAAGCATCTGGAACATAGAAGATTTCCACTCTATCACCAGGGTCTGCCATAATACGTGTATGGATTACAGGTCTAACTACAGAGTTATCTGGTTCTTCGAATAAGAAACGATACATGTCTTTAGATAGCATACGTCCATTATGGAATACCAAATATCTATCTGGGTCTTTACAAGCTACAAAGTCCTTAGTTAGATAGAAAGTACAACGTTTAAAGTTTACTGGTGGATAATAAGCATATCTGAATTGACGTTTAGATGCCATATAGATATCTTTACCATACCAGTTAGCATCAGTAAAGCTGATAGTCTTAGCTTCTTTATCGATAGTAAATGGTGCATCGAATAAAGAATTTTTAGTGAACTCAAGACAGTCATAGTAGATATGGTTGTCTGTATAGTTAGCAAATACAATTAAGTCCTCATATGGAATAGTAGTATTCTCAATAGTGTCAGTATTAGGTACTTGAACTTTAAGGAAGTTATTATTGACTCTAGAGAATCTTACAATCTCAAAAGTATCATACTCTTGAATATCATCATACTCTTCTTGAGTTAATTGTAATTGGGATTCACTACCGATATATTTGATGCGGTTATATAAATCCCATAATTCACCATTACGATGAATCATAACGAATGTTTCTGTACGATCATGCAGACCACGTGGCATTCTAAAGATTAAGTCAGTACCAATATAAGATTTGAATTGCTCACCAGTATAAGAATCACTATAGATATTGGCTAGTTTTTCGTATAGTTCATCAAAGAATGCTCCATTATATCTAGAGATATATCTGATACCATGCAAGAAGTTATCATTGTATTCAGTATCATTGCGATATTCATAATCGAAATCTTTTTGCATTGTATGTAAGTCTAACCCTTTGATGGTATTGTCTACTAAAGCAGATTTCATAATATCATCATTAGGTGGTCTAACTATATTAGATTGGTTATCATTAACTACTGCTCTATAGAAGTACTTTATAACCAAGTCTTTATCTATAGGATTACCATCATTAATTGATACTAAGTTAAGATTCTTGACATCAGGTTTAATTGTAGGGTTTAACTTACTTTCAGTAAAACAAATGAAGTTCTTATCAGTAGACTTATGACGTTTATCTACTAAGATATCTAAGTTAACAATAGTAGCACCAGCTAAGTTAGACCATTGCTTAGTTATAAGATTAATACGTTCAGTATTAGTGGATACTACAATAGCACCATAGTCTAATGCTAAGCCATTATCACCAAATCTGAAGATAACTGTTTCTTTGTAAGGGATATTACGTTTTTCAGAGTAACTTACATTGAATGGGATATTGATGATTTGTACGTCATCAATATGAATAGGGTCAATACCCACTTTATTATTTATATAGAGATATGTATATCGTTGATCTCTAACTAATGTAATATCAGACCATTTGATAAATAAGCCATTGACAAATACTAAAGACGGATTAACCAATCTTTCATCAACAGCGTCTTTAAAGTTCTTGATATATACTAGTTTCTTTTTGGATGGTCTATCTGTAATAAATCGTAGACCGTTGACTTTAAGTACGTATTTGTCTTTACCAAATACATATCTATGACGGCCTTCTTCGAGATAGTACTGAGATACAGACCAAGAGATATCTAATAACTCAGGAATCATACCAGCTTGAATAGATTCAATATTCTTTACTGTATAATTCCTGAGTAAATCTACATGCTCTACAATATTAATCTCATTGTGATTATGTCGCATGTATTATCCTCCGATTAGATTACTTTTTTCAAAATATCATTACAGTATGCTACCATTGCATTACCAGCTACTTTTTCGATAGTGGATTGGTTATTCAAGAAACAACCAACGTATGCATCTGTAAGCATAGCACTGAATGCTGGGAAGTATTCTAATGCAAACATAGTTCCTGGTGTATATAGCTTAATCCATGTAGCCAAGAATGATTGTAATTCTAATTCTTTAAGCTTAAGAATATCATTACATGTATGCATGAAATAATCAATATTAGCAAAAGATTCTACTTCAAGATATGCTACAAGAAGTTCTTTCTCACGTTCAGTAATATTAGCAATCTTCTTAGCTAAGTTTACGTTAACACTAAATCTAGATTTCTTATACACCGTATTAAGGAAGTATAATGCAGATAAGAATAAGCAACGGTTACGTAGACCGTTGATATTATTAATCTTGAATAGGTAGTTAATGATATTAGTGAATAAGTTAGCAAATGCATGTGCAGCATCTTCAATAGTACTGGTACCAGTAATCTTATCTAAATGATAAGCATGAATAGTAGCAGCATAGATAAGGTTAGCAATCAATACACTAATATTATGACAAACGTATTTACCATTATCATCTAACTCAATAAGACCATATACGTCAATATAGATTGCATACTTATTACGATCGCCTTTAAGATCTCTAGCCATGAATACTTTCATCATTCTAGGCATAGGTTTTTTACCAATAACTAATTTAAGTCCTTTGAAGTTTAAGAACTCAACTAAGTTACTAGATAACTTTTGTTGCTTACGAACTTCATAAGCAATATCTTCAAACTCTTTAGAAGATATATCAATCACTTTACCAGCATTGATGAATTCGACCATTTCTTTTTCGAATTCTTGTTTGTGTTGTTGGAAAAGGAAAGTAGTATTCAATGTTTTAATTTCTTGTGCCATGAATAGTAGCTCCTCCGTTGAAAAAATAAGAGATTTTACTAATATGTTTCCCTAGGCTATTTATATCGAGTCAGGGTTATATGCCCCTATGTCACAGTGTGACATAAAGGCATATAGGAATTGGTAGTATATATTTATTATAGGAGAAATTTTAAACGCATTAAACTAAACAAGATTTATTAGTCGCCGCATTTACTAATAAGTTATGATTGTAAAAGTTTAATTTAACTATATTGTCAACTATATATTATAGAAATGGAGGTGTTTAAATAATGCTAGTAGATTTGTCTTTAGACCATGTAACTCATGTATCTAAATACACAGAAGAAAGCGAGGCTAAAAGAGTAACAGAAATACTTTCCTATATTGGTGAAGAATCTCTAATGTACTGGGCTAATAGCTTAGGCTTTAAAGGTATAAGCTATAAGAAAGAACTATCGAGATATGCTGTTATAGGAACCAAAGTCCACTCTGAAATAGAGCGATTCTTATCCGGAGATAGAGACTTAAACACTATTAATCCTGATGACTATACTCAAGCTGGATTCTATGCTTTCATATCTTGGTATGATGAGCAAGTGAATAAGTTTGGTAAGACTATAGAGATATTAGGATTAGAGCAATCCTTTGAAGGGAAATACTTCAGAGGAACTATTGATTGTATCATGAGAGTTGATGGGCTATTATACCTAGTTGATTTCAAGACATCTAGTCATATAGGGTACAAATACTTTATGCAGTTAGCTGCTTATGAATACTTATGGTCTAAAGCTGGTAATGAACCAGTGTTTGGATTCATGATTATTCAGTTAAATAGAGATAACCCTGCTAAGTATGCTACGTATACACTAGATGCTATTGATGGTGGTAATACTTATCTATATAATCTTCTTCAAGATACATTCTTTAAACTAACACAGGTTGCTTTTAATGTAGATGAATTGAAGGGAGTTTACAAATAATGGCAAACAACAACACATATCTTTTAGATCTGATGATTAAACGTGCTGATTTAGAAGATAGATTTGAAGAAAACACAAATTTCCTTAAGTTACCATTATTATGGTGGAAACTTAAGAGAATGGACTCTAAAATTTACAAGTTCTGTAACGATGCATTAATGATAGATGTATTAGATAACGTAGCAGAAGTTTGTAAAGTTATTGGCAACGGAACTAAGTTGTATAATAATATGAATATAGATATAAAATTGGAAGGAACTCGTCTAGCTATTACTAGATACTACATAGGAAGACGTATGTTTGGTTCCATCACTACATCTAAAGTTGAATATAATACAGCTAATGCAGACAGTATCAAATACATCATTTCTAGAGAATCTATAAATGAAACAACTGAAAATACAGAAATCAAATATGAATATGACGATGATGATGATTTCACTAATCATGGTATTCGTACTCTCATTAATGAATTCTGTACTAAGTTAATTTCTCCAGATGAAAATTAATTAAGGGTGAATCATGGAAGACAACTACAAGCATTATTTTGACCTCACCGTAGCTCTTACATCATTAGACTTAATTAAAACAGAGTATGATAAATTACCATGGTATAAAAAAATATTCCGTGGAAAGAAATACGACAAAGAAGTATCCAATCTACATGATAAGATATGGGATTGTGTAAATAAGTTATACAATCAACCATTCGTATCTGCTACATTGATACTATATCTTGAATGCACATACATCATACCACTTAAATATAGCGGTATAGTTAGACGATCTAAGCATAAGAAAGACTTTGATATGTTTTACATAAATAGAGTCAAGTTAGAGTCTGCTATTGAGATATATGCTGCAAAGACTATATCTCAATATATAGAACGTAACGTTAGTATTACATTTGGACCACTCACCTATCATTCTAAACAATTGACAGTCGGGGAAGTCCAATATACTGTACGTTCATTAACATCATTAGATTATACTGAAACAGAGTACTTCTCTTGTGATTTATTAGACTTTGAGAATACATTGAAGACTGATATAAAAGAGCGTGAGAAATTTATTTTAGATGCTATTAATTTAGCACTTACGGATACAGTAGAACTATTGCTAAAGCATGGTCTATCTGGTGAACCGTTATTATATTAATTATACGAGGTAATAAAAATGGAAAACAAGAAGCGCATTACAGAAGAAGATCTTTTTAAAGATTTAGATTTAAACATGGCTGATTTATTTACAGTTAACGATGTCTTTAAAGAATTGACATCAACACGATATGGTTTCTATCATGTAGCAACCATACTATGTGCTGGTATTCATGGTTTATTAACCACATCATACATTATTAAAGAACTAGAAGCATTTACTTTGGATTCTTATCGCAATATGAAATACCATTTTGAAGATGATGATGGTAATTTCGGTGCAGCTATGGCAGTAAATGCTAAGACAGGTGAAGAAGTAGACTTTGCATTAGGATTTCTTAATGTAGATGACTATGATATCAAAGAGTTCTTGCTTAAAGAAGACTTAGAAGAGTATCTTGAACGTAAAGAGTCTACTGGTTGTTCTTTAGGTGAAGCTATTGGTACTGATGTACTATTAATAAATATTCGTTTTGCACATAAACGTATTGTGGTTATGTTTGATAGTCGTAATGAACGTCTAATCTTATTAGGTGAGAAAGAGAACCATGAATTAGATATATTAAACCCTAAAGATGAACATAAGCTATACTATGCTATCATGTCATCTATTCTATCTATCTTTGTTTATATGGATATGGAAGATTCTAAGTATAGAGTCTATGATAAAGATAGTGCATTTAAACGTCTTGATGAACTTATCACTACATGTGATGATGATGAAGTAAAAGCACTATTTGGTAAGTTCTTCTTAGAAGAAGTTACTAGAAAAGATAGTGCATCTAACTATGCACAAGTATTAATGGCTTTACGTGAAGCTGCTATGGAAGGTAGTAACACACCTGAGTTCCCAGACCCAGCTGATAAAGATAAACTAAACTAACTTAGTAGTAATTAACTTTAAGGAGGTAATAATATGGAAAGACAATTGTTATATCCTGTAACTGAAGATATTAAACAATTGGCATTAGATATCTTACATAAGATGAAACTCACTCAATTGTATGAAGCTAATGCTTATTCATTCGATACGCCTTATGGTGTATTTAATGCTACAGCACAAGAAGACGATGGATACTTGTACGTACGTACTTCATGTGAACGTGTTGATCATGTAGTATCCTGGTATAGTGCTGAACGTGAACGTTATACTCAAGAAGACTTAGAAATCTTATTCATTGCTATGGGTAAGATTTATGCGAAAGGATTCTAGTATGAATATAGATCAATTCCTAATAGACTCTGAGGAACTAATTAGAAGTCTATATAAAACCACAAAAGATCTAGACGTTCTAATCAAACAAGAAGAACCTAAAGCCATCGTAAATGGGGAACCTGTATACGACGGAGACGGTTATTTCTATAGTATCAGTGGTGATACTAAGGGCTTTGCTCAATTGTATGCTATGCTAACAAATGTAGAGCCTAGTGACATTGTTTTCTATATGATTAGGAATCAACATTTGTCAGATAGATTCTTAGATTTTGATATGAATGATAAATTCAAGGTTAGAGTCTATGCTGATACATTGGTAGAACGTTTGACTATTAGATTTACTGATAAAGCTGGTCAAACACAAACAATGGCATTCAATACTAAGTACGTAATAGACTTATATACAGAAGAGCTTAAACAGCTCTTCTATTCAGCTATTACATGTGCTCTATTAATCTACTATGCTAATCAATATACCGAGGTGACTGAAGATGGATTACAATAAACTGCTTCTTGATGCTGCTAAACAAATTACATCTGTCACCAAGAAGTCTTCTAATGAGATTGCTAACTCTTTTGAAAGATTCATCAATGAGAATATCCCAGAAGAGCTAATCTTTGAATCACCAAAGATTTGTCTAGCATATATTGATAGATTGAATTTTAAGAATAAAGAGACATATCAAGCATTCAGACACTCTGTATACTATAAAGATGTATTAGCATCTATCAATAGTATCTATATTCCTATAGATCTTAAGACTATAAAAGACTATGAAGTTGATTATATCTTACGTAACCCATATGTATATAGAGATAATCAAGACATTATTGATTATATTGTACAATATGTAGAGACTATATACATGGGGTTAGATGATTATGTCAAGTTCATTAAGTTCTTAATTATAGCTAGAGGGTTCTTTAATACAGATCTCGATGTAATGTCTATTGAACCAGCTGAAGACTTAAGTCTATTACCACTTTACACTGCTTTAGGTATCTTAGTATCCAAATCAGCACCAAGTGAAAAATTCCTATTTGATAACCCACAAGAAATGAAACAAGCTTTCGACAAGGTTGTGGAAATGGGTATAGCTGGTCAATACGTAGTAGATACAATTTTCAAGGAGATGAACAAATATGACCAACGATAACAAAGATATGTGTATCAATGTATTGGAGATTATGTTTGACTATGTCTCTGATTATACTCATAAAGTTCCAGATATGGATAAGAAAGATGAGAATGGTAACAATATCCATCTTTTAAATATTATGGAGCTACATGGGGTAGAATTATAGTGTGTACTTTTAAAGAAAGGATATCTGTATGGTAAGAAAGAGATATTCTAATGTAAAAGTATCAGACAACTTAAAAGCTATCTCCGAAGATAACGAATATGGTAATCTCATACTTCATAAGAAGTATGGGATTATCCCATATTTTAAGTTTACAAGATACTTAAGTAAACTAAGAAAGCATTCACCATCGTATAAGGAACTTAGAGCTATGGCTTGTTTCATTAGAATAGCCAAACTAATCTTTTTTTATACTCCTGGTGATAGATTAGATAAATCTGATATGGGTCTATCTGAATATAGATTAGATGCACAGTTCAAAGATGATGATGTAATCATTTCTTATTTCCCTAAGCCACATATTAAGATTACTATCACTCTATCATATCTTGAAGATATCAATATTAGAATCTACAACTATGATGAAGAGAAAGAGCAGACTAATGTATCATTCTCTGATGGTAATGCTAGTATAGAATGCTTAGAAGATGAGCAAATGTTTATTAACATCATTCGTCCATTAATGGGCGGATTCTGTAATATCTTAGAATACTATTACAATGCAAAAACAGAATAGGGCCAATGGCTCTATTCTGATTATTTTTTGTCTAAATAGGCTTATAATGAAGAATCTTTCACGTAGAAAATTATTACACACACAACGTACTAATACAAGAGAAATTAAGCTTAGTATGAGGTGGTGAAAGACCGATGAAAGACAGTAATTTATTCATAGAAGCACATATATCAGATATACACTTTGGGGTAATAGATCCAAAGATAACTTATAAGATTCTTAGTGAGCAATTCACTAATGTAATAGCAAATATAGACGATTTAGACTTGGTATCTATAAACGGAGACTTATTCCATCATAAGTTTATGGGTAATTCAGATGCTATCTTTTATGCATTGAAATTTGTAGATGAATTAGTAGCAGTATGTCGTAATAAGGGATGTACTTTGTTCATCTTACACGGTACACCATCCCATGATGCTAATCAAACTAAGCTATTCTATCAATATATGAATGATAATACCGTAGACGTTAGAGTCATAGAGACTATACGGTTTGAATATGTAAATGGTAAGAAGATTCTCTGTATTCCTGAGATACCTGGGTTAGGTAAAGAATATTATGAGAATATATTATATACTGAGACATACGATTCTGTATGTGCACATGGAACTATCCGTGGAGCTATTTATGGGAGAAATGCAGAAGATTTGGATGCACCATCCCCAGTATTTAGTATGAATAACTTTATTTTATCTAATGGACCAGTAATAGCTGGTCATGTCCATGTACCAGGTTGCTATGAAAGAGACTGGTACTATTGTGGTTCACCAATTCGATGGAATTTTGGTGAAGAACAGCCTAAGGGCTTTGTAATTTTAGTACATAATACCTATACAAGACAGTATTATGTGAAATATATGCACATTGAGTCATTTAGATATGATACCATCAATATAGATGATATGATAGCTAGTGACCCAGTAACCATTTACAACTATTTGATGGACCTTAAAGCTCAGGGTATTGATAATATCCGTATTGAGCTTACGGCAGACCATCCAAATATTAATATACTTAGAGACAAGTTTAGAAATGACGGCTCGATTAAATTCAAATGTGATTTCAAGAATGATATCATAAGACAACAAGCCAACGAAGTCTCAGAAAAATTTAAAGAGTATGACTATATTACTGATAAGAATCTATCAGAGTATGAGATACTCACTAGATACATCAATAATAATAAAGGTTATACTTTTATAACTACAGACCAATTGATCGATTTGTTAAAAGAGTAAAGTGAGGTAGGATTAATGGCTAGAGGTAATGAATTAAACAATAAATTCATGATTGAATGGCCTAATCTAGTTATATACGTTAGGTATGTATTCCAAACGCTATACAGACAAGACAATCGAGAAATCTTAGCTACGTTGTTAAAGCTTATGAATAAGATGGATCCTGAAAAGGTTTATGATATCAAGACTCAAGAAAAGCATATAAACGTATTTAAGTTTCTCAAGGCTTTATTAGAAAGAAGACTTAATGGTAATAAAGATAAAGATCTTCTCATCGAAGTGTGTACTGATGGTCTAATCAAGAAACACTTACCATTAAATCAAATAGATAACCCATTGAATAGTAGTGACTTTGCAGTTATAGAGCAACGTATCTATTCTGACTATGAAAACTATTCAGTTATCACATACATGGCACAAGCCCATGATAAATTCATTGAGTTGACTACAGCTGGTAGCCAACTAGAACGTGAAGCAGTATTAAAAGATATGCGTCTTAGATTACGTGATATTGGTACGACTTTACGTCAAACAGCTAATACAGCAACAGGATCAGAGACATTCTCATTGACAGATTCTGATGTATTTATCAGAACTATGGGTAATGTATATGACCGTTTGCATAATCCATCTACTAAGCTTAAGACTGGTATGCAAGCATTTAATAATATCATCTCTGGTGGTTTCGAGAATGGACGTATATATCTATTATTCGGTCTACCAGGTGAGGGTAAATCAATGACAATGCTTAACTTAGCATTGCAATTGAAGAAATTCAATAGACAATATCAACCTAAAGATCCAACTAAAAGACCATGTATTGTATATCTTACAATGGAAAACTCTCTTGAAGAAACCATTGAACGTGCACATGGTATCTTAGTAGCTAAAGATTTTGATAAAAGATTATCATTAGAAGAAATGACAGAGCAATTTAAGAATAGTGGCTTTGCTGTAACTGATGATGACCCTATTGATATCGTTATTAAGTATATTCCAGCCAATACTGTAGATACAGACTATGTATATGCGTTGTATGATGAGCTGGCAGATAGTAATAAAGAAGTCATTTGTATGGTACAAGACTATATCAAACGTATTAAATGTCGTGATTTTGATATTCTTGGTAAAGACCCATACATGGCATTAGGTTCTGTAGTAGATGAGTTTAAACAATTTGCTATAGACAAAGATATTCCAGTTATAACTGCATCACAATTAAACCGTGAAGCAGCTAAAGCTATCGATGAGGGACGTAAGATTAGTCGTAATAACTTGGTAGAATGCGTCGGTCGTAATAATATCGGTGAGTCTATCAAGATTCTAGAAAATATCGATAGTGGTATTATCATTATTCCAGAGAAAGATGCCGCAGATAATCCTTATATGGGCTTCTCTCTCATTAAGAGTCGTTATGGTACTAATGCACCTAAGAGATTCTATCATCCATTCAATCCAGAGAAACCAGTTGAGTTACTATGTGATGAGGGATGTACAACGCCAGTTCATAGATTGACTATGACAGACCTATCATTAGCAGCGCAAAATGCTGAATCTGTAAGAAATACTAAACCAGAAGAAGTTAAGAGTGCTGAAAGTGAATTAAAGTCTACAGACCCTAAGATTCCTGTTAAAGAAGAACCTAAAGAGGAAGCTAAACCTGTAGATAAAGAACAAGCTAGATTAGAACGTCAAAAGAAAAAGATGACACCAGAATATTCTGGTACATTACCTAGTGGTACTAAAGCTATTGCTAGAGGAGTTAATCCATTTGCTATAGCTAAGCTAGAAATGACAGTCGACAAGTTCAATCAAGATAAGATTAATGGATTCAAGAAGTCTGAGTATACTGATCGTTCATTAGATATGATTAAGTATAACTTAGAGATTCCTGTTAATGCATTAGAATCTGATATATGTCCATATATCCCACCAGAAGAATTTGATGAGATGGTATATGTACGTAAGGGTAGAGCCAATGAGGCTTTAGATAGAGCTCAGGCAAGAGAATATCTAAATCTTATTAAGAAATGGTCTCCACGTCAAGGTGAGTTTAAGTCTCCATCTATGTTTGTGGCACTACCAAATCAAAGTCTATTATCTGTAGGGTACTTTGCTGAGCAACATGGTATGAAAGATAAAATCAAACCTATGTTTAGAAGTGCAGAACCAATCCCTATGTTTATAGAAGAACCAAAGTATGATATTGGATAAAAAACACAGAAGAGTACAGTGTACTCTTCCGTGGATAGATTAGGTTATATCATGTGAGTAGTTATAAGAATCTATATACTTCTTATTAGAAGCATAGACATACGAAAGTAAATTAAGTAGTTCTTTCTTTGGAATCAAGTATATAGTTTTCTTATTAAAGTCTTTGATACTATATAAACCATTGATAGCTAGTATGATATAATGGAATTCACTATTACCATAGATATCATTAGCTAAGAGCTTTGGTTTATATTTGTATTTACGAAACTCTTCATCAGTTAAGGTTATCTTATATGCTTCTCTCTTGAAGTCATCAAGATAATCTGTAGTGATTAAGTTTCTAAAAGGGATTTCCAATGTCCCTTTGGATGACGATTTCATATAGTATGAATAAGCATGAAAGTCTGAGTTATTCATTGGTTTCATACTAATGAATTCTTGGATACTACTTATCTCTGTAGGCATCGTAATCCCTCCCTATAACAATTGGTTTAGTGATATCACCACTAGGGAAACCGATTATAAATCTAGTCCCAGGTGGGATATACTTATATGGATATTGTCTAGCAACTTCTTTAGGCATTTCCACTAATATATTAGACCCAACCTGAATCTTGCCACCTTTGATAGGTTCTTTATTGACAAGATTTGATGGTTGTACGTTTATAGTTTGCTTTGTGTTAGACTTAAGATTCATAGGATTCAATGAAGGCAAATAGAAAGTTTGAAATCCTGGCTTATATTTATCACAAGGCGATGTTAATATACCGATTTCGGTGTGTTGGAAGTCGGTATTAGTGTTATATTCGTTCATGTCGTAAATCCTCCTGATTACAATAGTGTTTCAGAGGTAGAAAGGTACTCTTATGGGAAGCATGTTTGTTAGTGTTCAAAAGTTTCCAACTTATACGAGACAAGAGTTCGAGAAAGATGTATTCTATACTTGTGGTTTAGTATACAATCCAGCTAAGTCTCTACAGATTATGTTTGAAACTGATGTAGGACAGTTAATTCCTGTATTTATTAAAGGTAGACCATTATGTTTTGAGCAAGATGCTCAGGCATTGACTCTACAAAACCCAGTTATCTATGATCCATTGAATAATGTGGCTATTATGAAGACATTATTTGATATGTATCTAGATTTGGTCCAAGAATCTCCTACGGTGGTTACTTATGCTAAAGTCAACCCTAAGAAGAGAGATATTAAGGGTCAAGTACAAATTGTAATGGATAATGGGGTAACTTACTCATCTGGTATCTATTACAATGACAGTCTTAAGTATATGGACTGTATAAATTATTTATGCGGATATGATACTTCCAATTTGAAAGAGATAGACTTTACTCAATCTGAAATGGAAGCTATCAAAGAACGCAGTAGAGCTAAGAGAGGCCAATAAAAATGAAACAAATTCTAGAGACTCAAGAAAAGTTGAATAAATATATTATGTATGCAGTATTTACTGGATTAGCAATTATTACTGCTATAACTATAGCTGGTGCAGTATTTGGTGTATTCAGAAGCCATGATGGTGGTAGAACTGCGCAAATCAGACCTATATTGGAAGAGCATATCCCTCCTGTTGGTGGACAAGTAGCAGTAACTTATGATTATCCAACAAGCGATGCCATTAATAACATGATTGCTCAAGGATATACTGTAGAGACTATTATTTATGATAATTTTAAAGACCAAGCTATTGTAGTATACAAACGGGTGAAGTAAAATGAAAAAATTTGTGTTTTTAGTGATGATTATGATTTCTCTAGTTTCAGTTACAGGTTGTACTACAAGTCTTAGTTCAACTCATGATAGAGCGGTTGATCTTAATGAAAAAGCATTAAAAGATTTAACCCCAGCTATAAATGATACTGTTGTGGTTTCTTATAGTTATGATGATGAAGTAAACCATGGCATAGCTGATATGAAAGATCGTGGTTTTAAAATTAAAGGTGTTACTGTACGTAGCACTAGTTATGATGGAAGAACTGTAGTTGTTTATACACGGGTACAATAATATGAGAACTTTAATGATTGTATTTCTCACAGTAGTTGCATTCTTTGTTGCAAGTTGTGGTATAGATACTAGAAGCGATGCTGAGAAAGCACCTGATATAGCTATTATGATTAATGATAGGTCATTAGAAAAAGCTACACCAGATATTGGTGGTATTAAGCTAGTGAGATATCTACCAGTATCTGTAGACGCTGGTATAGCTGATATGGAGTCTCGTGGTTATAAAGTAAAGCAAATAACCGATGCTCCAAATACATTATTCCAATCATCAGCAATTACGGTTATGTATGAAAGGGTAAAATAATATGAAAACATTTATCGGGATTGTCATAGCTATTATTCTTATAGGTATTGGTTCTTTTGTGTACTATCATACTGATTTAGTAAGACAAGAGACATCAGACCAAAAGTTTAATGTAGCTGTAGCACAAAACAATACATCTTTACAAGAATATACACCAGCTGTTGGAGATACTAAGTCTATGCTTTATAAGACTAAGTATGCTACATATGGTATTGACAATATGACAGCTCGTGGATATCAATTACTTACAGTATATACAGATGATCGTCATTATGAAACCTTTGTTGTATTCAAGAGGGTGAGATAATGAAATTCTTATTAAATCCAGGACAGCAGGCAGTCGTTGACGCTGCTGTCAACTGGTTTAATAATAGCTCTGAATTAGTATTTCAGTATACTGGTGCCGCTGGTACTGGTAAGACTGTTGTACTATTTGAGATTATTAACCGTTTAGGGTTATCTATTGATGAGCTATTGCCTATGAGCTTTACTGGTACAGCAGCTATAGTTATGCGTAATCGTGGTTTATTCACAGCTAAGACTATACATGCATCTATCTATGAGCCTGTAGAGCAAATACAATATGATGGGTTAGGTAGACCTATTATGGATCCATACTTTAACAAGCCTAAAGTTACAACTAAGTTTGTTAAACGTGAGCAACTAGAGGGTGTTAAGCTTATCTTAATAGATGAAGCATCTATGACACCTAAGTCTATGGTTAAAGATATTGAATCTTTCGGTATTAAGATTATAGCCTGTGGTGATTTGAATCAGTTACCACCTGTAGCTGATGAACCAGGTTACTTAGTAGATGGTAAGGTTCATTTTTTAACAGATATTATGCGTCAAGGAGAGAACTCTGGTATCATCTATTTAGCTGATAGAGCTATTAAAGGTCTTCCTATACACTATGGCACTTATAATAATGCTGTAGTTATAGATGAAGATATGCTTACTGATGACTTCTTGATACAGTCTCCTATAATATTGACATGTAAGAACGCTACAAGAGAGACTATTAATGATTATCTACGGGACTTACGTGGTGTAAAGTCTAAGTTACCAATGTATGGTGAACCAGTTATCTGTAGAAAGAATAACTGGAGTATAGAGTGCGATGGTATTAACTTAGTTAATGGCTTACGTGGTACAGTAGAGAACTTCCCAGATGTGTCTTCTCGTGGTAGTGAACGTAATATCTTTAAGATAGACTTTAGACAGGGTAGACTATTATTTAGAGATGTCAAGTGTGACTATGATTATTTCAATGCAGACTATGATGATAAGAATAGACTACGTAATAGTCCTTACTCTCCAGGGAATAAGATTGAACTGGCATATGCTATTACTACACATCTCTCTCAAGGGTCACAGTATTATTCTGGTATATTCATTGAAGAGTGGTTACGTAAGGATATTATGCCTAACTTAATCTATACTGGTATAACCAGATTCTCTGATTATATGATATATGTAAAACGCAAACCTAAGTTCTACTAGAGTTATATATTATAAGTATGAAAGGAGGCGTATACTATGCCATATAATAATAATATTAAAGGGGTCAGCGATAAGCCGATCCGATCCATGTTCGTCAAAGTCGAGGACGAACCAAAAGAGAAAGAGTATATAGATCCGCAAGATCGAAAATACACTTTATTTATTTACTTTATTGAGGGTTATGACCAAGAGAAGACATTTGAGTTCATTACAGGTCAAGATGTAGTACGTGAGTATGTAATTGCAAACGTAGATATCATTGACTTTGAAGAATCTCTTATCTCTAACTGGTCTATTAAACCTGAAGACCCAGTTAATGGGTTTAGATCATTGAAAGATTTCATCTTATACTTAGAAGATTTAGGTGATGAAGATGGAAACTATATTTACAATGATGGATTTAGATTAGGTGACTACTTGGATAGTCTACATGAGATCCAAAATATGAGTGAAACTGAACGACAAAACTATGAGAACGCTGTTCATTTATCACAACCAGGGTCTAGACTGTTACAAGCAGTTACATCTTTGAACGAAGGGGAAGAAATCTAATATGTATAATCCTAATATCGAGGTGGACCCAAAATATAATATCACTGCTAATAGTGAAGCTTATAAGATGGGTCAAGCAAGAGCTGAAGAGCATATAGCATTCTTCAGACAAAATAATCAACCTATAATGGTTCCAAGTTTCCCAACTGAACCAACTAGTGAAGCGGAGATTTATTTCCGTAGAGGCTATGAGGATAAGTTTAAGGAAGAAACTGGCTTAACTAAACAAATCATCACTGGTACTAAACCATTTGATGCTAGATTAGCTAAGGGTAAGAAAGGTAAGAAGCGTAAGAATTGTATTGACCGTGAAATCAATAACAATAAACAAAATAAGAACTTCTTACTATACTATGGTGATAAAGCCATTAAAGAATACACAAGATTAGCTAAGCAAATCATTACTGATTTTACTCATGCTAATATTGATTGTAATATGTACGTAGAAGTATTTACCAATGAACGCTTTATAGACTCTCTATTACAAGCAGCTCAATTACAAGCATACTTCTATGGTAGAAACGTACAATATGCTGAAACATTTAAGCATGTATGTATGGAAAAGGGTGAAGAGTTCAATTACTATGACGATGGATTTCTGAACTACTATAGAGCTTTAGCACGTATTAACCAATTAGTATATACAGCTCTAGTACAATTCAGAGACTATCTCAAGCAAGGAGTGTTCCAACCAGAAATCTTGAATCAGGTCCAAGAAAAGATTTATCAAGAACGGTTGGGGTTACATGCAAGAGACCCTTACGAAAAAATGCGAACTCGATAATGATTATACTCTATCTAATCATTTCTCTAAGAGAATGAAAGAAAGAGTCAATATCAAATCGAAGAAGAAACAGAAGACGTTTCTTAAAAGAGCATTTGAACGTGGTGTTACAATGGAGGAGACGAAAGGACATTCTCTATTGTATCACCACCTAAAACGGGTTGTTAGGTACAACCCAGGCTGTAAAAGTGCCATCTATAACAGGTATATAATTGTCTCAACTAATGACAATATGGGCGTAACTGTCTTGACTCTGCCGGATTGGATTCAAGACATTGTCGATCAATTTGTAAAAACTCTTAAGAGAAAAGGAGAATATACTAGTTATGGAAAAAACTGCAGTTAAACTAGTAAGAGATAAGCGAAAAGCTGTCAATAGTAATCATGATACTCCTGTCAGTGGTATGCTTGTCTATGGTGATAATAATCACAAATATAATCTTGGATTTGTCCCAACTATTTGGGATGATAATAATGAAGTGCTTATTGTAGCACATCAAAATTCAGATCCATCTACAGATACTTACCGTGAACCATTCCAGCTCACAGTAGTACCTTATGAAATGATTCAATATCTTCATATCAATATGGATTTACAAAATGCTCGAGCTATTATGAAAGAGTTTGGTTTTGAAGATAAGATTATTAATCTCTTCTTAAATGAACAAGCTCCTACAACTGATATGTATGCATTTGGTGCAGTACGTAAAGGTGAGCTCGATGAAATCTACAAACTCAGAGAGGAACAAGAACGCCAAGCAGAAGCTGCTCTTATGCGTTTACGTAATGAACAACGTTCTCGTGGTATTGGTGTTCCTACTTATGATCTATCTAACAATCCAAAAGACGTTCCAATGGCTGGTCCTCAAACAGCACCTAGTGCTCCAGTAGAGGATACAACTAGTGATAACGTTCCTGTAGTTCAATACAGATTGGATGACCCTCTATATGACCCTACAGCAGTACATAGTGTAACTCGTGATATTAATGATTCTTATCCATATCCTACACCACATGTACCTGACTTGAAATACTTAGGCGTTCATGTATATGAAACTAATACTGGTACAATTTTACCTGTAGCACCAGCTCCTACCCCAGGACATGTTACTCCACCTGTGAGTCCAACTCCTGGTCATGGAACTAGTGGTACAGCAACACCAGTAACACCTGGTAGTTCTTCTGGTACAAGTAGCACAGGTACAACACCTGCAGCTCCAAGTCCAGCTACCCCTACACCTGGTTCAGCAGTAACTCCTGCTACACCAAGCCCTACTACAGGTACAGGTTCTAGTACTACTAGCCCAGTAACTCCAAGTAGCGGTACTACCCATACACCTTCCCAAGGTCAAGGTGGTAGTGGTACACCTGTAGCTCCTACTATTGGTACAACAGTTCCTGTTACACCTGGTAGTACAGCTACACCATCTCCAACACCTGGAGCACCTACGACTACACCAATTGTAGCCCCTCCAAGTGTTCCAGTAACACCAGCCCCTACACCAGTTAATGGTTTAAGTGCTAATGGTGCTATTGACTTATTTACTAAGCTTAATAAAATTATCAGTGACAAGTTAGCAGGTCACACTATTGCAACTACTGCATTTGATGCTATTACACCTGAATATACAACTACAGCAAGCGATCAAGTTTCCAAGCACGACTTTAATAGTGCATTGGCAGCTTTGAGTACTACACTTGCTAATATTCATGGTGGTACAGCACCATCTATCACAGTAACTGAAGATGCTAACCCTGTAGACCACGTTATTGTGGATAACTTAATTGCTACCGTTAAAACAATGGTATCTTAATAACTATTATGAAATAATTTAGATTTGTAAATTTTAAAATCTATGAAACAAATCTATAATTATATACTATATCTGTGTATAGGGAAATTCCCTATACACGGTATGGTACTCATACTTTTATTCTACGTTTGATTATAGGAGGAAACAATATGTATAATCAAAACACTGGATTTGCAAATCCAACATTCAACACTGCTCAAATGCCTGTAGGAAATTACGCACCTGTAACGCCTACAGATCCAATGACTCAAGCAGACCGTGAGTTGTTGAAACCTCAACAAAAAGCTTCTTTCTCTTTGGAAATTCCACCAGAAAAAGAAGCGTGGGCAAAATGTCCACATAAAGACCACACTGGCTTCTTAACTGTAGCTGATGGTAAAGGTTGGGTACGATGCACACAATGTGGTGAACGTATTCCTACAACACCTTACAGTGATGAAGAAGTACAAAATGCAGTGCGCACTATGCGTCACATTTGGCAACAAATCAAATTGTTCAGCATTACATTGCCAGCTGAAATCAATACAGAGTTTATGATGAGCTTACCAATTGCTGAAAAATCTCTTGATTTGTATCATTTAGCATTCAAGAACTTTGATGATGTATCTCGTGGTATGAGCCGTGCTCAAAATGTACAACCTCAACAAGCTGTACGTCCAGATGCATTCACATCTTTCGACAATATCTTGAACGGTAATGTACAACCAGCTTATGCTAACCCATGGGGTGCACAAGCTAACCCTAACTTCTATAACATGGCCAATGGTGGTTACTACAATGCACAAACTATGAATGGTCAAATGCCTGTACAAACAATGCCTCAACAACAATGGCAACAACAAGCACAAGCTCCATTCGGTTATAATGCACAACCACCTATGCAAGGTATGCCTAACCAAGGTCAAGGTCAAATGATGAACCAACAACAGCAACAACAAATGATGGGCGGTCAAGCATTTAACCCACAAGCACAAATGCAACAACCACCTGTATCTCCAGTACAACAATTGCAAAACCAACAAGCAATGGTAGCGAATGCTAACCCATTCAATGCTAATGCTTCCGTAGGTGCAACTGTTCCTGGTCCAGCTGTAGCAGCTCCTCAAAAGGAAACTATTACAACTGACACAATCAGCTTAGGCTAATTTTATAAATAAAGACAACCCCATAGGAGTACATCTCCTATGGGGAATCTTTTATTTTTACTGAGGTGATAAAAATGGCTAATGATTGTTATCAAAACGTAGCATTCTATTCTCCTGTAAGAGAGGAGATAGAAACGCTTAGAGATAAATTGATATCTCTATATAATGATAAGAAATGCTGGCTACCATATGCTCTTAAAGATTTAGGGGTATGGGAAACAGAAGAAGACTTTGCTAAATTATCTGATGACTGTGAAGATGGGACCACATTACGTGGTGAAATGGTATGGCCACCAGATGATAATGAAATTTGGTCTACTACTTTACCTGATGGTACTCTTGCATGGTATTTCCAAACAGAGTATTGCAATAAGTGGACATATATTACTACAGGGTTTAATATTCTTATAGATAAGATAGTCCCTAATAGTAGTATTAAGTTTGTCTACTATGCAGAAGAACCTGGCTTTGCTATCTATGATACTAATGATAAAGATCATATTATCTTTGATGATACAGTAAATGTAGATTTTGGCTGGAGTAAAACAGAAGAAGGTAAAGATAAACCAGAATACTTTAGCATGTGTGATAATATGTATTATCCACAAACTTATAAAGACGTACCTAAGTATTTGAATGACGTCCTTAGAGACGAATTCAATATCAAAGACGTTAAACCATTTGTACCGTCAATGTTTTGTAAACCTGGTGAATCCATAGAAACAAGCTTTGAAGAATATATTGAAGAAGAGCTTGGGGGTACCATTGAATGGTGCAATATACAGCCTTTCAATTATGTAGACTGATTCAGAAAGCCCCAGCAATGGGGCTTTTACAATATGTATTTTTTAAACAAAGATTAACAGTTAAGTGAGAGGTGATAAAATGGCCAAAATAACAAAAGAGATGCAAGATAATATTGCCAATTATGGTGATGACTTTTTAACTCTTACTCCAACTGAAGGCGTACGACAGAATATTGGTACTTACCTAGGTTACTCTGGTAATCGAGGGTTTATTAATATGATTAGGGAAATCTTTCAGAACTCAGCCGATGAGTTGATGAAGAAAGATTCTCCATGTGATGAAATTTGGGTATACTATGATGAAAGAAATCACGAAGTTACCATACAAGATAACGGTCGTGGTATTCCATTTGACATTATGGTTACTGCATTTACTAGTCAGAATACGTCAACCAACTATGAAAAGAAACCAGGTGCTTTCTCATCTGGTCGACATGGTTTAGGTTCTAAAGCTACGAGTGCATGTAGTGAGCACTTTGTAGTTAAATCTTATCGTCTAGGTAAAGGACAAGAAATGTCTTTATACTTAGGTGACCCTGAAACTGCCAAGGTTAAGTCTATCCCTAATAAGGATAACTACCAAGGTACAATTATTACATTTAACCCTATTCATACTATGCCAACTAAGAAACAAGGTTACAACGGTTATCAAGCTGGTAAAGTTATTATGGGTGAAATCACTACAACTTGGCAAGATGTATTAGACTTATTAGAAAGTCTAATACCTTTACTTGATATTGGTGCTAAAGTAAATTACTTTGGTACTGATGCTAATGGTAAATGTCATAAAGTACGTATTGTGAATGATAAAGGTATTGCTGGTATCTTAGATTCCTTAGCAACTAAGCCTATGATTGCTCCAATACATATCTCCAAGCTTAAAGAAGATGGGCAGATGAAAGCTGATATCTTATTTACTTTTGATAGTACAAAAGCAGATGATATCTTTGCTGGTTATGCAAACTTCTGTCCTACACCTAGCGGAACTCATATTAAGGGTTTCGTTGAAGGGCTTACCAAATTCTTTAGAGATTATATGAATAAATACTTCTTAGGTAAGAATTCAAAACTAAAGATTACAAATGCTGATATTCTCAGTGGACTATGCTGTGTAAACTCTGTATATCACTTATATCCAGAATTTACAGGACAAGCAAAGGAAATCATTTCAAATGAAGACCTAGTCCCTTTTGTTAAAGATATCACGATAGATGGTTTAGACCAATGGGCTAAGACCTCTTCGTCGGATCTACAAAAACTTTGTAAATACTTTAAAGAAGTAGCAGAACTTCGTACGAAAAATGAAGCAGGACGTGTCCGTATTCAAGTTAAGAATGCTTCAGCTATTACTGGTCTTCCAGCTAAGTTTGTAAGACCTAAAGGTAAGAAGCATAACGAACTATTCATCGTGGAAGGTGACTCTGCTGCTGGTAATGCTCGTAATAGACGTGACAATGATTCCCAAGGTATCTTCCCTATTCGTGGTAAAATCATTAGTGCTTTGGCTAAGAAAAGAGAAGATGTACTTAAGAATGAAGAAGTTGCATCTATCATTTCTATTATTGGTGCAGGTTATGGTAAAAACTTTGATATTAGTAAGTGTAATTGGGAACGTGTAGTAATCTGTACAGATGCCGACCCTGATGGTGCACATATCCGTACGTTGTTATTATCGTTCTTCTTATTATACATGGAACCATTAGTATTAGATGGTCGTGTATATGCATCTGTACCACCTTTATATGGCGGTAAGATTGATGGTAGGAACTTTAAGTACTTCACTGACCGTACAGAGTACAATGCATACTTACAGAAACAATTTTCAAAGAACCATAAAGTAACCTTACCTGGTAAGGTGAACTTTACCAATAATCAATTAATTAAGCTATTGAATTCTACAGAGTTCTATATTGAACGTTTAGAGTCTGCAGCGAATTCATTCGCCATCAATCCGTATTTATTGGAAGAAATTTTGTTATATGTGGGTAAAGGACTATCATTCAGTCAATTCAAATCTAAGATTACAAAGAATCATAAGTATTTGGAATGTAAGAATGATAAAGGCAACTGGACTATTACTGGTCTTTATGAAGATAACAAATACCAAACTATATACATCAATGAACGCTTATTAAGCTTCTTTGAAACAATGCATTATAAATTGGTAACTGATATTATTAGTTCTCAACCTAGCCATTATGTAGTTGATGGTGAGACTATGTCCTTATATGGCTTATTGAATAAGTTTAAAGAACTAGCACCAAAGAACATCACTCGATTCAAAGGTCTAGGGGAAATGAACGAAGACCAATTATATGATACAGTAATCGGTAAAGATAAAGAAAGGGTTCTCGAACAATACACAGTGGAAGATATCAAATATGAAATTGCTAAGATTCGTGAAATCGATTCTAGTAAGATGGACCTAATTGCAGGGTTAGATATCTCCAATTACATTTTCTAGGAGAGAACTGCCATGATCATATATTATGCAGATACACAAGATGGGCGGTTAGCTGCCCATCTAATACTTCAGAACCCGGAGAAAGTTCTGATTGATGAAGAAAAAAGATTAGACCCTGAATATTGTCTATTAAATGACATTAATGATTCTAAGGATATTAAGCTTCTACCATATGTATTTAAACCTAATGCTACTGTATTAGATAGGGTCAATAAAGACGAAGCTATTATATGCGTCGGTATTGGGTTTAATATAAATAATGCGGTATCTTTACATAGATTCAATGCAGTGGTAAATAAAGCTAGACGAGTGGTATTTATAGATTACTTACCAAAGTCTAAGCTTTTGATAGATATGTATAAAGACAATGAGAAGATAGACTTTCATTACTATGAGTATGAGTGTCTATCTAGCATTGTCTGGTATATCATTATGGGTAAGAATGAAAGTATTCCACTTATCAATGGTATTAACCAATACACCCATAAGCCTATTCCTGATATCAAGGCTATTTATCAAAAGATGTATATAGCGACGTTATTTAGTGACCCTCAGGACGTTGTATGGGATAATCTCATGAACGAAACAGAAGAGGAAGCTAAGTATCGATATAAGACTATTGCATATGCATATGATTATATGAAACAACGATTACAGATTGATATTGACCGTGGAGTATACTATTCTTATATTGGAGATCTTAAAGTAAGATGTATGAGCGTTCAAGATGCTGAATATATTCCATCGGTCTTATATCATAAATCTTTAGTAACTATAAACTGGATATATGATGGCGATAGCTATCTATATAAAGTTTATGCTGATTTTGATGATTTTAATTGTGCGGAATTTGCAGCTAAGTTTAACGGTACTGGAACGAAACACTATGGTGTGTTCAGATCGGATGACTTATTGCTATATCCGCATAATAGATCTCGGAGGAACTGATGGCGAGAAAATTCCACTTAGTGTCCACAGCGCCTGAGGGCACATTACTACCAAAACGTTCAACTAAACATTCTGCTGGTTATGACTTCTTCTCTCCTATAGATGCAGAAATCATGCCAGGTGCAACTCTTAATATCCGTACAGATATTAAAGTTGAAATGAATGAAGATGAAGTATTACTAATCCTACCACGTAGTAGTTATGGTTACAAATATCAAATGTCTTTAGTCACGACTGTTTCCGTAATCGACTCTGATTATTTTGATAACGAATCCAATGAAGGTAATATTGCTATTAAGATTAAGAATAATGGTACAGAACCTTTATATCTTACAAAAGATGAAGCATTTGCTCAAGGTATCTTTGTTAAGTATTTGACTACAGATGATGATGATGTAACTGAAGTACGTACTGGTGGCATTGGTAGCACTACTAAGAATTAATTGAAAGGTAAAGACAATGAAAAACAATATTAAACCTAACCGTAAACCTGCAACTAAATTATTTGAACTTACTCTTCCTGTAACTTACAGTGGTAAACTATCCAACGAAGTAACTGATTGGTTAGTTAATACTTTAGAAACAGGTGAAATCTTCGATATGGTCGAAGTAAATGTATTTGGTAAACGTAACGTATTTACTCAAAACAAGGAAGCTCTTGGTTCTGTAATCGTTGGTTCTGTAAAAGAATCTGGTTTCAAAGATAATATGCTAAGTATTACTATTCTAACTGGTGAACGTAACTATGAAATTATTAAGAATATGAAACAAGCCGATGCGTTTGTATTCGTACGTCCTAATAATAAAGGTGGTTACAAAATCACTAAGATTAATATTAACGAAATCCAATAGTCTATATAGCCACTATGGTAAATTACAACCATAGTGGCTTCCTATTCATATCCCAATATGTCAAACTGGGAAACTAAAAATTTACCAAACGAAAAACATACATATAGACTGGAGGGATATACTTGGCACAAGAAATTAAAGTAAATACGCTAGATAAATTTAGAGAAGACCTGAAGCTATATGCTATTTATATAGCCAAGCACAGGTCTGTACCTGATTTTCGGGATGGTCTTAAAGATGTACAACGTAAGATTCTATATTCGATGTATGCAGACTTTCCACAAAATACAAATAGAACTTTTAAATCTGCAGGTATCGTTGGTGAGGTAATGAAATCTTATCATCCACACGGCGATAGTGCAATTTATCAATCTATTAAACCAATGGTTAACTGGTTCGAATGTAATGTACCGTTAATCAGAAAGCAAGGTAACTTTGGTAACTTCCAAGGTGATGGTCCAGCAGCTGCTCGTTATACAGAAGTGGCATTAGCTGACTTTGCTAAAGAAGCTTTACTAGATGAATTAGATGGTGTAAATGGTTCTCCAAACATCGTTGATTGGAGTCCGACATTTGATAATAGTAAAGTAGAACCTGACTTCTTACCTGCAAAGATTCCATTATTATTAATCAATGGTATCTTTGGTATTGCTGTAGGGTTTAGACCAGAAGTTCCACCACATAACTTAGGTGAGGTTATTGATGCAACTATTAAGCTATTAGATAATCCTAATGCTCACGTTGTATTGATTCCTGATCATAATATGCCATGTGATATTATCGAAACAGATTTCAAAAAGATTAGTAATAATGGTTTTGGGTCTTATCGTGTACGTGGTCATATTGATATTGGTACTTATGATAAGAAACCTGCATTATTCATTCATAGTGTACCTAACTCAGTATACTTAGGCACTATTACTGATAATATTGATACATTAGTATCTGAGGGTAAGTTACCACAAATTATAAATAGCTTTGAAAACCATACACCAACTAAGTTAGAGCATATCTTGGTATTGAAACCTGGGTCTGATCCTAACTTTGTTAGAGATACATTGTTTGCCAATACTAGTTTGGAATGCTCTTATCGGGTAAACTTACAAGTACAGTTTAATGGTAATATCCATAAGCTTACTTATAAGCAATACTTACTAGAGTTCTTACAATTTAGAAAGATTACTAAGCTACGTTTGTACTATAATCTTCTTCAAAGAGCTAAGACTAAGTTCCATGAACGTGAAGCATACATTACTCTATTGAAATCTGGTGAGATTGACAAGATTATCAATATGATCAAGAAACGTAAAGACCGTGAAGATCAACCTATCATTGATTATCTTGTAACTAAGTTTAAGATTACTCCATTACAAGCTAAGACAATCATCAATACACAAATCAAGAACCTATCTATGGGTAACTTGAATAGATATATTGAAGAGGCTAAAGAGCTTAAAGCTAAAATGGAAGAATGCTTAGTTAGGATTCATAGTGAAGAAGCTCTTAATGAAGAGATTCGTAATGAATTACTATATTTCAAAAAGAAGTATGGTGTTCCTAGACGTTGTCGTGTAATCTCTAAAGATGATATTAATAATATCCCTGAGGGTAAATTCAATATCGTAGTTACTGAATCTAATAAGATTAAGAAGTATGGTGTAAATGAACCATTGAATCTTAACCGTGGTGAACCATGCTCTGCATTTATCTTGAATGCAGACAATAGAGATAATCTATTGATGTTTGATGGATTCGGTAGAGTATTCAGTATGCCTGTACATAAGATTCCACTAACAGGAAAAGGGCAAAATGGTACAGATGCATTATCTTTGAATAAGAAGATGACCTCTATCGTTACCAATATCATTAGTGAATCTAAAGTAAAAGAATTGGCTAAGTCTAAGGCTTATACTATGGTAGTATTGACTCAAGCTGGTTATATCAAACGTCTTGAATTAGACGACTTCTGTTCAGTAGCATCTGGTGGTCTTATCTATAGTAAGCTAGAGAATGGTGATAAAGTACAATCTATTGTCATTACTCAAAATGGTGATAACCAAATCATCACTTACTCTCATAAGAAAGCATTACGATTCAAATCTGATGATATTCCAGTATTGAAACGTGCTACTCGAGGAGTTAAGGCTATGAATACCAATGATAATGTCGATGGTATGTCTGTAGTCTATGGTGGTTGTACTAATGCTATTGTAGTAACCCATAATGGTTATATTAATAAGATTGATATTAGTGCATTACCTATGTCTTCTAGAGCAAGAGCTGGTAATAATGTAATCAAACTAGGTCGTGGTGATGCAATCAGAGATATCTTAATCGTAAGAGATACAGATGTAGTTATGATTGAATCAGCTACAGGTAAAGAAGATGTAGCAGTACGTGATATTCCATTAGGTTCTTCTATCTCCAAAGGTAATAGAGTTCCTAATCTTATCCGTGTAGTAAAAAGAATCTAATTGTTTTATAGGATGGGAGTAATATCCCATCCTATATTTTTATCGAGGTGATAAAATGAAACAGCAGAAAGTCATCAAAATATTAGATGATCTTGGTATCATTACAGTTACTAAAGATTCTACATATAATGATAAACGTGAATGTATATATGCTGATATCGATATACTATGTATAAAGTATCTTCTAAGTCTAGAGTTTGATGATCTAACCAATCTAACTAGTGTAAAATTAGCACCTAAAGCTAACGATCTAGTAGCACCAGCATTTATAGCTTCTACAGCCAATTCTACTAGAGTTATAAGTACTAAGGTATTTAAAATCTTTCTATCTAAAGTTTACAGTATTCTTGTAAAGCATAAGATTAAGTTGCTTAGAAATAAAGAAAATAGGTTCTATAAACTATTCAACAGAAGAACTTATACTTTACATATTGATGATGGTACTGAACTAAACTGGGACGCCAGATCTAAGGATGGCTGTTATATTATATATGCTAACCAAGCTGGTTATGGTCAGCTCTTCTACAGCCTATATGAAATACCAAAACCTAATTCTGGTGATTGTTTTGGACAATCATTAGGTTCTTATGTACATTTAGATAGTCTTCTAGACGTTATAGTGGATGGTGATAAAAATGAAACAGCAAAATGTGATTGAAAAACTCTCTATTTATGGTATGCTAAGCCCAGATGCTAAAAAAGAGCTAATGGATAATGTAAAAAGAGAAATTGGTGTAGGGGTTTATATTAGTGGTGTAGCATACACTCTTACACTAAACTTCGATAGTGAGAAAAACCTAACAAAAGTAAAACTAACACCTGAGTTAGATAGAGATGATCCATCATTTTCTATTAATGCTAATATTATGAATGGGTACTCTATACGGACTGAAGCATTCTGCTATCTTATAACAGCAGCTCATGATATAGTATTGAAACATAAGCTATCTATAAGTAGTGATGAGAATAGATTATATAAGTATTACTTCAAGAATAAGGAATATACTCTATACCTAGATGGTAGTATTAATTATGAATTTGGATGGGAAGCTGTAAGTAGAGATGATAAGTATTATGTATCAGCAAAACAAGCAGGATATGGTGAATATACATACCAGTTATACCTAAACAAAGGATTAATGCCTAGCGCTAGTACTGGAATCTATGAAGCAACTTTTATTAATTTAATTGATTTATTAACTCATGTGAAGTATCTATATGAAGAAGCTAAAACTGATGTTAATGATAAGGGTGATACTAATTTCTTAGAAGAGACTTTAGAATATTTAGAATATCTTAAAGTATCTACTGATGATGTAATATGTGTTGTCTATGGTGATTCATATATGTCTTGGGATGTATTTGCTAAGAATGCAGACTTTAGATATGATAGCGGCTTTGGTAATGTAGAAATATCAGATGAGATCTTTATATATACTAGAGACTATATCATATATAGACATGAGTATGATGGTTCAGAAGAATGGAGATCAGTAAAGACTCTAGACTCCATCATATCTAAGAAAACACAAATATCAAACGATACAGAAGTTGACTTTAGAGCTGAGTAAGATTCAAATACAGGTACTGGAACTTCCAGTACCTGTTTATTTTTTCTCATCATACTCTCATTCAACCTAACACTACTGTAATAGCAGTGACAGCTGTCTATTACACCCTTATCTGGATTTAACGGTAGCCAGATTTGGTTGTTACTTCTTATATACCGTATATTATACAGGTGCCAGTATCTTAACAAACGGCCATGTTAGATACTCGTTGCAGTGTTTGCGGGTTTATTATTGTTTTCCTTGTTGCAATAATAGACAAAGTTTCCTCTTAATGGATTAGGGTAGTCCATAACCTACCCTAATACCATTACTCCTATTTACGTAATACCGTATGGTATAATAATACTCCTTACTTAAACTAAAATAGCTTACCCAGTATAGACACTGTCTATACTGGGTATTTGCCGTTTCGTAAAACTTAGTTTTTTCAGTTATATACTATAATGGTAATACAATGATTATATTATTTATTATTTATATTACAGGAGGATTTAATCATGAGTATTTCCGTAGGTATCAAACGTGTTGGTGTAGATCATAACCACAATCAATATAAGTATACAGTTTTGAGCATTGATGAAATCAAAGCTCAAACTGATAGCTTGATTGATTTATTAGATAGATGCAAACCTATCTTAACAACACAAAAAGTACTTCAAGCATTGCGTAGTGATAAAGTGGTAAATTATCCACTAGCTCACGAATATGCAATCTTAGAAATGAAGAAGCAAGTAAGTGCTATCTTCGCAAACATCAGAGCAAAATATGCTCACAACGGTCTAGGATTCAAGATCGAAACTATTAACAAAATTGAATCTTCGGTTAAATACCGAATTATGTGCATTATGAAAGATGCATATAAGATTCAAAACCAAAAATAAGATAATAAGGCTAGAGGAATTTCCTCTAGCCTTAATCTATTTTATTTTTTTATTCACGACGGGATATCTTCTTACCACTTAAAGTTAATGGTGTTACGTTACCAATATTGATTAAGTTAGTAGATAGATGTGAACCTAGCATATATACATTAAGTAAGTTCTTACTCATAGGATCACTAGGGTCATCAGGGATATCATCTTGAGAGATATAACCTAAAGTAGAGATGGTATTATACATAGCTTGTTTAGCTTCCATAGAATCTGCACGTGCCCTAGATAATTCTTTAATAGTTGCATCCATACCACTAACTACAAGAGATTCCATTTCTCTGTCAGATGTAATACCATTCTTATCGTGGGAGATAAGCATACCTGTCTTATTATCACGCATAGCTATATTAGTAGAGATAGCATTCTTTTTTGTCAAGAATTGTTTCATACGTTTTAGATGTAAGTATCCTACTAATGCTTCATGAGATGTAGCACCATGACCATTCTCATCTGTATAGATATATGGCATTTCGACTTTCTCTAAGATAGGTACACCCATTACATTAGCAGCTTTCTCTACTTGGTCCATAGTTGGTTCAATCTCAAATACACGAGTGATAAATCTAAATGGGTATTTACCAGATACAAACTTAGTAAACTCTTTATCACTCATATCTGAGAATATCTTTTTATAATAGTCAGTAACTTTACCAGATGGGTCCATAGCTAGCATTACATCAAATACTAGCTTTTCGGCTTTCTTTCTTTGTGGTGTCATTTAGTTCCTCCTATAGATTAGAGAAGTGAATCATTAAAGCAAAATACATTAGAACGGAACGTTGGTAACTAGCTTTAGTTGCTGCACGGTTCTTACGTACATGATAACGTCTAGAACCATTCATTAACCACCGTTCTAGGATTTCCTTAGATCTGATTACTTCTTTGACTTTACTATTAGGTCTAGGTGCTGTAGTAAATCTTACAAACTCAACACGCTTGACGTCTTTCTTATCTGTGCTTTGGAAGAATAGATATACTAGAAGACTAATGAACTCTTTAACTTCAGTAAGAGACTTAGTATCATTCTTCAATACCCATTCTATAATGGCTTTGATTTCATCGGTAGATACATTGACATCAGCTGCCATCTTACAGTAAGAATAGTTTACACCCATAGTACTAATAGCTTGAACTGTCTTATCAATTATACGTTCAGCCATAAGACTATCAGTATCAGCTAATCTATAGTTATCTTCACTATAGTCATCACTAGCATAGTTAAGATACTCATTACGATTTTCAAATGCTTCATAGTATAACGTAGCAATATTCTTCATGAATGATTTGATACGTGTATGTAACTGCTGTACAATATCTTTGATATCTTCATCATCAAAGTCTTCAAACTTATCTTGGTATGTCTCAGCCCATGTTGTAGCAATAGAACGTACTGCACTAAACACATTACCTTTGACTTTAAGATCATACTTAGCAGACATCTTATTATTAACTACATAGTCCATTACGTGTTTATACTCTATAGGTTGTACAACTTGGAATGAACCATAGTGAATAGATGGGTAGAAAGACCCAGAGAATGCTATATTAACTAATGATAGGTCCAACTCTTTATAGTATTTCTTTCTATTCATTAAGAAGAATCTAACTATACATAGCATAGCTATAGTAGTCTCATCTTTAGCAGCTGCCGGGTTAAAAGACGGAATACTAAAATAGAAAGTATTCCGTAATTCTCTTTGGATGACAGAACGTTGAATGCCTAGCATTCTGAAGAATTCATCTCTATCGTTATCAGTAAAGTAAATACGTCTATATGGTGCAATAGCATATAAGTCTTCAGCTCTAGCTGCAATGAATTTACTGATGTATTGTTTATATTGGGAAACCCTTCTAGAGATAGCTTGCTCTATTAGAGGGTATATCTTCTTAAGTATAACTTCGTTATCTTGCTTCATCATTATCCTCCTTGATTTTATTAAGATGTTTCCGTGAAACACTTTAATAAGCCAAGGAGGAATAAGCAATGTTTATTTATAACGAACAGTATTTTGGTAAGACGCCAAGTCTTATCAAACTAGAATCTATCATCGGAGATATCCGTAAACAAAAGTACAAGAATGATACAGTAGTCGAATCTAAAGAACTAGCTAAAGTCATGAAGAATCAATTTGGGTTTGCTAATACTAATTTCTTAGTAGACTTCACTACAGCGAAGAATGCTTATACATTAGTATTCAGAGATAAACTAAATGGTATGGGTAAACCTGTCTTTAAGAATGGTACATACCAATTTAGCCCAAAAGATGGTTATGATCTAAATGTATATTTCTCTTATGGTTTATTATGCGATACTAGCTTTACTAATGAAGAGCTAGTAGCCATCTTATTACACGAGATTGGTCATCATTTCAGTGCTAAAGCTGCTATGTATGAATATAATCTCCCTAGTATCAAGAACCTAGTTCGTGGTATGACTGATATGAATAAAGCTATCTATAATTTAACTAATGGTGCTAAAGAAGATATCCGTAATATTAGTGATGCTAATATAATGGCTGGTATCCAGCAAGCATTCAATGGTTTAGATTGTAGATCCGCTTTGGCTTATATTAATAACGGTGTAGTCTTAGTTAAAGATGCTATCTTAAATGGTAATATCTCAGATGCATTCAAATTCCTAACTGGTGATAAAACTGTAGTCAATAAAGTAATGAATACTAAGTTTGACCAATCAGTAAAGAATCTTGTTTCTGAATATGATACTGAAGAAGAAAAGTCTGATGCATTTGCCACCATCTATGGATATGGCCCTGCATTGACTACGGCATTGACTAAGTTAGAGTCTAATAAATTAGATACTAGACAAAGCACTACAGAGTCTAATGTATTAGAATGGATTCTTAAGTTCTACGTTACATTTGGTATTATAGGTGTATTTGAATTCTTTATTGATTCAATGGCACATATTGATTCCAGTAAACGTACATTAGCAGCATTAGCTGTATTAAACCAAGAACTTAAGACTGCTAATCTTACACCTAAACAACGTAAACGTATCCAGCAAGATATCATTGATATCACTAAAGACTATGAATCATATCTTGAGGCAAAACAGGCTTTATTTAAAAAGACTGGTTACGTTAAACTAGCGTTCGTATATAATAAGATCTTATTCTTATACCATACTAAGTTTAATAGTGATCGTAACTTAGAATCCTATCAGCAACTATTGAACTTGTATAGAATGGCTTCATCTAGATCCTAACATATAAGTAGCTAAGATTTTTTCATTTGACTCCTAAATAACTAAATGTACTTACCTAGTAGAGCCCTAGTACGGATATAATCTGTACTAGGGTTTTATTTGTCTTTTGTAAAAAATAAAATCATATAAACAATATAGTGATAGGTAGCACCTCGTATAATCTATAACTTATAAATCTACCTATCAAGAGGCTTATATAGTTGATACTTTCAGTATAGTAGGCTATCTCATAACCATTCAATCCCTACTATACTTCCCTTCTAATCAACTATAAGGGTCAAGCGCTTCTTCAAGAGTTATCGAATTAACTCACTTTAAACACATCAAGAATACTCCATATAGGCATTGCCTGTATGGGGTTTTCTTGTGTTACCTATACCACACTTATATAAAAAGGAGGATAATTTATGGAAATTGATGGATTACCAGAGATTAAATTGAGCAGTGTGTCTGCTAAAAAAGCTGTATCTCCATTACGTGAAGAACAAGAACCACAGTTATCTGTATTCTTAGGTGGTACATGTAATGGCTCTGTATGGAGAAATGATTTACTTAGAATGCTAACTGATAAGGTAAAAGCATTTAACCCTGTAGTGTCAGTATGGGATGAACGTGCTAAGTTCGAAGAGAAGTATCATCGTGACCATGATGATGTAAGACTATATTGTATTACACCAGCTATGTCAGGAGTATACTCTATTGCTGAAGTGGTAGATGATAGTAATAAGAGACCTGAAAATACTATACTATGCGTATTGTATAGTGACTTTGGTGGTGATTTTACTTATACTAATCATCAACTAGCTTCTATGAAAGCCTTAATGGATTTGGTAGAGTCTAATGGTGTAAAAGTATTCGATAGCCTATACGATGTAGCAGTCTACTTAAATAACAGAGCTGAACATATAGCTAAATAATTCATTTATGGAGGAAAAAATTATGGCAGATAATAAATATGGCGTAATCAATGAAGTTGGTGACTTAGGATTAGGTTTCCAAGAGCTTAATGATAATGATCAAAAAGTGCTTCAAGAACAATTGAAGCAAGAACAAGACAAAGATAAAAAATAGTTGTCTAAGATATGTAGTAGAGCCTCTTATTGGTTCTACTACATATTTATTTTTTACACTCACTGTAACTGTATATTAATCAGGCCCAATATGGGCTGTTATAGGTTACTTATTTTAAACACGAGGTAATTATTATGAAAGCAAAACTTATTGGTATTGGAGCTGCTGGTAATAAAGCAGCTATGCATGCTATTAACCAAGGTGTATTTGATCGTAAAGACGTTTTACTTTTGAATACAACTCAAAAAGATATGAAAGATGAATTCAACGATATTAATATCGTATTCGGTGATAACCGTGGTGGTTGTGGTAAAGAACGTGATATGGCTAAAGGATTAGCTATGGAAGCTTTACGTGCAGATTTATTCAAATTAGACTCTTTCCCAGATCCTCAAGATGAAGCTATTATTATTGTATCTTCTTCCGAAGGTGGTACTGGTTGTGGTGCTTCTACTATTGTAGCTAAGTACTGTAAACAAGTATTGAAAATGAATGTACACATGTTTGTATTCACTGGTTTCGAACAAGATGCTCGTGGTATTCAAAACACTGTAGAATACTTCCAAGAATTATCTGATGAATATACTGTACAAGCTATTAGTAATAAGAAATTCTTAGATGGTATCCGTAGCAAACAAGATGCTGAACGTGCGGCTAACCAAGAATTCACTCAACGTATGGCAGTTCTTCTTGGTCAAGACTTAGTGGAATCTGATCAAAATATTGATGACACAGACTTATACAAATTGTCTACTACTCCTGGTTTCATGACTATTGAAAAAGCTAAAATCACTAGCATTAAGAATACAGAAGACTTATATAAAGAACTTCGTAAAATGTTAGACTATAGCAAATCTTTGGAATTCAAACCTACAGCTAAACGTATTGGCGTAATCTTTGGCCTAGTTCCTGCGGCTCAAAACATGGACTTGAATACTGATGTATTACGTGAACGTCTTGGTGAACCATATGAATTCTTCACTCATATTCAAGATGCTGAACCTGGTAAAGAGTTCATTGAATTCATCGCTTCTGGTATTAAAATGCCAATCGATGAAGTTAATAAAGCTTACCAAACTTACTTAGAACGTACTTCTAAAGTTGATAAATCTAAAGACTCCTTCTTTGATGAAGCTTCTTCTATGACTATCAATAAAGAAGATGGTATGTTTAACTTTGATAAGACTGGTCCACAAAATATCTCCAAAGCAGATAAGGATGCATTCTTTGCTAGTTCTAAACCTGTAGTTAAACCACGTGTAACTGTATCTGCTAAAGATGATTTCTTCAATCAAACTACAGAAAAGGTTACAGTATCTCCTACAGTTGAAGTTCCAGAAGAACCAGTTAAACCTAAACGTGTAATTATCACTAGCAATGGTATTACAAAAGACTATTAATCCTACCAATATACGAGGTGACTTATGAAGGGCATTTATTTTAATAACCTGAAGAATCCTGCATTAGATCCTATTGTAGATACGATGGAATTGAATATGCTATTAGATGATCCTTCGGAAGCAGAAAAAGCAGAGATTAGAGATAACTTTGTTAACGAAGTTATGTCTAAAGGATATAATGAAGATGAACTTAAACTATTCATCTTTAATAACTTCCATGAGTTCGTTAAATACTCTTATGAAGTTCCTGAAGTAGCTAAGCTTTGGGAAGAACGACCTATGGTTCCTAAGCTAATTAAACAACTGCTTACTAAATATACTCCAGGGTTTAGTTTTAATAAACTAGACCGTATCTATATAAACGGAGTAATCTATAACCATAACGTAGTACATCAGAATGATGAAGTACCTGGTATGGTTACCGAAATACTTAATGATTTAGGTATGACAATCAATAAAGATGTATGTGAAATCTTAGATAGCATCTATTATCTTCCTAGACAGTTTTATACTATGGCCGTAATAGCAAGATTCTCAGATGTACGTGAAGAAATCAATATTAGACGTATCTTATTCTTATTGATGATTACCTATGAATATAACACTACCACTGTAGATGATATCCGCATCATTCTTGAAGCGTTATTCTATGGTGAAATGACACCATTGTTTATCATTAATATGCTAGATACTCATAGAAGTGAGCAATGGTACAACTATAGATATAGAGCCGCTGAAGAAGATACTACATTTGCTCTATATAGAATAGTAAATGCTATGCCTAAACACATCATTAAAGATACTTTACTAAAATATAGTGAAGTCTGTGTAGCTAGACAGCTTAAACTAGATGATGTGAAATGGACATTGGTAAACTTACCATTAGATGACTATAGAGAGTTAGGTATTATAGCTGATACTCTAAAGAATGATGGTTATTATTTACCATAACAACACAAAAAATAATACATGGGTAAGAATGGTCTATATCCTTACCCATGTATATTAATGACTATAAGTGATTTTCAGTTATAGTCATTTTGATTCCTTGTGATTTAAGGAATCTGTAAGCCATTATAGCTTCATGATGGCTGACATTATTTATGTCAGCATATCGATCTGCCACTAGGCTCATAGCAGTTCTAATCCGCCAATCTAAATCAGCAGATCTAACTGCAAAATGATTAGCATAGTTTGCTATGCAACCATTTTGTAAAGCCATAGGAGTCACCTCCTTTCGGCATGTAGACATTAGTCTACAAGTGTATGGTTATATTTAGATGCAGTTATTATCAGTAACTGTATCTACCATACACAGTTATAGTATGCAATTGTAAAGTAGTTTACTTTATAAAAAATAATACATGGGTAGAGAGGATGCCCTACCCATGTATATCTTTATCTATACACCATATCTATGATATAGTCGCATGCGCCATAGTGGCACCATATGCTCTATTGGTGTATCTTTATCTGGTAAACGTTCACCAGACTCAGTACCAACAGGTATAGATTCAGATGCTAGTCTTCTAGCTTCGAGCTCAGGAATCTGAGAACATAAAGATAGAAGAAACTCTCTGCTCATAGGGATCACCTCCTTATAGCAAGTAGACTTATGTCTACAAGTGTATGGTTATATTTAGATACAGCTACTGACGATGGTTGTATCTACCATACACAATTATAGTATACAACCATAAAACAGTTTACATACAGAAACTCCCCACTAAGCACAGACTCTATGGGGC